AGAAAAACAAAATCAAGAAATTGGTTTCTGCTTTCTAAATAAATAAATCCTGAGCAAGATTTAAAACTGCTCGCAAGATTCCATAGATCAATTGGTTAGATCGCTACCCTGTCACGGTAGAGGCTACGGGTTCAAGTCCCGTTGGAATCGCCAGCGTGTTGACTTGACAAAGCTGGCTTTGCCCGCAGTATTGAGGGTGTGATATTTATCATACGAGAGGCCAAAGAATTCCCTGGAATATATGGACAGATGTCAGTGGCCTAGTGTACAATACTCCTATAACCTAAACGAAAGAGGAAAAAATGGAAGAAACAACACCTGCAGTAACAGTTCCCGATACATACAACTCTAATCTATTGGTTACCTACAAAGTAATCCGTGGATATTCAGATGCAGAATACGCAACTGACAAAGTCGCATCTCTTGAATGGGATTTGCATAATGGACGCCAATCACAGAAAAAAGTTAGCCTACTTCAAGATAAGATTAACACAGTAAAAGATATTATCACTGAAGCATATGAAGATTCAGAAGATAAAGATACACTTCGTGCAATTGCTTCAGCGCTTGATATTGAATTAGTTCGTGAAGTTCTATTTACCGCAACTCTTGAGGTTAGTGGAACATACACATACAATATCTTAGATTCAGATTATGAATTAGACCTTGATTCAGAAGTCTACGATGCTCTTTATGCCGATTCAAATAACGGTAACATTGAAATTAATGAAACCGAAGTATGTAATGTGCGTGAGGCATAATGTACTTTGAGTTAACTGCTCCCGATAGGCTATCTCTTGAGATGGCTTATTGGGATGCACAAATTATGGGACTTGACCCTGAGTTTATGCCACCGTTGACTTTCAATGTTGGAACTGGTAGTATTGAGAAAGTAAGTCGCATTCGTGATAAGTATAATTTAAAAGAATCATACTGGTCAGACAAAGAAGCGACAGGATACTAGGAGATAAAATGTCAGATTATAAAGATGGTTTTAATGACGGGTATAAGTTTGCCCGTGAAGAAATTATGGAGAAGTTATCAGAGATCGACATTGCTGATATTGACTCCTGGATTCTTGACCGTCTTTCAGAAATGATTGAGGGTGGCAACCTGTGATGGCTGAATGGCTTAAGTGTGATCAATGTGCAGCCCAAGCTATGTGGGAAGCAAAGAAAGATGAGATGTCTCTTTATTTTTGTGGACATCATAAAAATGAACAGGGCGAGCCACTTGTGGACTGGGCCCGAGAAATGGTACAATTGCTCAACTACGAGCAAGAACAACTACTAACAAAGGCGGAATAAAATGGGCGACAGAGCAAACTTTGGATTTAAAGACCGTAACGGCGATACAGTATTTCTATATGGACACTGGGCGGGCTACCGCATGCTTGAGAATTTAGCCAATGCGGTTGAGGCAGCACGTCCAAGGTGGTCGGATGAATCATATGCAACACGTATTTCTATCAGTCAAATGATTGGTGATGAGTGGGCTAGCGAAACAGGCTGGGGTATTAGTGTTAATCAATTGGCAGATAATGAACACAAGGTCCCAATTATTGATTGGAAAAATAAAACATTTACGTTAATGGAAGAAGACCTGCAGACTGTAGTATTTAGTACAACCTTGGATGCATTTGTAGCCAAGTATTGTAGTCAACTAAGTATGGTATAATTAATCTAGGACCTTGGTCCTGGTTTTAATACAGAAATGAAATGGTGCGTCTAACTAGTCTGCGGGCCAGGCGCTAAGTAAAGCGGTTTATTTCTTTCGTTGGAAATCAGCAGCCATATTCATAACCCCCCAGCTTAGACTGGGGGGTTTTATTTTGCCCGCAAAGACATGAGGGTAGCATATGTGTTTTACGGATGTCAAGTCAAAACCCTGAAAATTCCAAGCTTTGAGATCATGTGGCATAAATCACATGCATTTGCTCTTCCATTTGTCAGTGGTCTAGTTTATAATTAGAACATATCAACGAAAGGATATAAAATGCCAAACTGGGTATATAACACCTTGACAATTCAAGGTCCAAAAGATGAAGTAGATATGATTAAAGATAGATTGAATAAGCCATTTACATTAGCACAAGAGACATTTGGTATGGGTGATATTAGTCTTTCAGGTTTCCCCACCAAAATTACACAGGTAAGTTATTCTAATCCTGTCTTTGCTTTCTTTAATATCCACTCATATAAAGATGACGGAATTACTGATGAAGAGTATGCTTGCCAACCTACACGTTTAGGTGCAGATATGAAAGACCCTAATTGGTTTGCACAAGAAGTTGCACATGCCAAAACTCAAAAGGATTGGTATTCTTGGAATAATTCTAATTGGGGAACTAAATGGGATGTTGCCGTCCGTGACGATGACGGATATCCTGAAACAGAATTACTTGAATATAAATCAGAAGGCGAAGATAATTGGCTTGTCTACAAATATGAAACTGCATGGTCACCTGCTGTAACTATTCTAACTAAACTATCTAATCTTGTTCCTAACTGCCTGCTTACTTTAGAGTTTGAGGAAGAGACAGGTTGGGGTGGGGAATATGAGATTGTTCGTGGTGATGTAAAAGAAATCCTAGAATATGAAACACGTTGCTATGCCTGTCAGTCTTATGATTGTGTTGAGTATTGCGAGAATGACTGCGGTCAATTCTGCTCTGAATGCAATGAGGGTTCATGGAGAGATGAAGAAGCCATGAAAGAATGTCAGACCCATAGTGTATTATTAGAGCCTAAAGAAAAGGTGAAAGCATAATGGCAAGTTTCTTAGAAAACGAAAACGAAATGATAATTGACGCAATCTATTCTGAGATTGGAGAACAACTCGTTGAAGATTGGGTGAACTCTAATTTAGATGAGGGACAACTCTATGCAGATTGGTGTTTTGCAGATATGTCTAATAGCAATTACATCAAGGGCAGGTTCAATCAGTTTCATAATTTAAGTCCAACAGATAATTATTACCTACAATGGGATGAGGAAGCATAATGCTAGGCTATGAGATGACAGATATTAATGAGATGTGTAAATCAATTGAATTGGCACGTAGAGTTGTTACAAAAGAATCTGTAATTAAAGGTTTGGACAAAGCTGAAAGTTTTTTGCAAGGACTATGGGCAGAAGGGTATTTCGATCATGCACAGTCATAAATGGGAATGCACCGACACACCAGGATATTTTAATTGTGATTGCGGAGTATATGCAATTCATAATAGAGAAACTGGACAGAAAGATATCCATGACTAATTTAATCGAATATATGAAACTTCATTTAATTAGTCTTAACCAGGATTTAGAAATGAATCCTGAATCTATCAATGTAATTGATATCCCAGGACAAATATATGCAACAGAACATTTGTTGTCAGTGGCAACTGATATAATGAACTCTACTAACGAAAGGTATGATAATGAATAATGAAGACATTGGGCTCCCGCCCCATTTGCAACGTTTGGTTAATGCTGGAGTATCGGGCCTTGACATTATGCATGGTGAACTAAAGAATCTAATGCTAATGGCAGAACAGGAACTAGCAGAGGCTAGCGAAAGAGAACAAGAGACCGAAGAAGCAATGGACTCTATGGTTCGCACAGAGGCGGAAGGAAGATTAGACGCCTTAACTGCAGTATATCAACTAACATATGATTTATCATTTGCAATTGCAGAAGCATATAACAGAGAACTAAAAAGGAGCCAACGATGAAGCCTGATGACAAAGATAAACTAAACAAATGTTTAGAGATTCTTGATACCACCGATCTTGGTCTATCCCTGGTTTGGTTGTGGACTTGGTCCACCATTAATAACATCTTTGAGGATGAGACCTACAGACAGAACTGCACCATAGACGACATGTGGGATCACCTCTGTGAGGCTGTGAAGGCTGGCCAGGGCTTCTCCTTGGAGTACGGGGCGGAACAACATCAGGAAGACGTCCTTGAATGGATGATGAATCGTGATTACATTGTGGACACAATGTTTGAAGAGGAAGAAGACGAAGATGAAGATGAATGACACATATCTGAATGATCAATTAGATAAAGCCCAAAAGCTTTTGTGGGGTGGTTCGGAAACAGAAAATATTGAAGCTCATAACATCATTGCTAAATTAATCAGTGATCGTATTGAACAAATAGATCTTTCGTAGGGGCCAAATTCGGTTGTTACGACATAATTAAATAAACTCCTGAAACTATTTACAAAATTGCAAATAGTTGATATAATAAATAAAACATCTCTTGAAAGGGGATAAACAAATGGCAACAAAGCGTGAATATCTAAAGCAGCAAGGCATTACAGTAGGTGTACGTGGTCGTTTCTCAGGAGCAGCTAAGGTAGCTCTAGCGGAAGCTGAGAAGGCAGGCGTTGTCTTCACCAAGGAAGTAAAAAACAAGGCAAAGTAAAACTTGGGACGGGGTTGGGGCTCGTTGGTCCTTGACCCCGTCTCTTATTTTTGGTACAATTGACAGTTAGGCGGAGGCGGATATGAAAACACAAGAAATGAAAGTAGCAGAGTCATTAGTTAATCTAATGGACGACCATTGGTTTAATGCAACCATATTTGGTCACTACTTGGCACATCAGCCATTGTATACAATTGACCGAATTATGGAAATGATTGTATCAGTTATATCAGAACAAGCAAAGATGATACATGTATATTCAAATCAAGGTTCATCCTCAGAAGGTTTGATGTTAGCCAATGAATTGAATGAATGTATCAAGGCTTATCAAGAGTCTAATCAGTTAAACAATCTAAAGTTACCGTCCCGTTCTTACAAAGTAAAACGGGAGGAACCAGTAAAGACTCATACATTTGGATGGCGGTCAGAAGAACTAGATCCATTCAATTAAGGCATACATACAATGAATAGAAGAATGCCTGGTTAGATAGATAAACATATCTAGCCCAAATTATCCACAGGGTTATCCACATCCTGTGGATTTTTTGTATGCTGTGAAAATGTGGGCCAAATTTCTCTTTTACGACACATGATCTGAATCCCTGAAATTTCTAGCTCATGGGCCAAATTTTCTATTTACGAAGGCCTTGACAAAATCCCTCAAATTTGCTACACAATATGTCTAAATGTTCTATTATACATATAGAATGTCGACAAATGTGTAGAGAATATGGCAAAATAGATCAAAATTCCTCATGAAATCTATTGACAAATATGGATCAATATGCTGCTATATATGTCCAAATTGTCCTATTGACATTACGATTAAGATGGGGTAACGTTCTATTACATATGTATGTTTAACTATATATAACTATAGTATATGATATGCTATCTATAGTATAAATTCTCCACTATGCTCCACTTTACTCCACTATATAAGCCTCTAGGAGGCTATTTGAGACTGGAGAAAAGGGAGGGGGATATAGGAGTTAAGTGCTTAGCTTTGCCTAACATTGGCATTATAATAGCCACCTGTAGGGTTATCTAGCCATGAAGATAAGCTATCAATATCCATTATATATTCAGCAGATCCACCTAATTTAAAATCAATTGTGACAACATAATTATCATTGTTCTCATCATATTCATGAGTAATTAATCCAATTGATCCATCTGCTGTACCATCTGGTATTATGTTTCTGATGTCTTCTGATACTTCAGCTTCCGCCTCTTTAATTAAATCAGCCATCATTATCTTTTTCATAGATTTAGTATACCATTACAGATGTATCTTATTGATTGGCTCTTTATTCCAGTGTATATAAGATTTAATATATACAGTAATATAGGCTAGTGATCCAAATATGAATCCATATTGCTTTGTATGTATAGCATAGTAGAACCATAGACACTCATTGAAGAATAGTATTACCCAACCCCATATTGTCTTCCGCCCCACAAAAAATGTTCCCATTACGCCAATAACGGCTAATATCCATGAAAACATTATTTACAGCTAACGCAGTAGTATGGAACACGAAGCTGATCTTGAGCTACATATCCTGTTCTAGCACATTTAAAGCATGTAGCTTTAACTAGATCAGATTGCTCGATCTGAAAGCCAAACTCTCTTGTATAGTATAGTTTAGTAACGTACCACGTTATTAGTATTGCTAGTATAGTTATCATTCAAAATCTCTCTGTCTCTCAAAGTCCGAATTGTCTATATTTGTAGGATTAGGCATATCGTCACCCATCCCACCACAATTAGAGCATGTGACTTGACCATCAAGGTCTAATTGATAGTCACATCCATATTTGGTACATAGGGCATCGCTCATATAATAAGTATACTATTTATGACAGGTACTGTCAACATGTCTCTACCGCCGAACTTTTTCACTAATTGGGATCTATATTATGAAGATAAACCTTTAAATGAATGACATTCGCATACACCTACTAATTTATATTTAGTTTGATTTACTTCTGCTACATCATTATATTTGGCTATATGATGACAGTAATGACACTTTTCAGTATCTTCCGCTTTTTCTAAATATGCCTCTAGATTATCTAGTATAGACATTATTTTACCCTTGGTTTAAATACGCCATTCCAAGAAGTTTCTGGCTCTTCTGGTAATCCCGTCGCTTTGCTGACAGGAACACAATTTGGTACCCGCTTGCCACCTTTGTCCTTCATGCCTACTTGCTTATATCCCGCCCAACAAGCTTTCTCCATGTTATTCCATTTGTCGACATGCTCATCATCTGAGATATATGTCTTTGAAATTTCTTCATCGTTCAATTCAATTTTATCCATGTCTATATTATATCATTAAATGTGTCAACATAGTTGACTGAATTGTCTCTATCGCCGCCGATTTCACTATTTGGGATCTGATTTTCATGATATTGTAAATGAAAGTCTAATAGATTATGAGTAACTGCACAAAAGCATGTAGGGCAATGTGTGATCCATTGAGACTTATCTTCCCACCGTTTACTCATAAGCTTCAGGTGAAGGAGTCGGACCTTCGTTATCAGGTTCGGAACCTGGAGTACTGCCGTTATACGAACCTGAAATATTCTTAGGAATAATTCTCTTAATCTCGTAGTAACAGACTGGGCACTCTCCGATGTGCAACCAATTACCTGAATCTAAGATAACCATTTCGGTTAACCTTCCTTCTACATTTTTATTACAAAAAACGCAGAAAGCACTCAACTTTACTGTCAATGGGTATCCGCTTCACGAAGCCACTGATCTTCCCATAAGCCCATTAAAGACTTATTTCCAATATCATCAAAGTAATATCGTTTCTTTACTGGGTTATATGTCCAACCATACCATGTATCGCCTTCTAACCAAATCAGGTTAGTTGGCTCTTCTAATTTAGATTTTTCAAGCAAACGGAAGAGTTCATCATTATCTCTTACAACCGCCTGAATTGCCTCTCTAAGGCGTTTAGGGCGCATCAAGTATTTTTCTACAAGATCATAAATCATTATAATAGTTTTCCGTTTCTGAGTATTCTCCATTTTTATTTTGTCTCCAGTATGTTCTATTTTTGTGACAATTTGAACATACTATGTCACATTTAGCTATCTCATCAATAAGTTGCTGAATGGTAAAATCTCTTGCACTTCTTCCTCCAATTGTAAATAGCTTTTTATGCTCAGGCAAATGATCAAACTCTAACATCCAATACGGGTAATCTTCCCTGCAATCAGCACATAGTTTACCTTGTTTTTGTTCACGTATAAATGCAATGTTGCGATGCCTAGACTGTTTTTGCCTATTCATAGTTTTTTCTTTTTGACCTTTACCGCAATGATATGAAACAGTAGATTTAGCACAACCAAGGATATCTACAATTTGACTATATGATTTACCTTCTTCATACAGCCTAAAAATTTTTGTTTTTAAAATTGTATCAGTTTGCATCTGATTCCTTTTCCCATGTAAGCTTACCGTCTTTATATACAGGCCAATAACCTAATGAACGCCAGTCCATCTTCATAATTTTAGGTTCTTTCATAGTGCCTCTTGAATAGGAATCATTGCTGTACATCTTATGCAGTATTCATATGTTGAACCAGTAAAAGGACAAGATCCAGCATGATGCAGTTGATGTCCTTTAAAAAAACAAATAAATCTAAGAATAGTTTCTTTTATCATATTACATACTATACTATATTTTTAAAATATAATCAATAGCCTATTTCAATAACTTTTCCGTTAAAAGATTTATCTGCATTTAATATTATATTAGCTATCTGCTCTTTTGTAGCAAGAGATGAAATGTCTTCTTTATAATTTGAATCATAAAAAGCCCTAGTATCATATATAAGCCCTGGAGAAATAGAAAATGCTGACTGATCTTTATTTAAACTAACTGATAAAGACATTATAAATGCTTGAACTCCCGCTTTTACAGCAGAATAATTTGCATCACGAATTGGTTTATTTGCTGCCATAGAAGATATAGAAATTATCTGTCCTTCATTTGATAAAGATTTTAATAAATTAATTACAAGCCAATTATAATTAAATAAATAAGCATTATAAAAATTTCTAACAATATTTTCAGGTATATTTTTAAAATCAGGATAGTTTCCAAGAGTGTTTCCTGGCAATAATATTATTTTTGAATAATAATTTGTTTTTAATTGATCAATAAATATTTTAATGCTTTCAAAATTTTCTAAATCAAGGTATATCCAATTATAAGATCCGTATGTTTTATTCTTATTTCTATATGTCATGGTGTCGATTTGATATCCATTATTTTCTAAAGTTGAAACTATAATGTTAGACAATCCACTTGATCCACCAATAATTAATACATTTTTCATAAAGCTCCTTAACTATAACTTTATTATATCATGATATAATAAAGTTATGAATAAAATAAATTTAGACTCAAATATTTTTTATATAGAAAATTTTTTATCAAAAGAATCTCATTTACAGCTTTTAAATTTTTGTAATGAAGGAAACTTTATATTTGAAGATAAATACGTTAAGCAAAGAGGCATTAAATATATTGATAGACAAAATAATCAAGACTATATAAATGCATATAAAGAGTTTGTATCTAGTATAGAAAAAATGTTTAATAATGATAAACATTCATTAGAATATCTATCTCATGTTCAAACATACAAAATGTATAATAATGAACTAAATTATAATAAAAGATGGGCAATGGGCCCACATTTTGATGACGAAAGACCAGACATTTTTGATGGAGAACCAATAGTTTATTTTGGATTAGTTTATTATATAAATGATAATTATGATGGCGGAGAAATAACTTATCCTAATCAAAATATAAAATTTAAACCAAAAGCAAATACATTAGTTGTGCACCCAGGATCAAATAATTACGTGCATCAAGTTGAACAAATATTTAATTGTGATAGGTTTCAAATATCAGCATTTATTAAAAATAATAAAATAAAATCTTTATTATTTTAAGCAACACCTTGTTTTTTTAATAAAACTAAATTATATATTGCAAGAGCTTCCTCAATGTCTGGGTGATTTTTAACGGACCCCTTCACAGAATCATAACTATCATCAATTATGCTGGTTGGTTCAAATATTTCAGTTGCTTCTGGAAAAACTATTTCAAAATCTTCTTCGAGAGGATTTAAATAAATTTTGTGACAAAGCATTGATATTATTCTTTGTGGATGTAAAACCAAATCTTCAAAGTCAATTACAATAACATTTTTATGAGAATTAATTTTATCATAAAATAAAATATAGTCTTTAATACTTTTTGCTATTTTTTGATTTAAAATTTGATCTGGTTCACCAATCCATTGATCTTTGTCATAAATTCCATTTTTTGAATCAAATATCATTTTTGATGAAAGAGCATCAACTGGATGTCTTGCTATTGTTATCCATTTAAATCTTTCATCTAATACTTCATTTAAATCATGTGACTCAGCGACCTTATGCAGCTTAACTTTATTTGCTAAATTTTCTATTAAAAAATGATTTCCGTGTCTTGGGAATGTAACTATTTTATTCATTATTGCCTCCTTAATTTCAAGGATACAATTTATACATTAAAAAGTCAATAATGATACAATATTCTATATGGATTCAGTTTATTTTTTACATATAAATAAAACAGCTGGCAGGTTTTTCTATGACTATGTCATTAAGCCTTCTAGGTTTGCAATTGACTTTGATTATAAATTTATAATACCAAACAAAAGTAACTCTTGGACACATTGGGGATGGACGGATTTAATTCAAGACTCAACATATGTTATGTCATCGTTAAGAGATCCTGTTGAAGTTGCAATTAGCTATTATTTACATAGTTTTACAGAAGATCATGATGAGGAGCTAGATAGTCTAAGGACTGTTTTGAAATCAAAACATACATTTTTTTATGCAATGGAACGAATAACTAACATACAATCAAAAAATTTTATGACTTGGAAAGATGATAAAGTTTCTGTCGGCACTTCAATGCCAATAAATAAAAATTTAGTATTTGAAAGACTTGACAGAGTAAATTTATTATTAAATTCAAAAGATATAAATATAAAAACTGCAAAAAACATACAAGAAAAAATATTTACAGATTTAAATATTAAATCTGATGCAACAGTTCCAGAAAAAGATACTAATTCATTTAGAACAAAAGGTTTTAATGAGTTTTACAATTCATTTACTCAAGGACAGCTTGACAGAATAGCTGATTTAAATTCTATTGATATGGAGCTTTATGAAAAAGCAAAAACATTATTTTGGAAACCAAAACAAAATTAATTTTTTTCTTTAATTCTTTTCCACATTCCATATTGATCAGGATCATTTAAACCAATATACTCTTGTCCAGTTTCTAAATCTATTAGTAACCATTTGCCTGGAGCTTTTGTATGTATGACTAGATCTACTGCAACATCTAACTGTTTTACTTCTGACCCTTGATACATTCTAGGAAGAAATGAATAAACATTATTTAATAATTTTCTTGTTTTCATAATACAGGTGAATCTAAAACTGCATCTATTGCGTCATCAATATTACTTTGATGTTCTTTTGAGCAATTTCCGCAGTTTAAACACATTTTATTTTCTTCCCCATTTAACTTTATTCCAACCACGCTCATGGAAATAATAAAGGATTGTCTTTGTTAGTACTTCAAACCCTGCAATTGATGCAGCAGTTATTGCTTTATGTGTTATAAAATATGACAAAACAAAAGTGTCTGCCGTTCCAATGATACGCCAAGTGATTGCTTTTAGTGCTGATCTTTGTTTAGTTACATTCATCTTTATCCTTAAAATCAAACATTAATGCTACAAACCTATCTTCTGCATCTGCAATACCCTGAGAACTTTTATATACCCAATTCTTTACGCTTTTCAGTAGCTGAAATAGCATGAATGGTTGCCCCCAAATCTACTTGTTCAATTTTATATCCTACGTCACGACCATATACAATGTTGGTAATATTAGGCAATCTTAATACCAATGCTCCATCCATAAATTCATCTTTAGCAATATATTCTTTTACCTGATCAAAGGTCAACGGATCTTTTTCGCTAGTCTTATATGTATTTCTTACGCCAAGTAAAACTTGCTTTGTTCTTTTTCCCGCCTCTTCATATAGTGCGTGATGTCCTTCATGCCAAGGTTGGTATCTACCAAGCATTAATGTTGTTGGAGCCGACCAATCATGAAGTTTGAAGTGCTGAATAATTACAGTAGCTTTTTGATCTTGATCTAGTTTATGATCTTCAAAAGTTGCATCATACTGTGTTGGGCGTTCAAACATTTTATTTGTATCTTCAAAACGACCCTCTTCAATTGTATCCATAAATATAAAAATATCTGGCTTACCAAATGCTGAACGTGTAGCTTCTGTTGGGCAAACAAAATCTACAATAACTGGTGCCACACCTTGCTTAGAAATAAGACGTGCCATCTCGCCCATACGACGTGCCTGTTCTAGTCTATCTTCTGGTGTGAATCCAAGATCAGAGTTTACTGTTGCACGTACCTCATCAGCATTTAAATGAATTGCATTAATTCTTTCTTTTAAAGCTTTTGCTAACTGAGTTTTGCCTGAACCTGGGAGTCCAATTATTTGAATAATCATTTAGAAATCTCTCTTACTAGTTGATGAATAGCGTTATCGCTATCATCGTTATATGTTGATGAAAACATAAGTTCAAATTCTTTAAACTTATTTAATTCTTTTAGCACTGTTTCCTGTGTGCCATAAATACAATTATTAATTTGTCTTTCATTTTTTAGATCATTAAATATTTTTTCGGCTTCTGCGTAGCTGTCTTTAATAATTAAAAATATTTTTAATATTTTTTTACTATTAATTATATCAAATCTATTTGAATTATTCAAGTGATCTTCTAATAAATAAATAATACCATCTCCATAATTTAATGAATTTATTATTGTTTCGTCAGATCCTCCGCTAAAAAATATTTCAGGTAAATCTTTATTAATTTCTTTTAATTTAGCTACAAACTGTCCAGATTTTTGTTTTCTTTCTTGTATAGAAGTTATATTTTCAAATAAATCTTGATCTTCATCGCTAGTCCCAGATACAATATTAATTAAAAGTTTATCTTTTACTATTTGATTAAATGCTTTTATCATCATTGATAAATAAGCTGGTGTCAATGCATATGGCCTTATTGCAACCATATATTTTGTTTTTTGTCCTTCAAACAAAGCATTTGCTGCTTTTATAAAATAATCTTCTTCGTCTGAATGAAATGTTAGTAAAACTGATTCGTATCCAACATCATCTATAGATTTAATAAAAGAATGAAGTTCCATTGGAGTGAAATTATACTTCAACATCCAATGAAACTTCATTTAGACTAAACCTTTTTTCTGCCTGTTTTTTTGGTAGGCTTAGGTATTAAGCTTGTCTCTCTTCTAATTCCGTGCTTGTTAGTATCTATTTTTACACCCTGTCTTGGATACTTCTTGGGCGTTTCTCTACTTGTAACGGCTCCTGCTGCTGCGCCTGCATTTGGTGCTGGCGTCGTGCTTGTTCCGTCTTCTTTTTTAATACTATTGTTCATTTATAAACTGTCTTGTCTCTTCTGGTGTTGATACCATTCCTAGTGTTGTACCAGATTCACCATCTCTTGAAACATCTTCAATATTAACTGGTGTCATTCCTAACCCCATGCCAACTGAATTAATACCGCATCCGCAATCCATACACATTAGCTACAGTTCTCGCAATCTTTAACTGCACAATCGGCTTCGCCTCTTGTGTCTCTTGTGCACTCCACATTAGCCTTTACTGGCGCTGCAGGTGCTACTACAGGCTTAACAGCCTCAGCAATTGCTGCTTCCATTGATGGAGCAGTTACTTCTTCTGTTTTTAAAATGTCTTCCATGATTAGCTGTACATTCCTTCACTGACTCCTGGTGCATCTGTACCAGTATCTGAAGAACCTTCTCCATTTAATCCTGCATTACCCTGTGAAGACATGTCTTTTGCTGGAAACGCTCCTGCTAATGCTTCTGTGTAGCTTTCTGTTGCCCATGGTGATGGCTCGTAGCCTTTTGTCTCACCAAATCCTGTTAAGTTAATTCCATCTGTCATTTTATTGCTCCTATAGGTTATTTATTTAAGCGGGACTAGTATTCCGCTTATAGGTCTATTATAGCATCTAGTTGATTAAGATTTGTATTTATCATAATAACAATCAGAGCATACCCGTATAAGTCGGCTTTCAGTGCTTGTTATTTTAGTTGCTGGTTTTTGACAATTTTTTACTTCACAAAATTCACTACTCATATATTATTTTGAGCCTTTTGCAGTTTGGCCCCTATAGCCCGTCTTTTTTTTATTCATCGATCCAGGTTTCTTGTATCCAGAGCCGTTTGGAGTTGCTGCAATTCTTTGCTCTAAAGCCTTTTTAATCTTATCATGGTGCTTTCCCATTATTTAACCTTATTTCCAAACTTTGCCCATACTCTTTCGTGTAAAAAGTATCCTATCATTTCGCATAAAGTATAAATTATTGCAAATGATCCAGCATATTCCCAATGTGCTTCTCCAGTAATGGCTTTTTCAAAAAAATATACCATTGTTCCAACAAAGCTAATATGTACTGCTGGCCATGTTAATGATTTATATAAACTTTTTCTATTTGATTCCATTTTGTTCCCCCATTATTTCTTTAATTAAATAGTGTATAGATGATACGTTATTATCTTCTGGGTGAGGGCTGATTAATAAATCAGTAGCACCTAAATCCTTTAGATTTTTTATTTGATCCTTTACACTATTTTTATTACCATATATTGTCCATCTGTCGGACCCTAAACTTTTAGATAACATGTTTTTTATATCTGATTCTGAATCATTTATTATTATACTAAATGATAACATTTGTTTGGTATTTTTTATAAAATTAGGATCTTCATACGACTGCTTATGCATGTTTAGCATAGCAAGGTGTGTGGCATTATATTTCTCAGCCATAAGTCTTGTTTCATTGGAATGACCACCCATAACTATTTCTGAAACTGTATCACCCGCAAGAGAATTGAACTTTAAAATCCAATTATCCGTGTAACTTAATCTTTTTTCTGGGGTATCTAGATCTTTTCCAAACCAGATTATGTCTTGTACCGACGTCTCTTCTTCATGCAAGTCGCCAGATACAATATTAAGCATAAGTCTATTTGGGCATATGTTATAAAAAGCCTTAGATATCATTGCACAATATTCTGGGCTTATTGCATATGTCCTGATTGCTGGCATGTATTTAAATTTATGATTTGTATCTAGAACTCTGGCAGCCTTAATCCAATTATCTTCTATTTTTGAATGATATACAAGCAATATTGATTCATATCCAAATTTATCTGCTATTTCTGAAATATACTTAAGGCGATCAAGACTTGTGTCTCCGCCTCTTTCCATCCAATGAAACTTCATATTTCCATTCTATCATTTAAATATTAAAGGGGCAAGACCAAGTCCTGCCCCTTTAATTGAAGTTATTTACTTCTTAAGTGCAACCTTAGCTTTTGGATTCTTTGCGTTCCACTTCTTTGCAAGAGCGTTATACTCTGCGATGTAAGTGGCCTTATCAAGATCTGCTGCTGCTGTTGCGGTTATTGTTGCTGCTTTTGCATCGGCAAGAGCTTTATCTGCTGCAACCTTGTCTGCTGCACGTCCAGCTTTTTCTGCTGCAAGTGCTGCATTAGCAACTGCTAGTTCTGAATTCTTTGCTGCAAGTTCGCCTGCAAGATCACGAACTGCTACTGTTGCAACTACAGAACCTACTGGTGCTGCAAGTCCTGTTACGGCTGTTGCTACTGTTGCGTATGCTGTAACTACAACTGAACCTGAAGCAGGAAGTGTAACTGTCTGCTCCTTAGTTCCAAGTGTTGCTACTGCTGTATCTGTTGTAAGCGCTGTTGCAGTTGCTGCACCATTTGAGCTTACTAAAGTATTAATTGTTGCTCCACCCTTTAAGTTTCCAAATACATCGTATCCTGATACCTTAAGTGTTGCAATTGTTCCTGCTGCTCCAGATGCTGGTGCGGTTAGGGTAATTGAGTTCAAAGCACCTGCGGTACCTTGTACGTAGTATGTAGTTGTGTTTCCACCAACAGTAACTAATACTGTTCCTACTGTAGTAGTTTTAGTATATACATAAAACTCTGCTGTTGTTCCTGTTCCAACATTAATTGTTAGAGCAGATGATCCGCTTGAAGCGGTTACTGGTGCACTTGCTGTTGCAAGCGCTGGAACAATAGTTGCATTTGTTGCAACTGCTGATACTGCTGTTCCTGTATCTACAGAAGTAATAGCAATCTTTAATGCATCTGCTGCATCTATGCTATTGTCTGCTGGTACTGGAAGTGCTACAGGAGCTGTTGCTACTGTGCCACCCGTTGCTGCAGAACCCGCAACTGTTAGAGTTGTGGTTGCCGCATTTGCTGCTGGCGATACTAGCATTGTGCTAGTCAGGGCTGCAGCGATGATTAGCGATACTTTCTTAAATGAGTTCATTTAATTTATTCTCCTTATTTCTTCTATTTCTTATATGAAACAGAAAGTTAGTGTAATTCATGTATCTTTACATGAAACGAACAGGGATCTCCGCCTTCTTCCCATTCTTGCATTTCTTCATCTGACATTGGTGGACCATCATGTGTATCACAAAATACATCTGATACCCACCCACGATCATAACCATTTTTAAGCCATATTTCAAACTCTAAATGATTATTATCTTTTGAATCAAATTCTATATCCATTCGGACATCTCTTCTAGAATTAAGTGCTTAGGCTTTGCCCCAATAATAGTTTTAACTGGTTTGCCTGACTTAAATAGTACCATATAAGGTATAGAGGTTACAGAGTATTCTGCTGGTTTAATGGGGTTGTCATCAATATTAATTTTACCAACCCACAGCCCACGTTCATTTGATATCTCATCTAATATTGGAGATACTCTTTTGCATGGTCCGCACCAGGGTGCCCAAAAGTCGATAAGAACTAAATCATGAGAATCTAGGACTCTATCAAAACTTTCATCTGTAACTATCAACTTACTCTCCTTTTAATTCATCCGCAGCTTTATTAAATTTATTCATAAATGTTTGGATCACCCAAACTGCGGTTTCCCCTGCATTGACAGACATTGCTTTTGAAGCTTCTTCAGTTCTGTCCTCCATAGCAAGGGCGTTGTACCATTTCTGGTACAACTCCTCACCAATCTCTTTAATAATTTCTTCAAGTACAGTTAACTTGTTATTCATTAAGTCTTGCTAACTGTGTTGCTTTAAGCGTAGCAAGTTTATCTGCTGCTATTTTAACTGCTGCATCATATTCTGCTTGTGCTTTTGCAATTTGTGCATTAACATCTGCTTGAAGCGCTGCTTTTGCAGCAGCCAATTCAGCAGGTGTAGGGCCAGCAGGTGTTACATTGTATGCAAGCGCTGCATTGATGTTAATAAGCTTTGTAAATGTTCCCTGTCTTCCAATTGTAGAAGATGCTGTTGAACGCAAGGCTGTAAGCAATTGATCATATGTGTATGCAGGTTTTGCTGACTTTAGTTTAATCCACTGTGCTCCTGCAACTTGAATTGCAGCAGATGAACCTGAAATATTTTTTGAAATATTACCTGGACCAGCAATTGTAAAAAATCCTGGCGCAAAAAAATCAAGTTTTGCAGTGTCGTTGTTACTTGATGTTGAAATTTCATTTTGTTGATCTACGTAACCAACTGAAATTGATTCGTCTAAACATGCTGGCCAATCAATACGTGCATAGTCACGTCCATTTCCTGAAGGAAAAAATGTTGGAATTCCAATAGCAATCAAATCTTTAATAGACTGTTGTGTTGTTGGTGTTTTTGGACAATAATCAGTTCCTGCTACAAGATTATGCATTCCCTGAGACATGGTAACCGCTTGAATATTATACTTTAAAGCATTAGATTTGACCCAATTTAAAGCATTGTAAACAGATGCTTCTCCTGCATTTTGACGCAATCCAGTAGACGTATTTCCAATAATTTTAATAAATACAACATTAACATTTGGATTGGTTGCTAAAAATACTGAGGTCATAAATGTTCCGTGATCAAAACCATTTTGTGTAATAAGGTTGCTTGGCATTGATGCCGCACCCTTACCTTCCATAAATGACTGACCATTGGGGCATGTTGTCCATTCTAGAATACAAACTTCTTGAACAATTTTACCCTGAAATGCTGGAAGAGATGTGTCAATTGCTGTATCTAAAATAGCAATTGCTGGTGTAGAATCTGTACGGTTTTTTAATCCCGCTGCATGAGCGGTTGTAGGTACTGCTAGTGTGATTGCGATTAACGCAGCTATTAGTTTTTTATTCATATCTTAATTCTACTAAATAATAGCAGGATGTCAAGGGGTTTCTGTAGGCTTCTTGTACCATTTCCCGCTATCTAACGATTCAGTATGGTTCATTGGTGTCATGCCTTGAGTCTCTAATAAATTAGATATACTTAAAGTAAGCAACTCAATATGCATTTCCATTCTAACAACAGCCAATTCAAGCTGTCTTAATCTTTCTGACCTTCTCATTCTTGTATCTCTCTATCTAGTAGTGTCGGTGCTGTTGCCATACTTCCGCAGTTGGCACATTCCATATCAAGAAAATATGTAGCTATTTCAAACTCTTCAAATATAACTTTTACGTTCCATATGTTGCAACCACAGGGGCATAAATGTGTTGGTGAGCCTCTTAAATCCATTGCGTGATCATAGTTTTCTGGCTTTAAATCGCTTATGCTCAAGGGGTACTCTCTCTTTTGTGACTGCTCTTGCAATTCTTCTAGTTTATTTATATAGTAAATTCCAAGAGTATATCTAGCCCTCAACCACTTAAATGATGATATGATAAAAAAAGCTAACATTATGTAGGCAACAGTCTTCATGATTCAATTATACACTAAACTTGAATATATGTATAGGGTGCTGCTACGCTCATATTAAACTCAGTTGCCGCTTCTAATGCTGCCTTTAAGCGTAATTTAGGGTTCTGTTGTTTCTTTGTTGCATGTAATGCGCCTAGAGCTATCTGTCCACCACTGCCTTCCGCCATATAGTTAACTATGTTTTCGCCAATATGAAAGTCTTCATCTACTGTAAATAGTCTACCGCAAACTCCAACTATAAAGATTCCACCTGTATCTTCTTCTGATGCAGATCCAACGCTTCCATATCCGTGATCTTTGAATGCTTGCTTAACAGAATCAATAAACTTAGTTCTCATAAATTTATCTAATCCTGAATTTGTTTTAGTCTCTGTATATTTTGGAGGAGTCCACATGTATTGTAGGATCTGTCCCATACGAAATGAGTCTGTAAATGCAATTCCGTATTGACCATTTTTAAATACTTTAGGCTCTTTGCGAGAAAGTATCCATCCAGTTTTATCATCTGATGCTGCATGATCTGATCCCATGTAAACAACACCATTTTGAGCAATAGCAACAATACAAGTCATATTACTAGTATACTATTTTTATATTTGTAGTGCTAGTCCTCATTGGAATGCATTTCTATATGTGTTAATTTAAGCAAAGTTCCTTCTAATTCTGCTTTGACACGAATTAATTCCTGCAAAGCTTCAAAATACTTGTCTTTCCATTCATTTAAATCTTTTTCTAATTGATATAATTTAATTTGAAGATCTTTAATTTCTAAAAGAAGTTGATCGTGAGCTTTATCTGCTGCCTGGATAATCCTTTCTTTTTTTGATCGCCTAGAATTAATCTGCGCTGTAAGAAGACCGCTAATGGCGGCAGCAAAGAGAGTTATTATTATCTCAGTTAGGGGAATATTCATTATATGAATATTATACCGTATTATCTATGTTAAATTAATAACTCAGAAGCCGTTATATCTACCCCTACATATTTCTTTTTTGCAATATGCTCTTTTACATGATCAGAACCATATTGTCTTCCTGCTAAAATAACTATCCATCTTGGCTCTAATTTGTTTTCTGTACATGATTTACATAGTAATAAATTTATTGGTAATAAAACAGATTTTTTTGCTGCAAGTTCGTTTTTGCTTTTGCTGCAAGAATAACACAATACTTTATCCATGATTTTTGCCTCCTGGCTTTCCTTCAAGCTCTACTCTGACTCCGTATGATTCCAAGATATTTTTTACCATTTCTATATATTCTATAACTCTGACTCTCATTGAGCCGTCGTATTGTGCAAAATTATTTTCATACAATCTGATTGCTAAAAACTCTGGGTACTTTACTATGTCCATCTGAAGTGTGTGAATAGGTTTTTTTAACTCTCTTATTTTAAGCGCCATTTCTTTGGTGTAGAACGTAGGTTTATTTGGTTCACCAGTCCATTCATTTATACCGTACTTAAAATGATCTTTATTTTTATCAATAAACATGTTTTTCCTTTATTCTTTTCCAGACATCTTTTGTCTTGTGAGCATTTCTTACTTTATCATGAGATCCAGAGTTTAAGTAAACCCCTCCCCAAATTCCGTAATCGCTGTTGGCAACACCAGCATCGTAGCATAGCTTAATAACTGGGCATGAAAGGCATGCCTCATCAATGCTTTTTGCTATGTTTACATCAGCCTCATACTTATCAAAGAATAGATTTGTATCCATACCAAGGCACAAGGCTAGCTTGTACCAATCTAAATTATCTTCATCTACATTTAAACTATTTAAAATATTTGACATATTGTTTTGGCAGTTTCCAGATTCCTTCACGGTTGACAGAAATTTTTTCTGCCTTACCCCAAGCATCTTTTCTATACATACCTTTTGTATCCGTATAGCCGCCACTATCTTTTTTCCATATTATAAGTTCATAATTATTCCAAAATGATTCCTGTAACTTTGTTTGAGATCTTTTAATAAAAATCTCAACACCTTTTTCCGTTAAATGTAACACTTTTACCTTTTCTAGTACCCGAAGTCGGACTTGAACCGACATGCGATGAAGCAACAAATTTTAAGTCTGTCGTGTATACCGATTCCACCATTCGGGCATATGCTGGTCCACCAGGGCTCGATCCTGGGACATCCAAATTAACAGTTTGGCGCTCTACCAACTGAGCTATGGACCAATATGCACAAAACCACTGTACTATGTAATTATACACGGAAAACAGCGGCCTTGTCAACGACTATTTAGTTGTTATTTTAACTATATTAACTTTTTTAATTTCGTCATCTATATTAAAAATATCATGAATATATTCACTTGCATCTTCTGGATTAAAGGCTTCTACTTCAACCTCTACATCTAATTTAATGCGGTATTTATTCATAATCTAATTATAGCATTATTTAGAAGCTTTTTTATCTACTGCTGTAAATGCTGCATTGATTTCTGATACAGTTAATTTACCATCATCTAGGAATCCACGAGCAAGTTTTTCAACTACTGTAGCAACTCCTAATGTTCCAGCTAATATAACTGCTTTATAAGTTTCAATTCCTACAATTGCTCCTGCTCCAATTACAGATAATCCTGATGCTGCAAATACAGCAATAATTCTAGCTAGAATATTATTGATGTTTGCAATTGCCCCTGAACCTACCTGCTTTGGATTTTCTATGTATGCTTTAGCCATTATTCTTCATCCCATTCTTTATTTCTAATTGGATATGTTACTGCCCATGCAATTAATGTACAAACAATTGCATATCCTACTACTGTTTTTGCAGAACCATCAAGGACTACCCAGGCAATAAACATACCTAGAAGTGTCCAAAGTTGATCTATCATATCTTTGATTATTTTCTTTATCATGGTCTTCTTCTCCTTATTCCCTTGGAATCGCCAGAGGCTCCTCCTCCACCTGACCCGCCAGAATTGCCTCCGCTTGAACGTGAGCCTCCTGTAGATCCTCCAGTGGAACCTGTTACAGCACCAACAGCATTCAATGCTGCCCCTGCTGCTACAACTGTTGCAACAACCATTTCAGTTGCTTCTTTTCTTTCTCCTGGAGTCATGTCTGCTCCAATGCTTCCCAATGCTGCTATAGCTGCACCTGGGTTATTAAATAATTCTGCTGCAAATGCTGCTGGATCAGATACTAATTCAACTTGTACGGCAACCTCTGCTGTAATAACAACTGCTTCACCATTTTCAGATGTACGAACATCTACTGGTGTATCTGGTGGCAAGTCTGCTAATCTAATTCCAGCATCTGCAACCTGTTCCTTAGTAAGATTTTCACCTGGTGCAACTGATTGAATTAGTGCATCAGCAACAATTTCTTTTTCTGCCTGAGATAATTTGCCGTCTGAACTTGCCAATGCAACAATTGCTGCGACGTCTTCTTTTGAAACATTACCATCTGAAGCAAGGGCATCTAGAACAGATTTTTGATCTGCTATTGAAATTTTTCCATCTGCTGCCAATGCATTAATTAATTGATTAGTTTCTTTTTCATCAACCTTACCATCTGCTGCCATAACATCTGCAATATGTGCTACCTCTGTTGAATCTAATTTTCCGTCCGCCAAAGCATCTTTTACGGTATTGTTTACTGCTTCTGGTGTGCCCTGTTCTAATGCTGCTTGTTCTGCTTCTGCTGCCGATTGTTCTGCATCCGCTTGCGCCTGTGCATCTGCTTCTGCTTGGGCCTGTGCTTCTGCCTGAGCAGCCTCTGCATCCGCTTGTGCTTGTGCATCCTGTTGAGCTTGTGCTTCAGCAGCTTCTTGTGCTGCTTGTGCATCTGCTTGCGCCTGTGCATCTATAGCGGCTTGCGCCTCTGCTGCAGCTTGTGCATCTGATGCATCTTGTGCTGCTTGTGCATCTGCAGCGGCTTGAGCTTCTGCTGCAGCCTGGGCTGCTTGAGCTTCTGCTGCTGCCTGTGATGCAGCCTCCGCTGCTGCTTGAGCTGCTATTGCTGCCTCCTGTGCTGCTTGTGCTGCTGCTGCGTTTGCAGCATCTTGCACTGATGTATCTGGTGCAGGTTCAGGTGCTGGAGCGGGTGGTGGAGGTGGTGCGGGAATTGCACTAATTACTGTTTGTGCTTCTGCAATTATTGTAGGTGCAGTAGTTACTTTTTCTATTGCTGTGGAAACAATTGCAAGATCTGCTACTTTTGCAGTTAATGTTGTGTTTGCTGTTGCTAATGCAGTCACAGTATTTTGTGAAACTGTTGCAATCGGAGCAATTACTGTATTTGTATTTGCTGTATTTGCTGCAACAACTGTTGTAATTGTTGAGTTTAATGTAGCAATTTGTGCATTAGCTGTATCAATTGCTGATTGTATTGCTGCTGTTGAAGGATCTGGTGTAGGTGTAAATACTGTACCTTGACTAATAGTTCCATTAAATCCAGGACCAGAATTTGTATCAGCAATAGGAATAATTGTTCCGTTAGTAGTTGGACGTATGTTAAAACGAGCACCATTAGGAATAGGTCCCGTAACACTTACATCGGCCATCCAAGCGCCGTCTGCTGGATTTACATCAGCATTAAATCTAATTTGCGTCATCTGTGTATCAGCTGTTCTTAAAGGATAAACACGAACATCCCAAGCCACAGAAAGGGTGTTAGTAGTTGTTGAGTAAGTTACGCCAGAGCCATTGCTCCAGGTAGTCCAATCGTATCCTGCTACAGAAACTGATGGGGCACTGGGAGTTGAATAATAATTTTGTCCTTCATTTACTCCAAACATAATTGTTCCATTAGATCCTACATAAACATTATTATAAACAGTGTTACCCATTCGTAAATTAAATGGAAGGTTCATGCGAACACCAGCATCGTCTGTGTTTGCCAAAACGTTAGTTGATGCTCCGATTGTTGCTGCTAATGCATTTACCGCATCTTGAGCATTATTAATTGCTATATTTGCTTGAGTTAATTGTGTTTGAGCTTCTGTCCGTGCAGGTGTTACTGCTGCTACCGCCGTGGTTGCAGTTGCAACTGTAGCTGTGGCTGTATCTATTGCTGTTTGTGCTGCTTGAACTAAAACTGTTGCTGTTTCTGATTGAGCAACTTCTGTTGCAATTGCTGTAGAAACTTGTGCAACTGTAGTTGGTGTTGTTGTCATTAATGGAGTTGCTGTGGCTATAACCGTGGCTGTTGCTGATTCAATTACAGGGACTGCTGCTGATACTACTGCTTGAGCTGCCACAACTTCTGGTGTTTGAGTTGTAGCGCTTACTGGGATTGCTGCTACTGCCTGAGTTACGCTAGTCACGGTTTGAGTAACTGTCTGAGTAACTGCTGTTGCTGTGTTTACCGCTGTGGACACATTTGATACTTCTGCAACCGCAATGGTTGCTGCTGCAACTGCTGTATTTGCTGCTACTACAGCAGTATTAGATGCTGATACAGCCTGAACCGCTGTTGCTATTGTTACAGTTGCTGTATCTGATGCCGCTACAGCTTGTGCAACTTCTGTCGTTGCTGTAGCAAGTGCTGTGTTAACCGCTTGTTGTGCAGGACTTACTACTACTTGTTCGGCTGGTGCTGGGACTTCATCTGCGTATGCATTGTTTGGGCCAAAAAGGAAAAGCCAGCCGATTATAAAAAAGCTGGTTAAAAAATACTTAATCTTTCTAGTCAACTAAGGCTCTCCAAAGTAAAACAATATTTTTGCTTACTTAGTAATTATAGCAGAGTGTTAGTTTAAATTACTTAACATTATCTGTTTTGTAAAAACCATTACCTTTAAATTGTATACCAAATGGAGTAAAGTGTCTTGTCATTACCGACTCACATTCAACGCATGTGTATCCTGGATCTTTATCCATAATTGATCTATGAGTTGACATTGTTGGATGTGCATCATCATATGAGCACTTGTATTCGTATACTGGCATTACCTATCCTTTAATTTTAGTAGGCAGTTTTTAGACGTACCCAGGTCTCAATGTTATTTGATCTTTAGAATTTTAGGTTGTTTTTCTTTAGGTAGATTTCTAACTACACGAATGTGAAGCATGCCGTCTTTTAGTTCTACATTTGAAACTTCCATGTATTCACTTAATTCAAAAATTCTTGTAAACTTACGTGCAGCAATGCCCTTATGAACAACTTCGGCATCTACTACCTCTTTAATTTCACCTGTAATCCATAGACTTCCGTCCTCAATTGATACAGTTAAATCTTCTCTTGTGAATCCAGCAACAGCCAGCGATAGCTGGTAGTTGTCTTCATCTAATTTTAATAAATCATACGGCGGAAATGCTGTATTATTTACTTTACTTAAACTATTAAATCGCTCCAACTCTCGGTTGAAACCAATAAAAAATGGATCTTTAAAAAGATCCATAGCGAAATTTGTTACCATTTTTGCTCCTTTTAAGCGAGTTATATTAGTACCCCCATAAGGCAGGTACTAATATATTATATCATTTATTTTTAGTTATCGGAAGTGTCTGGTTTATCTGTTGAAGTTACATATTTTTTATATGCCACAGGCCAATTTAAAATAGCTTTTTGAGCATCTTTTAACTTAATTGTACCTGAGCAAACTAAACGTTTAAGGGCTGTTTCTACTACATCTTTCTTACGTGCATTGTTTCCTGCATATGGTTGTGGAAATAAATTTTTAGGATCTTTTGGGTCTCCACCCAATTGAAGAGAAATTAAATGATCTTCCTCATAAGCTGACATCTCTGTGCCCCATATTTTAGTATAAGATAAATATGTAGTTTTTAATTGTTCTTCTTTTAATTTATTTGTATATGTAACTGTTGGACGAATTGTTGCAGTCCACCCAGATTTACATACAGTTGTAGAAATATTTTCTTGAGTTACATTTTTATTTAATACACCTGGGGTTATTTTTTTATTTTGTAAAACCCAATCTGGTGTTGATGCATTTGCTTGAAAAGTTGATAGGACTAGTATCAATCCCAAGACTACTAGCCCTACCTTCTTCATAATTACTTTGCCTTCTTTGCTGGTGCCTTAACTGCTGCTTTTTTTACAGGTGCTGCAGCCTTTGGAGCAGCATCCCAATCTGGGCGAGCTACTGACATAACTAAGCTATAAGGACGCTTCTTCTTAAATACGCCATCTCCATTTGCTTGTGATCCCTTTGTATCTCCAGATGTGTTGCCCTCATATGTTATAAGATTTTTTCCATCGTTTGAAATAACAATTCCAACATGCTCTGTATCTGTTGGGTTCTTATCAAAGTTAAAAAATACTATATCTCCTGCTTGTGCTTGTCCAATTGGAACAATTCTTTTATTCTTTGCAAACCATTGTGCTCCTGCATCACATGATGCAAAGCCTTTCTTTGTTGAAGCAGCAACCAAATGAACTACTCCAGCATCATCAAAACATCCTGAAACGAACATAGCACACCATGGCTGATTGTTCATGCCATAGCGCTTTCCAAAAATTGTATCGTTATTAGTTCCTTCTGTGTACTTCTCATCAGCATATTTCTTAGCTGCTGCTAATACTTTTGCTGCATTTGGGTGAATTATTTCTGCCATTTTATTTCTCCTAGTTTATTGTAGACTTAAGGCTAGATCTTAGCCACCAGCCCCAAAATTCATGTTTGTCTTGTCTGTCTGCCAAAAAGTTTGCCAGACCTTGTTCTTTTTGTAATGTTGCTTCATCAAACATTGCCTTTATATCAGAAATCATTTTATCATTCATTTCTAAGAGTTGTTTAGACATCGCTATTGGTGAATTTGAATCAAGCTCAACATTGCCATAATTATTATTTAATGTAAAATCTTGAAGAGTATACGGAGCTTTTACATCAAATTTTCTTAACCATTCTGCAATTGTATCTATTGTTGCATAAACATCGGTATATATTTCTTCAAAAAATGCGTGGTACTGAGTAAACAATGGGCCTTCAACATTCCAATGAAAACCATGAGTTGTACTGTAGAAAACTACAGAGTTTGCTTGCCAGGTTTTTAACTGATTAATTATTGTATCCATAAATCCTAGTATACCATTTCTTAATTTAGAACCCCCTATCCGATTTGAACGAATGACCTGCTCATTACAAATGAGCTGCTCTAACACTGAGCTAAGGAGGCGTCTATTATGCCGAAAGCACCTTAGACAAAGCATTAATTGTTGCTGCAATTCTTCCGATATCACGCAACTGCTCAATATTGTATCCTTCTTGCTTAAGAGTTTCATAATGCGCTTTTACGCAAAAATGACACTTTCCTATAATAGATGATGCTAATGAATATGCTTCAAATTTGGCTTTAGTAGTTCCGCCATGTGATGATATTGCATTCATTCGCAATTGTGCTGGTAAACCTTTTAAATTGACATCATCTGCCATTTCAATAAATGGATACCATACGTTATTTTGTGCCATAATTGCTCCAGCAGTCAATGCTGCATTTTTTTCAACTTCATCGGTTGCACTTGCAACTAAAAAGGCCAAAAGTTTTGAATTACTTGTTGCAAATGCAGCAGCAATTGAAAGATACAGGGCATGTTCTGGATCAAGAGTAGACCTATTAATTACAGCATCAAGGTTTAATCTAATGTCCTTAGCATATTCTGGAAGATTTTCATTTAATTGGCCAACCCAAGTCATTATAGAGTTTCCCCACCTAGAGATCTATTGCATGCACAAAGTTCCCCAGTTTGAAGTGCATCTAACACACGAAGAGTTTCATCTGGATTTCTACCAACATCTAAATTATTGCATGTTACATGCTGAATAATGTTATCTGGATCCACAATAAATGTTGCACGATACGTAACACCAGAGGGGTGATGTACGCCTAAATCATTAGCAAGCGCATGAGATGTATCAGCAAATGACCAAGAATTTGTTTTCTTTAAATCATCATGTGCATTGCGCCATGCAATTTTGCAAAATTCATTATCAACAGAACCAGTCATAAGAACTGCATCACGATCATTAAAATCATTTACAAGAGCATCATAAGCAACAATTTCTGTTGGGCATACAAATGTAAAATCTTTTGGATAAAACGCAATTATTTTCCATTTGCCTGGAAAAGATTCTTGCGTCAGTACTTCAAATGAGCTTTCATCATATGATAAAGCTCCAGGTTTAACTCCAGTAACGGCAAAATTACCAAGTTTATCTCCTACAGTTTTCATTTTTCTCCTTATATATAAGTGGGAATTTCCCGTGTCCCCAGATGGTCTCGAACCATCGACCCGCAGATTAAAAGTCTGCTGCTCTACCAACTGAGCTATAGGAACGCACCCCTGGCTGGAATCGAACCAGCGACAAACAGATTAGAAGTCTGTTGCTCTTCCTCTGAGCTACAGAGGTGTGTGCTATGTAGGACTCGAACCTACGACGACCAAATTATGAGTTTGGGGCTCTAACCAACTGAGCTAATAGCACCTAATTTATATTATATATATATTACTCTGGTGTGTCAATAGTATTTTCTACTATACACTGAACATACTCAGAGAAATGTTTTCTAATGCTGCCCATAGGTCTTTGTCCATATGAATCCCAAAGTCTTTTATATTCTAATATATTTGCAAATGTTGTTGGGCATACCACTGTTCCAGAATATTCTCTCAAAACTGTAGGTAGTGGCACATGCTTACTACAACATTTACACTGTTTTGCTTTTTCTTGATATTCACTCATATTATTTGCATCCTGTCCATTGCTTCTCTCAGATCTTCTGGCATTCTTGGTGCCCTAATCATATTATAAGATGTTGTATCTGGGTCATCTTTAGACCCAAAATCATTATCATAATTCATTGATTCATATGTATGTATATTAATTTCCTGATTGCCGTCAAATCTTGTTCTGCTTATAGAATTAAATATGGCACCACAAGTAGCATCTGCCAAGTCTTTAGAGCCTTTTCTGGGGTGGTCAACCTTATCTCTCATAATTCTGAGCTGACACAATTCATCTATAAGTAATGGTATATGCGGTCCTATTAATCTTTCTTCCGCCACAACCATTGCCATGTCGTCATAATGTTTTTTAGCAACAGATAAAATCTCTGTATTAATTCCGTATTGTTTTAGCTGCTGCATCATATCATGAGAGTTCCATCTATCAAAAGTGCATATTGAAATATTAAATCCCCTTGTTTTAAGAGAAAGAATATAATCTTTTACTTCAGTAAAGTCAACAGATTTATTTGGCGTTGGTGTCCAATATCTTACCGCATCTACTTCTACAATAGGAGCAGGCTGTGAGTATGTGTCTGTAACTTTTACATTAACCCATTTATTAACATGTGCCATTGTTACTGCACAATGATCATGTTTTTGTGCTAAGTCTACATGTATATAATATTTTTTATCTGGGTCAGGTAAAAACCACTCTTCAAGTCTGCCAAAGTTGTCTACAGCAATTGATCCCACATTAAATGCTTTTTCTACTTTTTCTCTTGATTTAAAGAATGCGTCGACAGCATCTGGTGGCATGCAAGCAAATCTTGAAAGAGCATCTGTTGGATTTGTATAGAAGGCTGTTTTAAAATCGTCAATTTTTCTAACTGGGTTAACTTCCCAAGTTGGTCTTTTAAGAGCATAAACTTTAGGTATTTTATAAGATACAATGTGATCTTCTTCCCATTGAATTTCAAACTCATTGCCTTCTGTTCCATCTGCCAACTCCTCGTACATTTTAAATTTATGATCCCTTACTATAGTCTCTTTTTCTCCTACAACCGCATCATATCTTTGCTGTATGTAATCATTTTTAAATCTGGGAAATGATAGGAGAATAACTTTACCAAAATCTGGAAAACGGGAATCTACTGATGCTCTATACATATCATAAACTGCACTACCTGTTTTTGCTTGATCGTGACCCGTTGTATTGTCAATAGCAAAACCAGAAATTTCATCAAGAATAACAACTATAACGTTATATCCTTCCCAAGCTTCTCTTTCTGAGTGGCCCGAGTGAACCGTTATAGCCTTGTTAAACTGGATTTCAGATGCTTTGGAATAGTACTTGCCAACAAACCATGGCGACTTGTCTATGCGGCTCCTGAAGCCCTTAAAAAATACGTTGGTTGCCTGCTGTGAGTTAATAGCAATATTAATAATATCAATAGAATCACCTGGAGGTTTGCCGTAATAAGTTGCTGGATCTTTTAAACAAAGTAAAAGATAAACTATATACGCCACTGCAATTGTTGAACAATAGTCTTTTCCTGAACCTTTTCCCAGCTGAGCAACTACTTCATTTGCAGTTTGCTTAAACCTAACTACACCTTCTTCTTCTCCAAATAATTTTTTTAATGTGGACTCTTTATATATTTGAGAACTTTTTTCTATTAATATATACTGATACTCAGATAGTGGAGGAAGACCTAAATAATTTGGGTCATTAACAAATGTTCTTAGATCTACTGGTTTTTCTTCAAACTCTTCACCATCTAATATGTCAATTATATCGGAAAAATTAAATGTCATTTTTTTTAATAGATTGAGAATCAAGAAAATTATACCCTTTTGGTACTTTAACCTGATTAAATATGTGATTTGAATAAGAATATCTTATTTCGCTGGTTACTGGTTTTACTCCGTGTGTACAATGTTCAAATGCACTATGTATTAAAAGATCTCCTTTTTTTGGAGCATATTCTATATTTTGATTTGGATAGTAAACTTCTCCACCTTTAAAATCATTAAAATAAACAATAAATCCCATCTGAGTGTTGTCAGCTAGATCAAAATCTTCTCCGCTTTTATATTTTTTTGATGCCTCAACAATATCCTTAAAATCAGTATCATCAGAATGCTCACCCCACTTGGCACCAATTTTCATTCTTACTGGGTTTGTATTGAATCCAACAAAATAATCTTTTTCTAAAATTGATTCTATTTTTTCTCTAATTAATTTTATTTTTTCTACTTTTTGTTTAGAAACAGAATGAAGCTCAGAAGACAAATTAAACCATTCATCTTCTTTAATTTTTTTTATTTCTTCTAATATATCTTCGCAGTCAGATTTAGAAACAAAATTTTCATAAACATAAATATCTTCACCTATTTTTTTAAAACCATCTTTATTAAACATTTTCTATTACCTCTGTTTCTTGAATTTTTATAGGCTCCACTATCCCAGTTATTTGAGATAATTTTTTTGCAACATCCATTTTACATTTAGGACAAGATGCGGTTGTTTCTTTTAATATTCCGACTAATATTTCTTGCTTGCGTTCTGTTTCTGCAATTTGAGATGCTATCTGTGTGTTTTCTAAAACACCCACAGACTGAAGCATTGCTATTCTTTTAGTTTCTATATCTGCAATTAACTTTAAAGCCCCTGATTTTACGTTAAGCTGTCCTTGCGTGTCTGCATCTTCTACAGTTTTCCAAGCTTCTTTAATTAGCATTGCGTAGTGTTGATCTGCTCCAGAGATTGCTTCTCTGGCTCGATCACGAATGTTGCTATCATTGTGTACTACAGACTTCCACTCATCAACGTACTCTAAAACTTCTTTACGGGAGAATCCAGTAATTGTGGCTATTTGGGTTGCTGAGTTGCCCTTTAAAAGCTCTTCTACTACTTTATTCATGCGGTCAAAATGCATTGCTGGCTCTAATTCGCTCATGTTTAAATTATACCATATTTTAGTTGACTAAGACTTATTGGCAATTTTAAGAAGAATTAAATACCCTATTAAATCATCAATATCGTTGTCACCAGGAAAAGCTTTATCGTTTTGAATTCTATTTAATTTATCATCAATTCGAACACGAATTTGTTCTGTTGAGTCCGCTTTTGAAAATATTCGAATTGGATCAAGTGCAGAATTTCCATACGATATATTTTTCTTTATAAGCATTTCTGCTGTTTCCAGGCACTCCACTATAATTTTAGAGCCCGCTGGTGCGCCAGTTGCAATTAATTGCAGGTCTGTTATCCACGCTTGGTATCCGCTATCTTTATTTGGGTATTCACTCATTTTTTTCTTAACAATCCAAACTCTTGTAAATATCTCTGTATGGTCATAGCAGAGACTCCGCACTCTTTACCTATTTCTGTAACTGTTTTTTTCTGAACTACATACTTTCTGTAAAGCCATTCTTTGCTTTGATATAATTTCATCGTTTAGTTAGAACCTGATTACTATAGTGTGCAATACCAAAGCTATCTGCAACATCAAAATCTACAATCTGTAAACCATATTTTTTATTAAAATAATCGGCAGTTCTTTGCTTCCTCATATTTCTTAATTGATTTTTATACCAAGATTCCGCATAGCCTGGATTCAATAATCTTATTGCAGACTTTTCATCTTTTGTTGGATTTTTATTGCCAATGTACGCCTGCCACGAGGATGGGCTAATAGTGATAACTTTAGCACCAGTAGACATAAGCTCAGCAATAACAACTCCATATACATAAGACAATTTTATCACAGCATCTGGTGATCTGACAAGTATCGCTCCTTCAACAGCAATATAATCACTTTTAAGTTCATCTAACATAATAGCCATTTTATTTTTTGCATCATAAATTTTTTCATATATATCTTCACCAACAAGATTTATTTTTCCCCATTTTAGAGGAATGTCATCCTCCATTAAACAAAAAGCTATAGAGTTTGTAGAAGCATCTATGCCCAAAACTCTATTTGCTTTTGTTTTAATTAAACTAGCTAATTTCATCTATAATTTCCTGTAACAAATTTTTTGACTTTGCATTTGTTTTTTTAATGCAGGATGAACAAATATCTTCTATGTTATACCTGCTAAGTTGAGACTTGCATTTTTTACAAAGTCTAGTAGCTCCGTTTTTAATTGCTTTTTTTTCATAATATTTTTCCATGATTCTTTTGTTAGTAGCTATTCGGCAGCATTCATCAGAACAATATTTTTGATTATGAGTTTTTGAATTAAATTGTTTTGCACACTCAGCATTAGCGCAAATCATAAAATTGGCACCTTGTATAAACTTATCTCGACTGTACCAACTGGACCCGATTTATCGTAACATGCTTTTTTAACGGGGCAATAAGTGCATGGCATTTTAGATTTTGTTGCTCCAGCAGGCCTTACAGGAAGATCTCCGTTCTGGAAATTGTCCCAAACCTGCTCCATCCACGCAAAAGCCTCTTCAATAATTGCTTTATTTTTATCGTTCATAGAAATAGGTATAATCAAAATCTCTTGAGTATTTTTGTTTTCATACAAGAAAAAGCCTTCTTTAGCATTTTTTAACTTCATGTATGTAAGTAGCTGTAACATGTGGTTAGCTGATGATTTCATCTCTGATTGACGAGTATCCCAAACCTCTTGCTTTGCCGTTTTGATTTCGCCAATAACTGTTTCGCCATCATACTCCATGATAAGGTCTATAAAACCTCTAATTGGCGGATACTCATTAATAATTTCTTCTTCTTCTGCTCTCCACTCTGGCATAGTAGAAATAAGTTTTTGCAGTCTTTCATGCGCTTGGGTTCCTTGTGCCATATTAGCAACTGCAACTGCGTCATTATCGTCAATAAACACTGCACCAGAAAATGCCATGTACCAATATCTAGGACAGTTACCATGCCCATAACCCAATGAACTTGGGCTAAAAGACTTCTTAGTCATTTGTCCATCTGCTCTTTTAGTATTCCTATATGACTCATCAAGCAATGATGCAAACTTTTCTGGGTCAAAAAATTTTCCAGTATGTTTTTTAAACTTAAGGTTCTTTACAATATCTCTAGCCATTAATAAACCTAAACACAATATCTGCGCCTAACCAAATGCCTACGATGCCCATTACTGCTGGAAAATATGGTGGTGCTGGTACTGGTAGTTTAAATGCAGCAAAAATTCCTCCAAGGACTGCGCCAGTAAATGTACAGAGTAATATGTCTTTAATCATTATGAGTTGTACCTAACTACATATTTAAGTGCATCTACAAGTTTGTCTATGGACTCTTTAAGTGAATAATATACGTTCTTTTTATTATTGTTTATTGTTCCCGCTTTATCTTTTGCAATAGTAGAATAAACTGAAGACATGACAGCAAACTTAGTAGACATTGCTTGAAGTTCCATAATGAGCATTGGCGCTTTAGCAGAAGGCACATCTGGATTCATTAAAAGCTTTACAACAATAGAAAGCGCCCTATCTAAATGTTCATCATTCATGAACTCATGTAAATCATTAAACTCTGTTATATCACTAATTAGTTCAAGCGTATTTTTATCTTCTGTCATTTTTAATCCTTTTGTCTAGTCGATCTATAAATATACCAAAAAAATATCCTACTGAAAAGCCAATAATTAAACCAAAAAAAAATTTAATCATTTTTATATGTCACATTCATGTTTAAATAATCAACTTCATGTTTACCAATTGATTCATTATTTTCATTAATTGCTTTTTTATACATTTTTGCAAACTTTCCTCTATCGGTAAATTCTTTCATTTTTTTTAAATAATTTTTTGTGTCATGAATTTTTTTAAATGGAATTGTTTTATTATGAAATATTAAATTTGAATTATCAAACTGTTTAATTGATATTGGTAATACACATGCTATATTTGTAAATGCTGGTATAAATATTTCTTTATTTGGTTCATGTATTTTCCACACAATAGGCAAAAGCCCTGTAAAAAATGAAGTTGATAAAACTGTTGAAATGCAAGAAGCTTCTTTTTTAAACTGATTTGGCACTGGCATTGTTAAAAGGCTTGTGTTGTCTTTAGTTTTAAAAATTAAATTTGTGTGAAAGCTTACTGTACCTTGTCCTCTACCAATCCATATATGCTCTTTTCCTAATATGCCAGAGACACCACCTTCTGATGATCCGTCCCAAATAAAAGAGATATCTTCTTCAAAATAAATTCCATACCCTATTTGATTAGCTGTTGTAAGGGGGTAGCAATTGTAAGTTCGTGGATCAATCCAGTCTCTTTTTATATCAAGCGACCTTACTTTAGCAGATTTTCTTTTTGCATCTTCTAAATAAACATCAAATTCATACATTATTGTCTTCCCAACACTGTATAAGCTCTTCCAAAATAGACCATTCAATTATTCCAAGTCTTACTTTAGAGTTTTCTCCTATAATTATTTTAAGCGCTGGGTGCATATCTCTATTTACTTTAAATGTGTCTGTACATATTTTAGACCAAACATCTTTATTTAATGTAAAAGATTTTGAAGCTTCTTTGTAATCTACTAAAAAATTATTCCATTGAGCATCGCCTTTTTGATAATTTCCTCTTCCGCTGTTTTTTTGAGCTTTAGCTCCATCTCTTTTTACCTCTGATCTTTCAGACAAACTATTCACCAACTTTAATTTCAAATTTTGGAAAAACTGTTTTAAATTTAGGATGCTTTTTTCCATCATATGAAACATGAATAAGATTAGATCCATCTTCCCAACTTTTTTTTCTTCTTTCATTATCAATTTCAGCAATTTTTTCTTCCCCTAATATTTCTTTTTGAGCTATCCATTCTTCTGTTCCGTGAAATTTATAAGCTAAAAACATTCTAATTAAATATCTATCTTCTTCAAAAAATGGAAAAACGCCATGATAAAATGGTCTTGCGCTTGGAAATACTGTTATATCTCCTGCTTTTGGTTTATAGTTATGAATTGTATTTGTTTTTTCATCATAAAAAGAAACTTCTCCTCCACTATAATTATCATTTAAATACATTGTAACGGTTATGGTTAACTTTAATCCAGCCGATTCTGCATCATCATCATTAAAGTCTGTGTGATAATTCATTGCAATAGAAGAATAATCGTAACTAGATTTTAAATTTGGCTTATTATATTTTAATATGGTCCCCCCAGGTATTTTCCAAACATCTTTTATAAATAAATTCCATGTTGGAAAATCATATTGCCAAATTTTTTCATCTTTATTTTCAAATACATAATCTTTAATAACATCATTAAAAACATCATATAAATTTTTAATAATTACTTCTTCTTCATAAAAATTGCTATCTAAAACATTATCTGCAATTTTATCTTTATTAAATTGAGAAGATCTGCCTGGCCAATTTGCATTCCAATCCTGCCAAGGATTAATTGCATATTTTTTATCGGTATAAGATTCTGTTTTTTTAATATAATTTAAAATATCTTTATGATTTGGTAAAGCATTTTCATATACATAAAGGTTGTTAAAAATAATATTTTTTTGAAATTTTTTATTCATTTATCCAACCTTATGTATTGTTTCATGGCCATTTGAGCATGTCCACTTCATTATTAAATTTTTAAAATCCCACAACCCACCATCTACATCAATATCACATTTGGAACAAGGTTTTTTTCCTGGAAGCTCTTCGAATGTAGAATCGTTTGCTACCAGTGTTTCTTTATTAAAAAATTCATCAAGCTTTGGCATTTATTTCTCCTACTAAGTTGTCTACAACATCGGGATTTTCCCTCAAATATGATACAGCTTTTGCACGTCCTTGAATACGTTCTCCATTTATTGTATACCACGCCCCACCTTTTTCAATTGCTCCAATCATTTCTGCAACGTCAAGAGTTTCTCCCACTCCATCTACTCCAAGAGACTCTCCTTGGTAGTAGAAATCGTATTGTCCTGAAAGATTAGGGGGGCCGAGCTTGTTGTAATCAATAATCCAATTGACTGGTCTGCCAACTCTTTGTTCAATAATTTTGTCACCAACTTTAATGCCAGCTTTGATAGCATTAGCTTCAGCCTCAGAAGACCAAAGCTTAATGACGGTGGAAGAGAAGAACTTGACTGCCATTCCTCCTGTCGGTATGTGGGAGGCATGCATAGATCCAAACTGATTTCTCTGTTGTGAGATGAGTACCAATAGTGTGTTCTTATTTGCATAGTTTAACATCTTGACTGCGTGAGTCATATCCTTTGCTTCAGCGCCGATTTGCTTTGTGTCTTGCAAATCTTTCATTTCATTTCCATCTTTTTCAAAATAAATAGCTGGTAGTAGCGCCGATATAGAATCTACTACGATAATATCAACACCAGCGTCCATTAGCTTTGTAGCAACATCGACCATATCATTAACTGTTTTGGCTGAAGAATAGATAAGGGAAGACGAATCTACTCCAAGCATCTCTGCCCAAGCCTGATCGTAAGAGGCTTCAGCATCAATCCACGCACAAGTCTTGCGTTCTTTTTGTGCAAGCGCAATCATTTGCAAACAGAATGAAGACTTTCCTGCTGACTTATTTCCCCAAACAAGAACCTGTCTTCCATATCCAAGCCCACCCTTTAAAGCCATGTTTAGGCCAATGCTTGGTGTCTTTTGCTTTTCTACTTTTACATCTTGTGCTGCTTTAACTCTTGCTCTTGTTTTTGGATCTAGTGCTGCTAGGATATCGTCTATAGCTATAGTCATTTATTCTCTTTCTTTTATACAATTATATCATTAAAATAAATTGCCGTGAAGCCTTGGTCTATCTTTATTTTTTTCCATTTTTTTAAATAAAACTTCATCTAGGCTGTGATCTACAAATCCTCCATTACGCATTGATGCATATAGATCAAGAGTTCTAATTAATATATCAACCATTTCTTCTACAATTTCTTCTGAGCCTTTGTTTTTTCTCATTGCTTCAAGAACTTCAGTTACTTCAGAATGCACTAATGCTAATTTGTTTCCAAATACATCAAAGTTTTTTGGTTTATCCCAAAATCCTTTTTCAATAGCAATTTCATGCAGCAATGCAGCTAAAACATCTAGCCCATAATCTGTTGCCAACTCTACATCTTTATTCGAAGCTCTCAATGAGCTGGTCGTTATTGAACCCTGATTCATTTTTTCCTTTTAATGTAAATGTAAATGTCTGATCATCTGAATTGTAATCAACCTTAAGCTCTTGATCTTCTGTAGCAGCATTCATAAACAAGTCCGTTGGTACGGTTATTGTTCCAAGTGTCTGAAGAGAAGCAATTAAAATTTTTGGTACGCTTAAAGCACCAAAAACTTCTTCTGCTGTACTAACCTTAATTTCTTCTGTCATTTTATCTCCTTGATATTTAATGTTCCATCATCTAATTTTGACAATGTAACTTTGCATTTCATACCTTCACGCATTTTTGCTAAAGTCATTTTATACATCGCTGGGAAAGCAATTGCTCTTGTTAGGTTCTTATCTTTATCTGATAGTACTATGTGACTCATTTGTTTTCCAGCCTTTGTTGTATAAGGGGTAAAGTTTACCACAATATACTCGTCCTCTTCAAGGTCATACTTCTTTCTATATAAATAGTCCACAAATAGATCATTTGAATCTGGATTGATGTCTGATACCTTGATGTATCTTGCTATTCTATTATCTCCAACAAGAATAAAATACATTTGTCCTGTTTCAATTTGTGTTTGCTCTGTATGAAACAAACCAATAGATCCAGTTTCATCTACAAGTTCTACCCTTGCCCAGCCATTTCCACGCTTAATAGATTTAACCATTCCAAACATAACAAAAGAACCTAAGTCATCAAACTCTTCAATTGGTCTTGCTTGTGCTTTAATTCTTGGTGGAATTCCTTCAAGATTAAATGTTGGAATGTTTAAATATTCGTAGTAATTGTCTTTTTCATTTCCTTGCCTTTTATTATCAGCAAACGCAGCACCGCCGATGGCGTTAAGAGCAGCAATAGCACGGCTATTAATGCCAGAACCCTTTTTCGATGCTTTATCAATAAAGTCAGCATAGTCACTGAACGGTCTTCTTTCTATTATTTTATTAGCAATACTGTCTGAAATAAACTTTACTTCAGCTAAACCAAAACGAATTGCGTTATCTTGTAAAGAAAAATATACTTGGGATTCATTTATATGTGGCAAAAGCACTTTTAGTCCAAGACGCTTTGCTTCAATTAAATATTCTGTTCTCGCATCTTTATCATTTTCGTTTTTAAGAATTGAAAACATGAACTCAAGTGGATAATAAAACTTAAGCCAAGCAGCATAATAACTAAGCATAGAGTAAGCAACAGCATGGGAGCGGTTAAAAGAATAACCAGCATGCGCTTCAAAATCATGCCATAGCGCTTCGGCTTTTTTCTTAGAAATGTGCTTTGAAGCCCCAGTAACAAACTTATCCTTAAACTGGTCAAATTCTTTTGCATCTTTTTTCTTTCCAATAATCTTGCGGACCTTATCAGCCTCTGCCCAAGTCATACCACCCAAGTGTACGCATGCTTGCATAACCTGCTCTTGATATATGATAACACCATATGTATTCTCGGTAAAAGGCTTCATGATTGTGTGCATATAATCTACAGCTTCATTGCCATTTTTGCGGTTAATGTATGCAGCTCCCACTGTATTCATTGCACCAGGACGAACAAGAGCATTGGAAGCAGCAAGGTCTTCAAATTTATCTATGCCCATTTTAATCAAAAGGTTTGTATATGGCGTTGCTTCTGCCTGGAACACACCCTTTGTATACCCATCGTTTAACATCTTGTAAACATTAGCATCGTCCATAGTCATTTTAGAAAGATTAATTGTTTTGCCGTATCGATCTTTAATTGATTTGAGGGTATCGGAGATTACAGATAAAGTCTTAAGACCTAGTGCATCTAGCTTAATAAGACCTATATCTGCAACTGTATCCATATCGTATGCAACGACTGGAATTCTTCCTGATACTTTATCTTGAGAGTCTTCACGAGATTCAACTGGTGCAAACTTTCTTAAATCATCCTTTGCAACAACTACGCCAGCGGCGTGTACACCAACTGATCTAATTCTTCCACGAAGTCTATCAGCAAGCCAAACAACTTCTGGGTAACGCATTCTAAATTCTTTTGTATTAGGGGAATCAATAAAGTCTTCAAAAGTATCCACTGACTTTAGTGCACGGTTAACTTCTTGAAGTGGAACCATAAAAACACGAGAGGCATCTCTAACTACACCTTTATCTTTAAAGTATGTATAGGTAGAGATAGAGGCAACATGCTTAAATTTTTTCTTTAAATAATCTTTAACTTCTTTTCTTCTACGATCTTCAAAATCCGTATCAATATCTGGAAAGTCATTTCTTTCTTCATTAATAAATCTAAAAAACAAAAGATCATATTTAATTGGATCTACATCTGTAATTCCTAACGTATAACAAACTAAAGATCCAGCTGCAGAGCCACGTCCTGGGCCAACCCTTATATCATTTTCTTTAGCCCAATTAATCATATCTCCAACAACAAGGAAGTATGAGGCAAAATTCTTTTTAGCAATAATGCCAAGCTCTTCGTTAAGCCTGTCAATATAAATGGGGTTTGAAGCCTTCTGAAGGCTCTCTAAGCCTTTTTCAGCCAACTCCCTTAGTCTTTCATCGGCGTCTGTCTTTGGGACTGGCAGAAGGTCTAGGCCCTGATAAAAATTATATTCTCCTACTTTTTTTGCAATTTCCATTGTATTCTCATATATGTCTGTTCGATTAATTCCAGCTTTGTTAAAGTCTGCTTCTATCTCAGAACGGCTTTGAATAAATAAATTCATATCTTGGAATGATATTCTACGGTCAGGATAAAGATAATTAAATCTATCTAACATGTCCTTGATATTTCTAGACATATCAAAGTCTGCATCCTTATCTATCTTAGGAGATGTAGATAAAATTAGTAGTGCTTCTTCTAATATTCTATCTTCTTCTTTAGCAAAGTGAGCATCTCCTGTTGCCACCGCTTTAATTTTTAATTTATCGGCTAGTTCTAATAGTTTTCCGTTTATATCTGCAGGATTATGTGACTGAACCTCAACATAAAAATCTGCACCAAAAGTGTTTTGAAAATCTTTTAAAATATCTTCTGCTTCTTGAAAGTTTTCTTTTTCAATACACTTGCTTACAAGACCATTAAGGCATCCAGAAAGCACAATAATTCCTTCTGCGTATTGCTTTAATACTTCTCTATCAATACGTGGCTTGTGATAAAAACCTTCATTCCATGCAAGCTCTTGAAGAATATTTATATTTTCTAATCCTTTTTTATTTTTTGCTAGCAAAATAATATGATTATAAGCTTGAATAGATTTGTCTGTTTTAGAAGATCTATCAAATCTATCTGTTGGAGAAATATAAGCCTCAACACCAAGAATTGGTTTAATGCCAGTTTCTTTTGCGGCAATTTGCATATCTCTATGTGACGAGAGAGTTCCATGATCTGTAATTGCAATCGCAGTTTGCCCAGCATCTAATGCTGCTTGACATAATTCTTTAGGTGAATTTAATCCATCCATTAATGAATAGTATGAATGAACATGTAGGTGTGTAAAACTCATTAATATCCACCTAAACATTCATTTCTTGTATGATAAAGTCTAATCTTTGTCATAGTTTTTTTATTTGGAGCATCTAAATCTTCATTGCATGTGCTACAACTAAACGTCCATTCTTTAGTAAAAAAGTTATAGCCATAACCAAAACGATCTTTGTATTTATTTGCCACAAATGTATCAAATGGATCTGGTATTTCATATGAAATCATGTTGATATTCTACTAAATAATACAGGGGCGGTCAATAGACCGCCCCTGATATTTAACTTTTTACCAGTCTAAGTTGCTGCTTGTGGCTGAAGGCTCATCTGCATGAGTACTTTCACCAGCAAAAAAAGCTTCTTGTTCTGTATACGGCATATCACGAACTGCTGATGTTTCAAGATCAAACAACTCTAGCGTTGAGGCATCAAAAGGAGTTTCATCTTTTGCTAACGGGATGATTGTGTAGCTTGTGTCTGTCTTTGTTCCAGAACGCTTAACACGCCACATCAGATTAGTGATGCTTCCCATTTCGCCAGCATATTCAATTAATGTTGGAGTAATTGTTTTACCGCTTGATCCCTGAGAAAGAATAGCCACGTATGGGTCTTCCTTGCCATCGTCAACAAGAACGTTAATGTAAAGTCGTGAACGACCCTTCCATCCTGCCTTGTAATCTTTACGGTGTTGCTCACATCCGTAGCATTTGCCTTGGTCTTCCATTGTACAAAGCCCCTTGCGGCGATAATCCTTTGGATTTGTATGCTCTACAGCAATAAATCCTAAACCAGCTTTTTCATTGTAAGTTGGTGAATCTGGATCTAGTTCCTGCAAGAAACGAATCTTTACGCTTTCTGCATCCTCTAGCTTTACCCAACGACCTTTTGTACCTTCGCCACCACTTGACTGCGGCTTGTCCATAACTTTATTAAGATCTTTCAGACCTTTTACTATTCCCATATTTTTCTCCTTTATAGTTGATGGTATAAATCCATTTGTTTATTATTTTTAATGGGTCCAAGATTGATATTCAATATTGGAAACTGCGTTTTTAATACAGGCTTTAATTTCCTCTTCGGTCAAATCGCCAGCATCTTTTGCATCATGTGGATATATCTTACCATATTCATACGAAGCCCACAAGAGGTCTTTGTTTTTTAATCTAGAGGCTATACTATTAGCAAGCTCACGCCCAGCGTGGTCCGCATCTGTCATTAAAGTAACCTTATTAAAATATCTATTTATTAATGCCAAGTTTTCTGTGGATATATGTCCACCAAGTGTTGCAATAACATTGGGGAACCCAGCCTGGTGCACACGGATTGCATCGAAGCTAGATTCTACAATAATAACATTGTCACCTATTTTTTTAGCACGGTGAATGTTAAACATAGTTTTGCTTCTTGGTAAATTAGTGCTGTTCTTAAATTTCTTTTCTGAAATAGAACGACCAACAATTCCAACTGCCATCCCATCTGGACTATGCACTGGAACTGTAACCATGTCTTGCTTTGGAGAATAGCCTAAAGAAAAATGAGCCATTGAAGACATATCAATACCTCTAGATTTAAAATAGTTTTGTGCCTCTGTACTTGCAACTAGGTCGTTGTACAAATTCTTTAATATTTCTTCTGGAAACTCTACAAAGTCTGGCTTGTCTTCAAGCATATCCGTCAAAAGTTCATCAAAGTTTTCTAGTGTTTCGGTTTCTTTTGAATAGACATATCTCATTGCTTCAAAATCGTTCTTATGCAAAACTCTTTTAACTAATTCTATTAGTGATCCAGTTTCACCACACGCTGGATTAAAACACAGCCATGCTCCAGTTGTTTTGCTTATGCTACAGCTTGCGCTATGTCTATTGGAATGAAATGGGCAGTAGAAAGAGATCTCTATATCTGTTTCACCCGCTATCTGTAAGCCAAGGCTTTTTACAATTGCCTTTATATGTTGCTTAGAGTATTGCGTGGTATCAGCTTTCCTTGCGTAATTGCTTCGTGCCGCCATGCTGTCTTCTTTCCTACATAAGTGCCATAGAGTGTCATTAAGAACATCCATGTTGTGCCATCAAATTCTACCGAAAAATTGGTGTCTATGTCAAGTACCCTAAGATACCCTTTGTCCCTCATTTGGTGCGTAAGCATACTTTCATATTGATGCTTAATGCGAACCATATCAGAGTCATCTAAAAATTCAACTCTAACCTGGAATCTTTTTATCGGTTTGTGATTCATTATTTTGGAACGGATTCTCATAAATCTCTTTGACGATACCTCTGTTGATATCCCAATCTAAGTATAAACCAAATTCATGTCCATGTCGATTCTTGCGTGAGACAATCTCAATCATGTTAGTTCCTGGATATCTGTGTACAGCCATAGCCATATCAGCATCGTACTCAATAGCCTTTGACCATGCTACCTGAGACATCATTGGTGGATTATCTTGGTCTGAAACATCATCTGCAGTCGCTGCGGTAATGTCAATAATAGGAATATTGTTTGAAACTGCAAGCATCTTAAATTCACGAGAAACATTTCGGTTTCTTTCAACTTCAGAATTACTTCGCTTGTTATCATTAAATAGCTGATGATAGTCAAGAATAACTAGGTCTGGTTTATGCTGGTCAATCTTACCTTGAATAGTTGCTGGTGTTACTTCTGTATTTCCTTCATTTGAAATAAGAATAAAGCTATTCTTGTCTGCAAATTTCTTTGAGGACCATGATCGAAAATTATCAATATTAATATCACCCTTTGAAAAATCAGATGCCTTAAATAACCCAGAGCCAAGCATGGTATAAATACGATCACGCATATTTTCTGGTGACATTTCTAGTGAAACAATCATTGGTTTAAATCCCTGCTCCCATGCTTTACATGCAAGATAAGAAGTAAACCATGTCTTACCACGCCCTGGCCAGCCGATAGCGACGATAAGGTGTCCTGGAGCCATACCTGTTGGGTATGCTAAATCTATAGCTTCAAAACCAGTCTTGATTCCTGGAGAACCGCCCATTTCTGCAGAGCGTACCTTTAACAACTCCATATATCTAATTGCTGCATCTGCATCTGTAATATCTAAATCTCGAACATTGTTTGTAAACCTACTAAGCCCAGCCAATTGTGACTGCATGTTTTCAAGAACTCTTGAAGCAGCGTCTTCTTTAAGAGATGATCCTGCACGAAGAATAATAGTCTTAAGTTTATTAGAAATAAATTCATTCTTAAGAGTATCTAAATAATATCCCGTTTGACCCTTTACGTCTACTGGCTCAAAGTCTTTAAACTTTTCTTGAAGGATTCCAACCTCTGGGACTGCTTTAAATTTATAGTAATATGACTTAAGGCCATCCCAAATATCTTTGTGTGAGGTGAATAGATCATCAACATTGTCTGCAAGTAATGTACTGATGTCTTTATTCTTGCATACCGCTGAGATTAGCTCTGCTTCTGTATTCACTCTGGCCCGCCTTGCTCTACCATCTTCTTCGTTTCTTGTAGTAACAAACGACGCTTTTCTTTATCTTTTTCAATTTCAGTTCTTGCAATGTCCATCTTATCAAAATTGTATAGAAAAAATTGTATTGTGTGCCCATTCTTTGTTAGATGAAAATAATATTCCAACAACTCTTTTGCACGGCTAAATCCTACACTATCAATTACATCTTGCATAGCCCATTTTTCACGAAACTTATTAATTGATGCTTCTTTGCCATACTTCTTTTTATATAAATTTTGAAAAAGTGTAAGTAAGATATATGGCTCTTTATTATTTGCCACGTTTTAACTCTTCCTCAACCTCTTCTGTTTTTTGAATTAATTTATTTTCAACAAAATTATATACTCGTTCAGTTGCAGCATCTACTGTCTCTCCCTGCCTAACATCATCTTCAACACCTACACCAATTTTAATACTTTCATAGTTACCAAGATTTCTAGTAAATGAAAGGTCTACTTTTACTCTCGTTGTCATTTATGTTCTGCCTTCTTGTGTCTGTTAAGTGTGTCGCTGGCAAATATGCCCCAGCGAACTTCTATGTCCCGTTTACAAATATCGCAAGTAACTACTCTGCTTTTTTCCATTACTCTGCCTTCCATACTGGAACAAACTTTCCTTCTTCTGTTTTAGTATACAATATTAAGTTATTTTTGAGAAGGGCTTGTATTTCTGCCTTTGAAGGAATTTCTTTTGAGTGTCCTGAATCTAATATGTGTTGGTGTATATCTAATATGTTCTTTTGATTAAACATATACTGTGACCAATTTTTGCTGTCTGGTTGTCCGATTGGATATATTTTTTGAGGGGTAGAAACCTTATCTCCTAATATATATTCTTGTATAGTTACCCTATGCTTGTTAAGCATAAAGGCAACTTCTACAACGGTGTATGCAGTTTCCATATTTTTTTTAACTTGAGAATATGAATACATTACTCTTTTTTTATCTGGGTAGCACCAAGCAATCATTTCATCTTTTGATCTAGATGCTTTTAAAACTTTATGTATTTTGTCGTTTAAAAAGAAATACCGTAAGCTTTTTGATTTGCCGTCTCTTTTAATTCCAGCCATTTTCCGAAAGCACTCGTTTCTTTATTACACATCCAGCGTTTGCCGCACATGATACAAAATAATTCCATATGTAATTTTTGTGAAAATACTCTATCTACAAAAACTCTTCCTCCACATTTACCGCACCACATTATAATGTAAAAAACTTTCCATCCACTACACAGCTATAGTCTGGCGACACATGGATCATTTGAATATGAGGATAATCATTTACAATATGCGCTACTGCAAATCCTTTTTGCCAATCATGATGTTGTGTGTACTTCATTCCTGGACCCTTTTCGTCACACATGTGACCAATCTCATAACCACGAAGTGTTTCTCCTTGACCATTGTTTCTAAGCTCATATGTTACCATATGCGATGCAATTCTGTGAGAGTGTCCTCTAATTAAAGATATCTGCATGTCTTCCATATCTTTTCTTGCAGATCCAGTTGCTGCAATTGAAAGTCCATGGTGTACATGTATATCTCCAAAACGACGTTTAGGAAGTTCATCGTAATATATGTAATTGTATCCCAATGAGTCCAAAGACCAGAGTGCTTCTGGTGTTACTTCATTAATATAATCTGGAAGTTTTGCATCAATATAATTAAAAATTCTTATGTCGTGATTTCCAAGCGCTGAAAATAGCTGTGCATCTGGAAGCATCTCTCGTGTTTTGGCGTAGAAATCTCTAGCACCTTTTGCTTCATGTCTCATCATTGGAACAATTAAATCACGGCTGTCATCTTTGTGAAGTTGCATAAACTCTGCAGAACGACCTTCTGTGTACTTACTATAGCATGCTTGATCGTCAGTGTCTCCCAAATAATCAACAACATCTGGCTTAAACCATTTCATTACTTTAAACCATAAGGCAATCATCTTATCGTCTTGATATGGAAACTGCTGATCGGATGAAAGCATCCATTTTAAATCGTTACTCATTGTTTACCTTTATACGAAAAAAGTCACGGGTACGTGACTTAGATGTTACATTTATTGTAACATATTGGTGCAGCTTGTAAATAGGTTATGCTTCTACAGCAAATAAATCAAAATTCATTTTTCCGCTTGCAGCGCCTGCGCCGCTTCTAACTTCAAATGTCATCTTTGTGCTAGTAATTGATGTTATTATTACGTGAATTCTTGTTTGAGCCTCAGTTAATTTTGCCCCACCAGAATTTACTTGTATCCAGCAGCGTGGTGGCTTTGTAAATGTTTTATCTGGAAATGTCCAAGAGTTACCGTAAGAAGGGGTATTTGATGGATTAACTTGAGCTCCAGAGATAGTCGTGCTATATACTTTTGATGAAACTGCTACAACCTTATTGTCGCCACCAGTGGCTGTGGCGTTTTGCAATATAATACTTTGAGATGCGCTCTCTTTATTTATTGCACGTAAGTCTGCAATAATATTATTGATCAGATCCGATGTTACTGGGTCTCCTGCGCTAATGGTTTTTGTTACTATATCAGCCATCATTTACTCCTTTGGTTGTTCCGCTGGAACTTCCTGTGATTTATTTGCCTCAGCAAGCTGTGTTATTTCTGCTCTAAGGATTGCTACATGCGTCTCATATTGTGAGACAATCTCACCGATACGCTGTTGCAAAGCCTGTACTACTAGTTCTAATTTTTCCATTATATCCCCTTGATAGATTTACAGTATATCATTATGCCTCTAGGGCGTCAAGCCTATTTAAAATTCTTTTAACTACGCTTATTAATATTGGAGCAAGGCTATTATAATTAATATTTTCTGGAAGCCCTTCGCTATTATATTCAACAATATCTTCAAGACCTTCAATTGCTGCAACTTCTTCTGCAATTAATCCTACTCTATATGCAGTATCTCCTTTTTTGGCATCTGCTATTCCTTGGAATTTAACTGGTCTTAATGCAAGAAGCTGTTGGTCAGTAAATTCTACACTTTCAATATTAGTTTTATATCTTCTAGAGGAAGTAGATCTTGCAATTAGTCCAGTAGAGGAGCTCAGATATGCGTTAGCACCAGATGTTGTTGTGTCTGGTAAATAAGCTGTAGCTCTTGTTTTATCAAAATAAACAGAGCCAGTATCTGTGTTACTACTATTTGTAAAATGTGTTTGACCAGTTCCAGATGTAATATATACTGAAGTACCGCTAACTGTAGTATAGTTTGATAAACCATTTGTTAAAACATAATTTGTAGAATCTCCAGCCATTGTGGCGGAAGAAGAAGTTGCTAAAAACAAGCCGTAGGTTGTTCCAGCTGCATTTGCAGTTACTCCATAATGCATTAATATTCCAGCAGAGGAAGCAGCTAAAACGTGGCCTCTTACTGTACTTCCATATACAACTTGTAATGAATCTGTGTTTGCATCTATAATTTGAACTCTATTTGCAGATGTACTTGTTTGAATTTTAGCACCAGTAATCGTTCCACCTGTAATAGTATTACCAACAATAGCTGATCCTGTAATTTTTCCACCAGTTATCGTTCCATTATTTGCATCAAGTATTAGTTGTGCTCCTCCGCTTGGAGAGTTGCCCAATAATTGATTACCACTAATTCCCCAACCTGCGGAAAAACTATCTCCAAAATATCCGCTTGCAGCTCTAACTTCGCCAGCAAATATTGCATCTCCAGCACTTGTTAAAGTAAATGTTGCATTTCCATTTTTATATCCTAATATTCCAGCTGAGGTTATTTTAACTCCGCTTCCATATGTGGAATCAGAAGATCCTGCATATACTTCAAAACCAGAAGCATTTGCTGAAATTTTATTATCTACTGCACTTTGTACAACATATGCAGTTGCATTTAATTTACCATTTAAAGATGTTTTTGATGCATACTTTGCATTTGGCTTTTCTGTCCAATTATATCCAGCTGCGGTTGCTGTATATATAGAATTATCATCTCCGCCATTTATCCATAAATCGCCTGCTCTATTTGCATATGGCTGAGTGTTATCTGATGTAACAAATACTGTATTTTTTGTGGCAAGTCCACTACTTAATGTAGATGCTGCTACATAATCTCCTTCAACAGTTTGAAGCCTACTATTAATTCCAGAAGTTACTGTATTTAAAGTATAAAGATTTAAGCTTCCAGTTGTTGCATAACCTTCAATTGTTGATCCAGCACCAAGACCCAAAACTGCTCCAGTTGCGTATAGTGTTCCGTCCACTCCAACTTTAAACTTAGCATTTGAACCAGTCTGACTTCCAACCCATAATCTGTAATTTGGATCTGTTGCACTCATTCTAACAATTGAACCTAATGTGCCTGTTGTATCTCCAAGTGTTATGGTTCCATTACTTTCAATACTTGTTCCAGTTGCAGATAAACCTGTTGTTGCTAAAGTCCATCCTCCAACAGTTCCAAGCGTAGCATCTAGCCTACCAGTAGATTGCACTAAAGAAAATGTTTGTCCAGTTTCATTACTTGTGCTTGTAGAGTCATATGCAAATATACCTTCACTACTAAACCTTACTCTTGCTCCTGATGTTGGATTTGCGCCTGCGTAAAGTGTACCGCTTGTAGTTGCTCGCTCTGGAATTGAAAGCTGAACATTGCCTGTAAACTTTCCTCCTGTAGCATTAATACTTCCAGTTAGGTATAAATTTGTCCCATTCCAATACATAAATTCTGTTGGATTTCCAACTCTAAATTGTCCTGTAGTAAGCCAAAAGTTATTGCCGACATTTGTTGTAGATTTATTTAATACAATTCCATGGTAAGTTCCTTGAGTTAGTGTTGGACTTACAATTGGATCCACACTTAAATTAATCCCCTGTGTAATTCCTGTTCCTATTTTAAATAAATCTTGAGTTGCTCCGCCTATAGCTATGTAAGATTTTAATCTTGCTAATGCTCCAGCTGCTGTTCCATCTGCATCAGAAGCAATAAATGTTCCACTTGCTGCACCCGTCCAATTGACAACATCGTAAGGTGTTGTTGATGCAACCTGATAATAATATGTTGTATTTGGGATAAGACCTGTTGCAGTAAAAGAAGTTGTAGCTATTCCGCTTACAGATGCATATTCCCAAAGTGGTGTAGTTACAGTTGAGGGATTATCTGTTGACCATCTTATTGCATATCCTGCTGTTTTAACATTTGTAGATTGTGCCCAACTAATTGTTGAAACAAGACTAAATCCACTTAAATCTTTTGGATCAATAGAGGCAGTTGCAGATGAGCTACTTGGATTTTCAACAGTGTATGTTGTATCTGGATCTGAAGTAAAAGGTTTTACAGGACCCTCTGTAGCCTCCGATATATTTAAATCGTTCCATCTATCTCTAGATCTAACCTTCACCCATCGATTAGCAAAAGCATTAGGGCCAGTAGTTAAAACTGTAACACTAGTAGATGTTCCAGTATAAACAATAGTTTGTGTAGCAAAATCTTTTGTAAGGCTTTCAAATATAATAACATCTTCTTGTACACTAAGTGGATCAAGATCAAACTTAATTCCGTATGATTGAGAACCTGGAGTTAATGTTAAATTTTTAACTGGTTTAGTTAAGTTTTCTATTACATGATTTACTAAATATGCAGGCGATCTTTTACTTTCAGTTATTAAACTTGTTTCGGAATCTTCATGTAAATATGTAAAAAAAAATTTATAGGTTTTGTCTTTAAACGGCAACATTCTTATTGTTTTTGTATATGAATTTGCGGAGGTTGAGGCAGCAGAAGCTGCTGAAGCAGTATTTGTTTTTTCTAAATCAGCAGGAAAATTTGCGTCAACTTCATCTCTATCGTATCTGGCCATTAGAAACTTAATCCAATTCTATACTCTATGTCCATTTGCTTGCCTAAAGTTTTTGTAATAACATCACTTAGCACAGATCTACTTATCATTCCATAGTCTGATCTGAAAGAGTCCTCATCATTTATTCTAAGACCATCAAGTAAAACATTTGTTGCTCCTGAGCTTTTTGCTTTAACTCCAATTGATATTTTTACAATAGAAGTTTGATCTGGTGTTCCAGATGTAAATCCGCTACTATACAGATTGCTTAGATTTAATTCTTTTACCTTGTAGCCAATTGGTGATAATCCAGTAAACTGTAGTGATGTTTCTCCAGGATACCTAATCTCATAGTAATTATTATTTGAATCATATGCTCTAAAATATATATAGTCTAAATTTAAATCACTTTGATAATATGCAAGTGTCATGCTGTCTTTGGCGCTGTATCCTGAAATATCTAGGCTAAGATCATAGAAATAATTTTTTGATTGTGAGGCTGCCGCATCTACAGATAAATAATATGCTCCTATTTTAGGAGATGATGTCATAACTAAGCTTGGGCTAGCACCAGTGCTGTCTGTCCAAAATTGATTATCTTCAAATGATGATATTGATTTGCTTGCATAGTCAGTTGTTCCAAAAGTTATGCTTGGGAATAGGCCTACCTCATTTATAATTCCAGAAACATCTACTGGGATTGTTGTCTTATAAACAACTCCGTATGTGCTTACTCCTGTTAGAGGGCTTGTCTGTATATCTACGCTTGATAGATTTACTGCCGACCTGTAAAATTCAAAATCTAATTGTGTATCATTTACGGTTGCTGTTGAAGACCCTACACCTATAGCAATATCTTTATCTGGGGATACTTGCTGACCAGCCAAATATTGAGTGATATACCTCTTACCAAATTTTGTTAAAATGTTTTTGCTTCTATGGATTTCTTTTTCGTCTTCATAAAAAACGTATTCTCCAAAAATTTTATTGTCCATATACATTTACCCCCACAACACTATCCCCTACGTGATTTTTAACATTAAAAACAAACTCAATATACTGATTTTTATTTTTATCTGTTACAAGCTTTTTGCTAACCAAAGTAATGTCTTCTAGATTTGGCGCATCTAATTCTCCTCCTGGTGGTGGAGGGGGAGGATTAGGTGGCTCTTCAGACCCCTCTACAAAAATTTGCTCAGGCTCAAATGATCCTGGATCAACAATAACATAGTGGTCTGGTTTTAATACTTGAATTAAAGGGTCTTTAGGAAATAGCAGAAGCTTTTTTTCTTTTGCTGTTTCCGATGCGGGTCTTCTTATATTAGCCATATTAACATTCTACCATTTCACGAAACATAAATCGACCTACAAACTACTGTTGTTGTGGGCGAGGAAGCATTGTCATATGTGCTATCTAATGAAAGAATTACAAACCTGCTTCTGTTGTATCCCGCTGGTATGGTTAAGTCTTCAGAGGAATATATGTGTTTTGACGGATAGGATACCTCTATGATATCTCCAACCTGTAGTATCGGGTTAACAAATATTTGCATAGTCAAAACTTTTTGCTGCATGGACCATTGGTTTGTCATCCATTCGGCTAGCTCTTTAGCCTCATCTTCTTTTTGTATCCACGTTGATTCAAATCCAACCTGGTCCTGTTTTTCTTCATCGGTTAATCCTGGCTTCATGTATTCAAACTGATTTGAATTGTCTATAAAATCTCCGACTACAATAAAGTCTTTAGTCTTTCCGTCCGATAGGCTGGTAAATGCGCCAGTATTATTCAGTACAAAAGTATCTATAGTAAATGTGTCAAATGCTGATCCTACGACTGTTACTGTGTCATTATTTATTAGTTGCGTGTATTGAGGAAATCCTGGGTTAGCAAATCTTCCTTTAATTCTTCTAAGCTCCCTAGCTACTGGACCAAATTCTTTTAGCCACGAAATGCTATCTGTTGGTGTGACTCCTTCTCCAAAAACAAAATCTCCAAAAGTTTTTATTACAGAGGATCCAGCTCCAAGAAGTCCTTTGTATAAATCATAATCTTGTCCTGATAAAAATTCTTCTTTGGTTATTGACGTTGTGTATATATAATCAAATACGGAAATTCCTTGCAAGGAAAGAAGTCCGACTTTTTCTGGTACGCTGGTTGCGTCTGTATCTATCACACCTATAACTTTATTGTTGATTGATATTTTAAGAGCAAGTGCTTTTTTTGTTCCGTTTTCTGGGATAGACCAGTTTGCCTTTATATCAATTTTATAAAGTTGGCCTCCATTTATATTTGTTATTATTGTTCCATCTGCTTCTTTTTGTGATGTTATTAACTTTTCTGGTATTCCGTTTTTTATTTTATAAAAATTAACGTCTCTGTATCCCTTTTCTACATTTGCATTTTGCGAGGTTCCGATTGTTAAAAGGTATCCGCTTTTGTTATCAGCGCTTAAACCAAATGCAAGTCCAGCTATTGTTGGTTGATTCCCTGTTGGTAGCTTGGATATGGGATCTACTCTATATGGAAAATACATATTAGTTCCAATTGCAAAGCTGTCGTTGCTTGTTGGTGTGACTGTTCCTAAAAACTCTGCTTGAGCTTTTGGTGTGACAAGTCTGTATGATGTGTTTTTAACTGGTATCGTTGGGTTTGTGATTTTAGTTGCTGGGTCTTCATTTGTTTTTAATTGAACCTCTGGGGCAAAGATTGTCATCATCGATAAAGGAATAGAAGCAAAAAGATTATTGGGGTTATTTATATATTTACCGCTGGCGTCTTTTTCAACTTTAATCTTTTTTAATGTAAAGACTGCATCTGAGCTATCTGAAACAAAATTTCCAGTAACCGAGTCCCATTTAAATCCATCCCATTCTGCTTTAAGAGCATCAGTATCAACATTGTGCACCAATGCTCCCTCTTCGCCAAGCTTAATAACATCAAAAGCATTTCTGGTCTTTATTCTATATTCTCCAGTAGGCTTAAATGTATTTGGTTTTCCTAAACCTTGATATTTTTGAACATCAGATTCAGATGTTATCCATATCGGTACCGAGCCCACATCTGAGTTAATGCTTTGATATTCATACCTGATTGCATCGTATTCAATAATTTCTTTTTCTACAACAAGGTATCCAGAGTATGAATAAAATTGCTGCTCTACTCCAGATATTACAATTGGCTCTAAAAACAAAGATCCCTTTGGCGCATCTGCTTCTAACCCAACTATTTTGTTGTCAGCTTTAACGTTTTCTGTAAGTGCTGCTGCTCCTAAAGTAACTACTGGTGATTTGTATAACGGTTCAGAATTTATTACATATGATGAGCTTAGCTGTGGGCTGTATAGAACTTTTATACTTTTTACAGATGGCACATTATCAATAGAAATAGAAGATATGTTTGGTAGTTTAGTTAATTTTGTATCATATCTAAATGAAGCTTGAGGCAACTTTGTTGAAGAAAATAGATAGCTTCTTGGATAGAATTGAAGCTTATCATTTTCATCAAATATTGCTACGGTTTGAGTATCTTTACACAAATCCTGAATCAATTGCCAAACCGTTTTTTCTTTATCTGTGTACCAGTAGTATGGCGTCACAGTATCTTTACTGTTTTCTGGTATATTAAAATTATAATTTGTAAATCCAATTGAATCTAGCAGTCTTCTAATGATTGCAACTGAGGACATGTCCTTTGTTACAATGTCTGGTGGCTTAATATACTGCAGCTCTCTTGCTCCGTCTAATCCAGAAATATTTATCTCTCCAAATTCATCAACAGAATAAGAGTCTAAGTAAAATACACCTAGATTAATTATTTCCATATCTATTCTGACATATGGTTTTATTATAATGTTTTTGTATAAACTTATTTTATTTTTGTCAAAAGCATTAACCTTATCATAGTGGTCATAGTTTTTATCATAAGCATTTAAAGATAGATTTATTGAGTTTGCTGTAACATCTCCTACTGGGACTAGCCCATCAACCTTGTCAGATGAGTTTGCAGATATGTTAAATGACTCAGTTCTTTCCGTTACATCAATAACATACCTAGCTGATAGTTCTATCACTCCAACAAATGCCCCAGCAATACTATTCTTTTTAATCTCTAATTCTAATTTATTTATGTCAATAGATTTAGTTGTGTCTAAGTCTAGGGCTACTGCTGTCCATGTTGGAAGCCCATTGTAATATAAATTAACAACTCCATCTGTTGGACATGTTGTTCCGCTATATATTGTTGATTTAACTCCTTCTGCATTTGTTACCTTTAAATTCCATTCGGTTGGAATGGAGTGAGCTGTTTCAAACTTAACTACAATTTTATTGCAGGCAGCTTTTTTATCTATTGGATATGTTGCGGTTATTATGCAATCAGATAATTCTTTTGATGAGTTTGATGCACGAGATACCCAATATTTATATGGGGCTTGAGCGCTAGAAAAATATAATCTGGTCGGAAAAGTTTTTTCTGATGAGTAGGTTTTATAGTCTCCGACATTAGACTTTAATGTACCAGCACGTTTAACTGTACCGTCTGCATTAAGCTCTGTCTGCAGGCTTGGATCTCCATCTACCATATACTGAATTCCAGAAACTTTTGGTCTTCTTGGATCAATTATACTACTCAGTGGAAATATTTTTTCAAATGGCTTATAGGTATATCCATTAATAGTTTTTGATGCATAGTCTGCACCTGCAGATGCAGCTATTGATTTTGTTGCAATTAAATCATTCATATTATATTCAAGTGTACATCCATTTGTCATTTTAATAGATGCGTTTGTATCTAAATAGGTAGATAGCCCAGCTGATGCAGTAATCATTAAACTTCTTCCAGTGTTATAGAAACATCCCAAAATTCTTGAGGTATTATTTGATCATTCATCTTTACATTTCTTTTTTTCATAGTAAAGGTAGCAGAATTAAATGACATTAACATTATTTTTTCTCTTTCAGAAACACCGTTTGGTGAAAACTTTACTTTAACAACGCCTTGGCCAACCGTTTCATAAAAATTTTTAATATCCATTGCTCCCCATTGAAGATCTACCGTCATTAATGAATTACTTGGTAAATCTGTCCAGCTAACAGCTAAAGTACTTTTGTCAGCAATAAATACTTTTCTAAGTGTTCCATTAGACATTCTTTGAGATTTTTCAATTCTTGTTGTATCTAGGGTTGCACTTGATCTATTGTGCTCGCTAAGTGCCTGCCAAGATGTAACAACTCCCACAGTTTTTTCAAAAAATATAAGTGACCCTACTGGTAAAATTATGGCTGCCATTATTTAATACCTACCGTCATTGTTGGCCCAGTCATTTTAGCGGTACGAGCATCAAGAGTTTTTATTGCTGTAATTGTTTTTTGTGTAACCATGCTAGACAATTGCTCCAAATCTCCATCATATCCATTAATATTATTTGTAATATTATACACGCCTCCACTCATTGTAGCATTGTTAGCGTTTGGATTAAAAGGATTCATGTTGGCTGGGATTACAGCTTCATTTTTATGAAGCATAGCAAGCATGTTAGCTGGAACGTTATTTATTCCAGTTTGAAATTTAGGTATTGCAAGACCGCCATTTGAAAACTTTTGAAGAATAGAATCTGGGTAGGCATTATAATTAAATGTCATAAAGTCTTTTGTATCTCTTCTGTTCATTTTGCCATTTTTAAATCCCGTATCTCCATTACGAGTCAAAAAGAATTTTTCTATTGTATTTTGCAACATCTCAAATACAGTTGGAATATTAGTTCCAGGCAAGTCTAGTTTTTGAGCAGTGGTGCCAATTCCACCATTTGGATAATAATAAAAGGGTTCTCCGTATGGTCTATCAATTACATTCTTAACGGTTGCATCTGCCACTTTGTTTCCTGCAACGCTAGTTACTGGAAAATCTTCTAATTCAAATATCTCATCGCCAGATGACATTGCTTTTGCCCAAGTCTTACCGCCCCATTTAAACATATTATATACTCCATTAGAGGCGGCAATAGAAATTCCACTTCTTGTTCTTTGCTTGGGTATTTGGTTTGTAGCAGTTTGCAATGTTCCAGAGTTAAATTCTTTAAATGGAATAAGAGGGTATGCATACTCAATATGATCTATTACTGTTTGTTTAGGATTATAAAATTTTTCTCCTTCTGGCCAGTAATTTGGAATTGTTGGCTTGTCCCATGGGTCTTCTTGCGTGTCGTAGTTATTCCCGCCAGGCTGATCTGTGTTTTTATCTGTGTTTTTGTCGGGATTAAATGGAAGAATAATCATTCCATCATCTTGCCCTGGTAACTTGGAGTAGTACTCGTTTGTATTATTTGGATCTGTGCCAAATGGTTTATCTGGATTATATTTTGTCATTCTTTGATGTAATTTATTATTTATATCAAAGGTATATTTTGGGTGACCCCAATCAGATTTATTTATTGCGGAGTAAAATTCTTTAAGATCTGTTGATTTACTATTTGTAAGTGCTGAGATTATGTCTTCGTATCCGTGATTAGGAAATTTTAATGTTTGAAGAACTGCATCTAGTCCTTGATCCCATGATGTATATGCTTGAACTCCAGTTCCAGTTTGTGCGTTGACTGTATTTACTTTTGTAGATCCTGGCATTTCTAATGTTGTATTTAATGGATTATACAAAGCTCTATTTTGCCAATGTCCACCCTCTTGCATTGCCCATGCCTGAATTCCACCCAATAGGTTTTCGGTTGGTGTTCCACCTAAAGCTGTAATTAATGCAACTCCAAAATCATGCGGGGTTCTGATTTCAAGTGCTTTATTTTTTACTGATGGCTTACCAGATATCTTGAGGCCTAAAATTTTTGCATAATCTGTATTTAAAAGATCTGGCATTGCTGTTTGAGCATTTTCATCAAATTTATTTGACTTTAATTGAAAGTTGGACAAATCTGCAACCATTGCTTTTGCTTTTGCTGTATCGCCAAAAAGATCTCCTGGTGTAACTCCAAAATAATCAGCTAGTCCTATGTCAGTATTTTTATTTTTAAATCCTTGAAGATAAGCTGCAAATCTAATATTGCTATCTTGAGGATGACTATCATCAGTATGTGGATCAATGTCAGTATTTGTTTTAGAAAGATCTGGCGCAGCTTTTGTGTAATGTGCTTTTAAATATTTTGTAACTGATTCTGATTTTACAATATTGTTCATGTAGCCAGCATTAAACATTTCTGACATTATCTGCCCAGATAGGAGATCGGCATTTATCTCGTTTAACATATCGTAATACTGTTTTCCATCTCCTTCGTTTTTTAAAGGTTTACCAAATTTATCTTTAAACAACTTAGAACTAATTCGATCATTTCCAAAAATGCCACTTTCTTTTAATCTTGTCACCATTGAATGTCCAAATTCGTGATTAAGTATGCTAAGCAAACTCATCTTAGATTCGTCATTAGTTAAAATTTGTTTATTTATATACTCAGAATATGTTTTAAAATCAAAATTTTTTTTAGCTCCTGGAATAGGTTGATATTTTAAATGTTGATTGTTTTTATCTGGAAGTATGATATTCGGTAAATTTGCTTGTGTGCTAGTAGGCTGCACGTAAAGCATTGTTCCAACTGGGTCGTTAATATCACGCCACGAAAATCCAGGCTCTCCGCCCATCATAGATAGCCAGTTTCTTGGATCTGTAACTTCTAAATCTGTAACTATAGGAGTTTCAAGCAAACTTGGCTTACCATTCATTTTAAATAAATTTTGATATTTAGCGCCATAATAAGTATTAAGGAGCCCAACCCATGAGTGCATAAATTCAGAAACTTTTTTTTCGCTATCCGTAAATTTTCCAGATAGAACATCTTTGGTTTGGTCTATCGTGTCATTGCCACCAACATTTTTATATACACTTTCATGATATGGATTATATATATCTAATCTATTTATATTAGGTACTAGTCCGCCTTCAGCATACTTACGTTTTTTCTTACCAAAATAATGACTATAGATGTCTGGTATAGACGATGGAATATTAGCAAGTAGTGCTTCTGTCATTCCAGGCAAATCTTTCATTCCAGCTTGAGCCCATATTTTATTCCATGGAAGAATTTTAGGATAAAGATTTAGAGCAGACATTGCTGCTCTTCCCATTATTTTTCCGTATGCGCCAGCTTTATTTCCTTTTTGATATTCAAGTATTGCTTTTTGATACATGTCTTCATCTTCTGCACTCATCCAATTAGTTTTGCCAAATGCTGAGCCTGCTAAATACTTACCGCTATTTATTGTAGATTGAAGCATTTCGTAACCTAATGATCCTAGGTCTTGCATTCCTCTGCCAAGCAATCCAAATGGTCCGCCCATTGATTCACCTGTAGATGTTGCTGTTGTATCTACTTGATTTGATAAAAAGTTATTTACTATTCCGCCATCTGCAAATTTTTGTGCGTTAAGATTGTCAAAATGCTGTATTCCATATTTTCTTACAGCTTTTTCTTTAATTACATATTCACCATTTGAAAGTAATGCTGGAATAGAATCAGATGTTCCTGTTCCTGGGCCAACTACCTTGCCTCCAGTTTCATATGATTTAACCTTTTCTCCTCCGCCAGGAAGTGGACTAAACCATCTTCCAACTACTGCTTTGTCTCTTGTTACACTTCCATTATGATGAAAAATAAGATCTCCAACTACATAAGAAGGCTTATTATTATTTTTTTGAAGAAAAAGCATTTGTGCTTGTAAAAGATTTATAAATTCTCTATTTGACATTCCGCTTAATGGAAGTATGAACTCAGCTAATGACCCAGGCTGTTCATATGGCATTGACATAAATTGTTTTTCGGTTATTTTTGCGCCTGCTGCATTAGAATATTCATAAGGATTATTTTTTGTTCCTGCGCCAGTTCTTTTTCCTGCAAGGTTTGAAGGATCTGCAACTGCGCCTGCTGTAGCAACTTGAGCACCACCTACTTTTTTACTATTAATATATAAATCACCATTTACAACTAATCCAGCTTTAATGAGAGAAGTTTCAAGTGCACTCATTAGCCCTGTTGCTGCATCTACTCCAGGTTTTCCAGTGGCAGGATCTACTGGGTAAGGAGTTAAATTTACTTTTATTGCAGTTGCTGCTTCGGTAATTGCTGCAAGCATTGAGGTTGCTTCAGGTGATGTTTTCCATTTTGCTAAATCATCTTTATGAGCATCAATAGCAGTTCTGTAATTGGCCATTGCTGTAATTAATTTTGTTATTGCACTTTCTTCATCATCAATCTTTTTTGATACGTCTCCAAATTTTTCAGAAGCATAGGCAGCTGCATCTGCTACATCTTGTTGCTTCTTTTGTATTAATTCAATTTGTTTTAAAAGAGGTGCATTTTTTAAAGTAGTTGCATCTTCAATTGCTTTAACTTGTGCATTGTACTGTAAATCACTTTGTAATCCTTGCATGTCCAAGCTTGCTTGTTGTGCATCTGCTGTATTACCTGTAGCAAGTGCGGCTTGATATCTTGCTTGAGCTTTTGCAATCTCTCTTCCAATATCTCCTTCTTTTTTAGCAGCATCTAAAGCTTTTATTCTTGCGTCTGCTAATTTATTATTAGCATCAATTTGTTTTTGTAGAGCAGATAATTTATCTCTATCTGATATTTGTTGAGCTACAGATTGGCCTTTCATTGCTTTTGTATATTTTTCTTGAAGCTGCTTTAATCCATCTAAATGCTTATATTGTTTTTGTAAGAATCCATTTTTTGCAACGCTTTCAATAGATTTAGTTATTGCAATATTAAAACGATATACCTGATCTGTTTGAGCTGCCGATAATCCACGCATATCTAAAGTAAATCCTTTTGCAATTAATCTTTGTTTTTGCATAAGAGATATATTTGTATCATGCAAATCAGCAATTTCACGCAATACTGGATTTGTTTTTTCCATTTCCTTGAGTGTAGCTTGACTTACAGTTTTTTGATAACGTTGTGCTTTTGATATTTTTTCTATAGCAGCAACTTCTGCATCTAACATAATTACATTTTTATCTGCAGTGCTGATGAATGTAGGCTTTGTTTTATCTTTTTTTCTCTTTTTAAGTGCTTCTGCTTGCTGTTCCTCAATTGCAGTTAATATAGCAGAGTTAGCTGTAATAAAAGCATTTGCTTGTTCTGTTCCATCTCTACCCTCATGAACTGTTTTGTTATAAAGTTTTATGGCTGCAGCTGCTGCATCTACAGATGTTTTAATCTTATTAAATCCTTCTGATGAAACTGTGTATAAGCTAGCTGATGATGAAAAATTCTTTGAAACAGTATACATTGCATAAATCTTTTTTGTTGCTTCTTCCGAACTCATTCCCATGCCAATAAACATTGTCTTTAATCTTTCGGCTAATGCAATTTGATCATCTGCGCTTGTTTTATCAATTAATTTTATTTGATCTGCAAAATCAGTTTTTACGGTTTTCTTTAATTTTTTAAATTCTGCAATTGTTATTTTTAAAGGGGTGCCTGATCCAGTCATACTCTGATAGAGTAATTGATTTTGTTGTCTTACGGCTTTTGCTGTTTCTACAGATTCTTTTAATGATTTATTAAAGTCTCTAAATCTTAAGCCTGCTTTTTTTGCAGCCTCTTCTGTCATTCCGTAGCCTAATGCATTTAGGCGCATGCTTTCTGTATTTGCATCCCACCTATTTTTAGCAAATAATAATCCGCCTATAACAACTGCAGATATTAAATTAAATCTTGTTAAACCTAAGCCTACCTTAGATATCATTGAACCAAATTTAGTTCCACTTGATTCTGCTTTTGCTAAAGCAGTACCAAATTTTGTCATTTCTCCTGGATTTTTATTTGAGAATGCTAATGGCGTTGTTGTTTTTCCCAAGCCAACTTTTGTTAACCCTCTGCCAATTATGCCCTTTGTGCTCCCACCTAATGATGGACTTAGCATCATTGGCAACATATACCCAGCTTGTTGAACTATCATTGATAATAATGGGTTTGTAATTTTTGAAGCTATCATATTTGCAATTGCTGAAATGCCAAGGCCTGCAACTATTTGTCCACCAATACCGTAGTTATTAGGAACTATTCCTCCTGCGTTTCTTGGAACAAATAGTTCTGGTCCTTTTTCTCCAACAATGTAAGGTTGACCAGCATTAACTGGTCCGCCTGCAGCTCTTCCTTCAAGACTAAATATAAGCTTTTTTAAAGTTTCTGTTAATGGAGTATCTTTTCTGGATTCCCAATTTAAATATTTTGTTTTTAATATTTCTTTATCTATTGGAGAAAGCTGTTTTAATACAAATTTGTCTCCAATCATATCTGATGCGGCAGATCTTATAACGGCATCTAATGCATCTGGTTCAATACCACGCTTTAAAGTTCCATCTGCCATGTGCACGTAGCCATAAGGTTTTTCTTTTGCTAATGCTGCTGCAAATTTATCATAAAATAATTTTTGAGTATATTTTCTTAAACCTGTGCTTGCAAATAAAGTTTCGGCCATTTTAATAGATAATGAATTTACACCCCATGGAGCTGACTCAAAAGTGCTTGGCTTGGGTTCCCCTGTTGGTCCATATCCAGCACCAATTCTTTTCATTGCTTTTCCTTTAAGAACATTTCCAAGCAATCCTCCAATTCCAAATTGATTTGTGGGTGATCCATTAAATAATCTTTGAGCAAATTTTCCTGAAATTTCTCCGCCAGAATTTCTTCTAATAATTTTAAGTGCGTGACTTACTCCGCTAGAAGTAGTAAGTAATGTGGCAAGATTTGTGCCTCTAGCCCAAGCAGGAACTCTAGAACCTATTGTTCTATTTTCACTAACCCAAGTTAATCTTCCATCTCTTCTTTTAACTATTTGACCTTTTTGAGATGATCCTGATATTGACCCTGATATTAATCCACGTCGTATTGCATCGTCTTTAGTTAAAACTTCTTTTGCTCTAGTAGTAAATATTTGAGAAATTGCAGAATATAGATTTCTTCTTCCGCCTGCTTTTGATGAATCAATTTTTATTCCACGCAGGGCTGGTGCAAATATTTCTTTAGCTAATTGCTCAAAACCAAATGGATTTCCTTTTCCACCAATCATCTTGCCTGCATATTCTGGACTTTCTAATTTAGCAATTAATTCTTGAAGTGCAACTGAATTTCTTCTTTGTGCTTGCTCAAAATCGCCGCCTAATGTTACTGCAGCTTCGTTCATTAAACTACTTGGATCTATTCCAGCGTCTAGGGTTTTTCTTATTAAATTTGCTATCTGACTTCCATAAAGACCGCTACCATTAGAATTTACTCCAAGATTTAATTCTCTTGGTAATAATAATGCCATGCCACTAAGATCTTCTGTAATATGTGTTCTTTGTAATGCTAATTTTTTATTTTCTAATAATCCACCACGTATATGCATTCCACTGCCTGAAGTATTTCCTACTCCGCCATTTAATTGGTACATTAAAGGCATATTTTTTTGAGCAAAGCTTGCTGGGATTACGGCTTCTCCAGGGGTTAATACTACTGGTACCTGACCGCCTTCTTGTGCATAATAAGATTTGCTTCCAAGTATATTAGTTATAAGAGGCAAATGCTTTTGAGTAGCAGCTTTATTAATTACAAATGATCCAGGCTCGGCTGTTGTGTGATAGGTATCTGTGTTTCCAGTCCCTGGAACAATTCCACCTTTGTTAAGTCTAGGTTTTGTTGTTTCTATATTATATCCAGCTCCAGAAGTTCTTACTCCTGCAAGAGCTCTTGCAATTCTATCCACCATTTCTCTTGTAGGGCCTTTATGAAACATTTCTTTCATATTTGCTTTTCCAGTTACTGGATCAACTACTGGCTGTGAAGTTAAAGGAACAGTTGTTAAATTAGCTGTTCTTCCCATACTTGTTGCTGTCATTGCCGCTGTTTCTGCAAGCATTGCTTCTACTGTTGCATTTAATGAAATAATTTTTGCTCTTGCTGCTTCAACAGTTATTTTATTTGCTTGAACTTCAGCTACAATTGCTTGTACTTCTTGTGCTGCCAATTCTGTTATTTGACTAAACTCTGGCAGCAATGCTTGATATGAATCAGATAAACTTGCTGTAATAGTTCCTGTTGCCATAACTTCTTTTTTAAGTATTGCAAGTTCTTCTTCAGACTGCATTGAAATTGCAGCTGTCATTGAATGCCATTTAGCAGCTTCAGATGCAACAATTCCTGTTGATACTCCACCTATTGATGTAAGCCCTGGAATCTTTGGAAGATCTTGATTCATATAAGCTTGTGGATTTCTACCAACTCTTATATTTACTGGCTTTGCTCCTGGCACTGTTCCAAATATTGTTCCTGCTTGTGGATTTCCTGATGGAATTAGATGAGACATATCTCTAGAATATGGAGATCCAACTAGTGGGTGATCTTTATCTACAACTCTTCCGCTTCCAGGTGTCCCTGCCATAATGACTCCACCTGCAACTGTTGAAACTGCTGGCTGAACTGAAACTTTTGCTGCATTTGCTTTTGTTTCTAAATTTATAAAAGATTCAGCTAATGTGTTTACTGCATTTGATAAAACAATTGTTGCTTCTGAATCTGAATAAAAAGATGTTGCTAAACCTTTTGCAGCTGCATCAGCAGCCATAATTTCAGGAGTTAATAGTTTAAACCCTTGTCCGCCTTTTGCAAGTTGTCTTAAATGAAATATTCCTTTTACAACATAACCAATAAAGTTACCCATAACACCAGCCATCATAATAAGTGGCCCAGCAATTGCTGTTAATCCACCCAGAACATTAAGGAATGTTTTAACTGGTCCTGGAAGATGTTGAAAAAATTTAACAATTGCGTCTACAACTTTTAATACCTTTGTACTTATTTTTAAGAACTGCTCGCCAGTTGAAGCTAGGTCTGCTTGAACTGAAGCTAAAGCTCTTTTAAATTGACCAGACGCAGACTCTGTCATTAATTTTAATTCTCGTTCTGATATGCTTGCAAGGTCTGAAGCACTTGCTTTCATAAGGTCCATTACTTGAAGTGTTTGAGAGCCTTGCTTGCCTAAGTTTTCAAACAATGCAGACATTCTTGCAAACTGGAATTTTCCAAATAGCTGTTCAATTGCTCTTGATTTATCTAGCGGGTTAAGTTGATCTAAAGCTGATTGCAAATCTAATATTGTTTGAGTTAGGTCTCCTGCATCTTTTGTTACAATTCCTCGTAAATCAATTCCAAATCCTGAGAACAATTCTGTTGCAACTTTAGTTGGATTAATAAGTGATGCCATTGCTGATTTAATTGCATTTGCACCTTCTGCAGCGTTTACTCCACCTTCTTTCATTGCTGTAAGATAAAGTGCTAAATCTTTTACATCTCCGCCCAATGCTTTAATTACTGGACCAGCTTTAGGGATCGCTTCTGTTAAATCTGCAAGACTTGTTGAAGTTTGGTTTTCAACTGCGTTAAGAAAATCAATTGATTGTGTAAGTTCATCTGTATTCTGTTTAAATGCATTTTGAATAGCAAGAGTTGCTTTCATTGCATCTGCTCTATCTACTTCACCAAGCACTGCAAGTCTTGTAGTTTGCTGTGTTGCTTGAAGTAATTCATTTCCTTGTTTTCCAGTTGCCGCCAGGTCAGCTGCTAAAGAAATAGTATCTTTATAAGCAACTCCATATGAGCTAGCAATTTCTCTAGCTGTGGCTGAAACATCTTTTCTAACTTGTGCTAAATCAGCAGAAGATGTTGCTGCAAGACCACCATAAACTTTTGTTAGTCTTACTAGCTCTGCATCCGCTTCTCTAAAAGCTTTTTGTGCCGCTGCGCCAAATGCAACAAGCGGAACTGTAAGTCCAACAGTTAATTGACGTCCTGCCCATTGAGTATTTTTACCCCAGTTAATAAGTCCTGTTGCACCATCAAGCATAACTTTATTCATGATTGCTGCCTCTTGGCGAGCAAGAGCCATCTTGTTCTTTACTTCATCAAGACCTTTTGCAACCATTACGTTATACTGCATTAAACCTTGTGCATTTTTACCAACAGGTTGAATTATTGCTTGCTCAAGCATTACTTGTTGCTTAGCAAGATCTTTAATTAATGTGCTTGTTTTTCTTGTATGACCATTCCAAACGTTATAATATTCGTTAAGTTTTAGTCGGCCTTTATCTAAATTCTTACCAAATTTTTCTACGTCTGAAGATAGTGATACAAAATGTTGTGAAAATTGTCCAGTAGAAGTAAGTGTCGTTGCAAACGACTTGTTCATTACTGCAATTTGGTTTGCGAGTTTTGCGTTTGTGCCAGCAGTAGTTTCTTGCAGTTTTATGAGTTGGGCAGTAACCGCAGCTAATTGAGCTCTTAAACTCGTGAAGTCTGCGTGGGCGGTAATATTGGTTGTTATTATATTATCTGCCATATATATATATTACTCTATAGAGTATCCTAATCCCGCTCCAATACCAAAGCCAGCTTGCGCTGCAAATGAGCCTTGTAATGAAACAACATCATTTGCTGATGTAGTTATTCCTAATGCTCTTCTTTGAATATCTTCGAAGGATGATCCCTCCTCTTTTTCATTACTGCTTACATTTAATTCAACGCCCTGAATTGAAGCTAAGAATTTTCTTTTTTCTTCTTCAGTTTTTTGCATCGATTTAAAAGTCTGGACCATCTCTGGCATTGAAAGACTATCTTCTAGTTCTTCGTAATTTTTCCAATTACCTAGCAGAAAGACTTCCCCCTCTAAAGCGGCTAGATCTAGTTCTGACCAGCCAGTACTGCTGCCGCTAGTAGGTTTGGGTCGTCCATCTTAATTCCACCGCAGACCTCAAGGATTCGGTTGATTGTTGGAACGTCAAGTGTATCTTCAAATGCGTCTTTATCTTTAACTAGTTCTGGAAGTTGCTTTTCTAAAGCTACTGCACAGGCCTCAATTAAAATTGTTAATGTCTCATCTTCTGAGGTTACTTCTGCTGTTTTCTGAATGACTACCATAAACTTACGAAGCTCTTTAATTGTTAAAGGCTTAAGCTTAACTATTGCGCCATTTTGTAGTTGAATTTCTTCAACGTCGTATACTGTAGTTGCCAATTTAATCCTCCTAGGATTTTGTCTTAATTATTGTATCATATGCAAAATATAATGGCAATAAGAAACCCCCCAATTTCTTGGGGGGCTTCTATTAATTAATTAAATTAATTAGTTCCAAGTGCGGTCTACGATAATACCGTATTCCTTATTCTTGTGTGCTGAGTCACCTGATGGTAACAAGCGGAATGTTACTGGGAATGTTGATGCTGCGTTACGAGCCAAAGAGAACTGTGACTGTTGTACAGAAAGAACACGACGTCCATAATATACACGCTCTGTTTTAGATGATGCATCTGTTGTTGGAGCCTGTCCAACTGCAATTAGCTGGCGCTCTACTGGAGCTTCTCCAAGTGCACCTGCTGCAAGACCAAGTTCTCCTGCTGACTTATTAAGTGTTGCTGAAGACTGACCGAATACAGCAAGAACGTTCTCAAGAGTACCTTCTGCCATTTCTGTTGCAATCATAACTTCCATTGTCTCCTTGAAAAGCTTTGCTGAGTCAAGAAGCTGATCTACTGTTACTGAACCGTATGATGGGTTATAAGTAATTTGAAGACCATTATTTGTGTAACCTACGTTACGGTAAGCTGCACCAAGTGTCTGTGAATCTGGGTCAGCTGCATTTAAAGAATCGATGTATGATGATCCTGCTACGTAGCCAGTTACTGGTGAACCACTTCCTGCAGCTCCATTTTTGTATGCTGGTACTAATTTGTTTTGTCCTGCAACTGCAGCTACTGCTGCGGTTGGAGTTGCTGTATTTGATGATGCTGTTGCTGCTGGAATTAAGTTTGGATTGTATCCTGATGTTGTTGAATCTTCTACTGAAAGAAATAGTGGGGATGCGCCAACAAGAATATTTCTAGCATTACCTGCGTTTTGTGTTGCCATGTTGTAAAACCTCCTGTTAAATAAATATATATATATTGACTTACTTTTAAATCTAATCAAAGCTGGCTAGGCTTTTTCCTCTTAGCTAATTTTACTGCATAACTAGACTAAACGCAACTACTTGAATCTGCCTGTACCGTCGGTGGTCCTTGAGTACTTAACCTCTAGGATTACGTCGGTAGACATAAAACCTTTAAGCTCTGCTGAAGGCTCTATGGGTGATGTCTCTACGACATGGATGCTGTAGAATATTAATTTATTGGTGTCTTTTGACTTATTAGCATCCCTGGCCGACTCGTCCATTCTTCTAAATAGGTCCACCATAAGGTTTCTGATTTCATAAATCTCTGTGACATCTGTGGAGTATATGGTAAACAAAACCTTCTCACAGCATATTAGCCAGTTTTCTTCGTAGGACATCCCTATCTTGTCATAGATTATATGCTTTTTACCGTTTAAGAATTGATCCATTTCTGGAGATTGTTGTACTGGAATTATTGGAATTATTTCTTTTCCAAGATTATCTGAATAGTAATCGTAGGCGTCAAATATGCCAGTGGTCTTTAGCTGTTTCCATAAAAATTTACGAAGCTCAAACATTGCGTCTATTTTATAATCTACTGTCATAGTGAGCCTCCAAATGCTGATTGTAACGATGCGTCCGCCTGTAATCTTATTTTACCAGCACTAAAACTATATTGCACTTTTTTTATATTCATTGGTACATTAAGAGCTTTTGTCATTTTTGAATTAAATATTCTTTGCAATCCTGATGATTTAATTGATGAATTTACTAGTTGCCCGCCAAAAAATCTTCCATATGATAATGAGAATTGATTTGTTGCTTGTGCTCCACCAGGCCTCTTAACGGTCACAGAAGTGCCTTTGAGCATAAACACTGTTTCACCATCAAGTTCAAATACAAGTCTCTCAGCTGACCTTGGGCGGATTACTACGGGCATTCCAGTTTCCATCACAAGAGCTTTGTTTGCAAATATATATTTTTTCTTTTGTTTTTTATTTTTAGACGGTACAGAGGATTTAGATAATTTAAAGTCATAATTTATTTTAAATGAAAGTCCATCCATGTCTAATCTTGAAAGCTTAAATAGTCTTGCTGTTGGCATGCCTACTTTATTCCATTCATATATATGATGTAAAGATCTTGGTTTAATTCTTGCTTGAGAATCAATATAATCTCCAAAATCTTTTTCTATTTGATTAAATATTGTTGTTTTAAATAAATTTTTAAATTCAGCATTTGTCGTAAGTTTAGATAATACTGCTGCTTCATAATAAAGGAATGCTGATATTTGTGCAACTGTACTATCTCTTAAAATTCCTGGAGATGAGCCTGCCATCAATCTTTCAAGTCCGCTGGCAGTTTGTATTAAAGCTACGCTAGAATCCAATTTCCTGATTTTCCGATCTCTTTGCAACGGAGTTGTACGCAAGAACATTACCAAATGGATCTGTAATTGGAGTAGATCCTATTATTTCAAATACCGTTGGAGTATTATTTGGATAATTGATTTCTTTCCAAATTATATTGCCATTCATATCTCTAATATTAGTAACTTTTTCTCTATAAGTTATTTGTTCTGGTGTTCTAATTTCAAGTTTTTGTTCATTTGAATATTTATTGGAAAGGACTTGTTTATCTCCACTTCTTGATGAGGCTGAATTAGAAACAATTCCTTTTGCAGAACATTGCACAGTTCTTGTAAATATCCATTCTTTTTTAATAGATCCAGTATTTTCATCTTGAGTATCTAATTGAAGATAAATATCAGCTTTCATTGACATTAATGAAGTTGCTAGGCTCATTTTAGAACGCTACCATTCCATTTAATACATATGGAGAAAGAAGTTGATCTGCGTATAAGTTTCCTGTGCCTCTATGAGCATCTTCCATAAATTCAAACTTCCAGTCAAATGTGCTAATGTTCTTTATATATTTATCTTTCCAAGCACGATCTTGATCAAAGAACTGTTTAATCAATATTATACAAGCTTCTTCAACGTTATCTGGGACGGAGGACCAACCAAATCTTCCAGCAATAGAATATCTATAATCTTTTTTAAATGCGCCAGAATATCCTTGATCATTAATTGTTGGAGGAACAAGGCCGTTAGAAACATAAATCATGTCATCCATTAAATCTTGTCTATTAACCCTAATTCCAAAACCAGATTCAGAAATTATTGGATTGTATATCCAATTATGAACATTATTAATATTGTCAACTAAAAGTACATCATTTTCATATACTTCATGAATTGCATTCATTTTAAATGGCATTGGCAAAATATTTGCACCTGAACCATAAACTATTTGAGTATCATCATAAAGATAAAAAACTTGATTGGTATAAATTTCAATAAGTTTTCTGGCATATTTTTCTGCCATCTGTAGCTCATGATAAGACTTGTAATTTGGATCAGATGGATCAGTTCCAAAATTTAAATCATCAATGATATCTGATATATTAGCGTATGGCGTTACTACATCTGTAAAATATACATGCGAAGCTTGATTACCATTTACCTCATATTGCCATTGTACTTTAAATTTTCGATTTCTTCGGCATAAATTAAAAGGCAAAATTATCTGATATGTTCCCATATCAGTTTCTAGCTTTGTAGCAGTAAATGTTCCAACTGGGACATTTGGGTTAACAGTAGGAGATATAGTGTTATCTTCAGTTATATCATATACTACTGCTGTTACATTGTCATCGGCATCTGCTAGTTCCCCGCCCCAAAATATTTTTGTTTTTATGGGCGAAGTTTGATCTTTGTATATTTCTGCCATTAACTTATGTTAACGTTTAGTTATAGAAGTCTTGAACTTCCTTTGGTGTCGCTAAACGAAAACCCTCCTCTGAATCAAAGATTTTTTGAGCATCTTCTTCTGACATAGCCACAAAAGGATGATCTTTTGTAAATGTATATCCATGAATATCATATCTCATGTTATCTCTTGTCATACGAACAAGGACTGTATCTTCTGGCTGAGCTTTTGGATCAAATTTAGGAAGAATTTCAATTTCTTCTGTGTCTTTTTCAATTGCCTCTACTGTACTTTGGTATACACTCCAAGTAACGCCTTCTTCTGCTAGAGCTGCAATAATGTCTTTTTTATTCTTTAGGTTTTCTGTATCTACTGCAAAATCTGTTGCAATTACTTTTAATTCAGCTACCTTTAATGTGTCAAACGACATATTTTATTTCTCCTTTTTCTAGGTCCTTTAATTATAGCATTGTTAAATTTAAATGAAAAGCCCCCAAAATTAATTGGGGGCCTTTCGGTAGTTAATTCTTATTTAATTAAGAAGCAACCTTAACGTTCTTTACGACTACCCAAGCATCAGCTTGTTCAATCTGTACGCCAACTCTTGTGTACATTGTGTACTCAATTGAGTCTTTACGTGGCCAGAAGAAACGGTAAACAGTTACATCACGCTTGATACCAATAACAACGTTATTTGGGAATGTCAAGTGGATATCTCCGTGTGAACCTGATGGGCTTGAATATGTACCTGTCTGTGTCTCAGGAAGCAATGGAACTTCAACGATTGGAATACCAAATGCGTATGGAGCTACATATCCTGCTGGACCACCAAGAACTGGAACATCACCACGGATGATGCCTGAAGCAATATCCTGTGGAGTAACGTTCTGAATGTTCTGTGAGTTAGAGTATAGGTAATCCTGGATCAAGTTTGATCCTGAAAGGAAGCGAAGGTCTGTACGACGCTGCTTGTACTTACGTGGGAGTGCCTTAAGAGCTGAGTTAAATACAGCACGAGATATATTAGCACCCGCAGCATCGACAACGTGACCGCTTGTCTTTGCCTTCTTAATTACACCGTCAAAAGACTTGTATAGTGCATCGCTTGAAAGTGATGTATCTCCGTTTAGGATAACATCTTCAATGTCGTTACCTGCTTGTGTTGCCATCATTCTGGCAATGTGATCTTCAAGATCAGCACCTTCAATGTTGTCTTCTAGAGACTCTGTTGAAAGTTCCCAATCCATGCGAAGTTTTTTTGTTGTAAGAGAGATCTTTGAGAAAGTTACACCGCTGTTAGAAGCTGTGTTTTCGCCTTCTGATGCAAGCTTTACAAGCTTTTCACCAATAGACATACGATCAATCTCTGTTGTGTCAGCTTTCATTCGGACAGTACGTGCAACTTTACCAATTACGGTAGCATCGAACATATAGTCCAAGAATCGTGCTGATTGTTCTGGGTTTAGAAGTCCACCATTGCCATTTTCTGAAGCAACGTGTACGCCTGAACCACCAGTTGTTGAGCCGAACCCAGTTGATACTGTTGTACCAGCTGCTGCGGCCTTTTCTAATAATTCATTACTCATTTTTATTTCACCTACCTTATTTTAGTTAAAGATTTCATTTACGGAACCGAGGAAAGCTCCAGACCATTTTGATTTTGATTTGGTAAATACCTCAGACCCGCCAAGGTCAGAGGACTTCTTAATTGCGGTATCGCCTTCTACGGCATCAACCTGCTTTTGAACACCTTCAATGGTGCCCTTTATTTCTGTCACAGCGGCACTAAGTGCGCTGTGCTTTTCTGCCAACTCAGAAATTCTATCATCTACGCTTTTGCTGAAAGCTTCAACAGATGTTTTAATCTCTGTGACCTGTGCAGCATTTGCTTCTGTAGCCTTTGTGAGTGTCTCTGCGAAAAAGCCTTTTAGATCGCCTAACATCTTTGCAAAATCAGGTTCATCAACCATGACCTCAGCATTATCGAGTTCGGCTGCTTTTTCAACGGAGTTGGCAGGAGCTGTATCTTCTGTTGTCTCTTCAACAATTGCATCTTCTGCAGCTGGTGTTTCTACAACATCGACAGACTTTTCAATAGTTGTTTCTGCTTCTACAGCTTCTACAACTACATCATTTGTTACGTCTGACATCTCATTACCTCCTTCTACGTTTGCCTGTTTTGCTAATTGTGTTTCAGGCAACGGTAATCTTGACTTCTTGAATGAAGCAAGAATTTTATCTATTTCTTTTGACTTGTTAATGTCTGAGCTTTCTACCCAACCGATTAGCGCAGCTGGTTTTCCAGATATTGGTGAATCAAAAGTTTTTTCTGTAGACATAAACACTGAGTCGCTGTCTTCGCAATAAAAAATATTTTCTGTTACTACATTTGTAGCAAGGCCTTTATATACCATCTTTCCATTAACTTTCTCAATTGAAAAAATGTTACATAGCTCGTTTGCTGGTGAATCGACAATTGAAAGTTCAACAAGGTCATAATCCTTGATAAATCTTACTGCCTCTCCTGTTGCTTTGTTAACTTCATTATCAGACTCTTTAATTTTTCCGCCAATTGAAAAACCAGAAAGAGTACCGTCAAGAACTTTTTCCCAAGTATCTTGTGCACCTTTTGAAATGTATGAAGTTACATAAACTCCATTGTAAAAAGTTTGAGATTTTTGATCGTAGTATGTTTCTGGTTTAAATGAAACAACCTTACCAACTGCAATTGACTGATGCATCTCACGAAGGTTGCCTCTAAAGTTTTCAAAAGCTTTTATGCTTGCTTCTGCTGTGACAACATCTCCTGTCTGGTCAACATTATCTAATGTTGCAAAACCAGATACAGTTCTATTTTCTCGATTGACCTTAGTAAACGGAATCGACAAATGTAAGTTGTCGCCATTACTAGACCAATGGCCTTTTTCAATGTTCATATGGTTAATTTTAGTGGTTTATCTACTATAACGCAAATAACAGTTGATTAAACTTATTTGACTTTTGGACCGTCGCCCTTGGGGTTTCTGGCTTCTCCGCTTTTATCTGGAGCATTTGCGGACCTTTGTTGGTCTCGCTTTTTATTACCAGTTGACTTTGCTTTTTGATCGGCTACTTGCTGAGGCTTTAAATCCACCATTTCGTCTCCGCCCTCAACAGTTGTCATATTCTTTCTAAGACGAACTTCATTAGGGGTAATGACCTGCATTCTCAAATAAATTTCATCAATACGGCTTTGAGTTTCTTCATCAGTAAGACTTAATTCATTAAACTTTAATTGCACAACATCTGTTTTTTCTGAAATCAAATAATTTAATTTCTTTTCAAGTCTATCTTGTGACGGACGGCAAACCTGTTCTTTAAATGTTTTATCGGCATCTCTGGCTGCAGCAAGGTTGATTCCTTCTGGAATACCAATTTTGCTAATTGGAACACGGTGAGCCAAAAGAATTTCATCTCTATTAGACTTACGATAGATATTAAATGAAGACTCTTGTTCGCCTGCTTCAATCGGCTCCATTTTAAATTCAGTTTTTGAGTCTGGCGTATCAGCTGGAAGTGGGATATATAGAGATCTGTGATTTTTTCCCTTTAGTCCAACCTGAAAAAATTCAAGAAGTTTTCTTTCTGACTCTGGTGAAAGTTTTGCTCCTTTTACTGTAATTATATATCTTGGGACTGCTTTATTTTCAAAGTAGTCTAAGTTATATCTACCAGCAAATTCATTTCCTGCCAGCGCTTGCTGTGCTGCAATAATATCTGGTACTCCGTAGTAGTTATTCATTGGAGTGTATTTTTTTAAATGAATAATCTCATTTGGTCTATCTTCTTGACCAGCAATTGGACTTGGAGTTTCAAGATCACCAAAGTTACGGAAGTAAACTGCTTTTCCATAAAGTAGTTGAATAAATCCGTCACGTAATCTACGTACACGCATCGTTTTAGCTGGTATATGGCCTATATAGCCTATATCTCCAGCAGTAGTACGTCCTATCTCTATGTACCCATTTCCAGTCGCCTCAAGGTCTGTGTAGGCCTTTATAAGGGTCTCTGTAAATGATTCTTCTTCATTACAATCATCTAGCCATTTGTCTAGCTGAGTTTTAATTCTATCAATTTTTGAACGAGCTCTATCTGCTTGCTTTTGATCAGTTATAGCATCCATTGCATCTTTTGCTTTAGATGTTTCTGTAAACATATATCCTAGGCCAACAATATTTGAAACCTTAGCATTGATGGCTGCATAGTTATAAGTAGAGACTTCATAAATTTTTGAAAGGTATTCTAAATTATATGTTGGCTCTACAAGATCAAATAATGCATATCCGCTAATTGCTTGCTGAAGCAGATTCTGTTGTGTGCCTACGCCAGATGTTCCAACAAATGCTTTTGAAAAATCACGATTAATTTTACGTTTAAAATTTGTTCCAAGGCCTCTTAATTTTTTAATTTCTTCTAGGCCTATTTTAAATGGATCTTCTGATTCTTCTGCTTTTTGAAAATGAAACCAGTCAGATGTATTTGAAATATCTATTGTATTTGATGAATTGTCATCGTCTAAAAATTCTATGTTGCGTGTCATTGTACTTTACCGCCTCTTAGTACAGAGTCTTTATAGACTCCGATATCGTATGGGTCTGGTGGAAGTCCCCATTTAAGTCGTTGTTCTTGTTCTGCAAGCTCTTCGTCATTAATCTTTCTGCGCCCAGATAAAAATTTGGGTTCACCCTCATAAATACCATATGAGCGAACTTCTCTAGCCAAAGCATTGATTCTGGATTTATTGCCTTTGATTGACGTGATCGAAAGAAAATTCCCATCGTCATCTCCAATCCATCTGCCGTCTGGCATCATCCATACGTATATGCCTAGGGTTGTCTCTTCAACAATCTTAGTATTTTTATTTAAGATATCCATAGACCACAATCATACCATTATCTAGCACTAAAGTCCAGATCTATGCCAAACAATTACATAATTTATATGCTTATTGACAAGGGCTCTACAGAAGTAATAGTAAATGATGTAAAATCATTACCAGTTGTTGTCTCAGATATTGTCATTTGGGTGTCAGCAATTGTTTTTACCATATTCCCTGTATATAGAAGGTAGTGTTGAGCTATCTGGGTTACAGAAAGATTGTCTTCGTATATGGCTAGGTTATTATACATATTGCCTACTCCAGACTTTGAGTCAGTCTGATTTTGATTAAACTTGATATTAGTCGCCCCAGATGTAAAATTAATAACAACATGATGTGGCAACCCTACTGCCATAAAATCAAATACATTTGTTTCGGATGTCCTGTTTATACCATTTACGTATATTGAAGAAACTGCTGTTTTTGATATAGCGCCGTTTGAAGACCATTCATATATCTTTGATGCCGCTGAGACAAGTACATTTTCAGCTGACTCTGGGGTAAATATCATCTCCACTGCTTTAATATTTGGCACACCATTTAAACTAAATCCGTGGCCATTGTACATTCTTAGACCATTATTTTTATTATATGACAAAATTTTACTATTATTTTTTGGCAAAGAATAATCAAAAGATGAGGATAAGTAGTACCCAGAATTATCGCTATAAAAGTTTTTAGATCCATAGAATAATATTTCAATGTTTCTTAATTTTAGGTCATACTTACTTGTGTCATATGAAGACATGGTCACCCTTATATACAGGATGCTTGAGACTTGATTATCATTTTTATTATAATATGGGAGCGGGCTTCCATTTTTACATTCACGCCAACCATTAATTCCATTTAGACTTACTGCTACTTTTATTCCAGATAAGTCGTCGTTCCAATATATTTGGCTTGTAGATATACTAGAATAGTTTGGAACAGTAAAAGAATCTATAAATGAATACTCTGCGATTGCAGATTCAGTTGTTTTTGGAAAATACAAATAAGATCCGTCTTGTGATATAGATATTCCATCTTTTGCTACATCTGTCCAAGATTTAGATTGAGGGTAAGCAAATCTAAATTTATGTTGAATTGGGCTAGAGTTCATGCTAAACATATATCCGCCATCTACATTTACTATTTGAGATGAATTTATTTCTTTTATGCCTTCTAAATAATGAGCTCTAATTTGATTTTCGGAAAGTCTAAATTTATAAAATGCAACACAGTCTATGACAAATTTTCCATTTGCGGAACCTGTTTTAAAATCAAGTGATGAGTTTGAAAACTGATAGTTACCTATGTTTGAAGATTCTACAAGTGCTCCGTTGATGTAAAGAGATATTGATGTTCCTTCAAATATACCGACTAGATGAAATGATTGTGAGTTAGATACGCTGTATTCTATTTCATTGCCGCCTACTTTAAAAACAATATTTCCATTTTTATAAAAAAGACCAGTATTAATTTCTGTATCTCCGACTATTGTTATATCAATTTGTGTAGGAGGCAAAACACACCAAGATTCAATTGTAAAAGAATCATCTTTATTGTATTGATTTGCAATACCCTGCGGTACGTAGTGAATTTCTGTATCTGACAGTATCTGTGTGCCTCGTATACCTCCAGATATTAAAGGCATTAATTCTTTATTAGATGTATTTACAGCATATCCATCATTAACGTTACCAGAGTAATCGTACACTGGAAGTCCGCTGAGTGCTGAGTAGGTTAGGCCGCTGTCTTTTAAATCTTGATAGGTTGCAAATTGAGACACTATTCCAGAATATGATCCAACGCTTCCAGATCTAACTTCATCTAACAAATAAAATGATGTTGGATGGTCATTTAAGACTACGTTTTTATATGACATCCAGGACCTACTGCTCTTCTAGTATTTTTACTCTTGCTGTAAGCTCTTGTACCGCTTTAATTAATGGAGAAATAAACTCTTCGTATCTCAATGCCTGTTGACCCTCTGGGTCAGCGACATCTGATATTACCCATCCGCCAAAGTCTGCTACTCCAGCAGCATCTAATACTGATTTAACTTCTTGTGCAATTAAGCCATAATGCGTTCTGCTTCCATCTATCTTATTATACTTAACAGGATTAAGGTTATTTATAAAATCTAAACCAAGGTCTGATGTTATTATGTTTTCTTTTGTTCTTGCATCAGATATCACTGTGGCTGCGGAATTTAAATATATGTTTTTCCAGCCTCTTGTTGTGCGCTGGTCTCCAGGTGGATTCAATGGGCCCATTAGACCTAACGAATAAAGATTTGTGGTTAAAGGAAACCAGTTTGAATTTACTCCTATTGTGGAAATATCTGTTGCTGAGTAATTTAATGAAATTCTTGTAGCAATAGGATCTATGTTTGCATTTGTTCCAGCTGGTCCTGCTGGTCCAGTTGCTCCCGCTGCACCGTCAGCACCACGGGGTATTGTAAAGTTTAAAACTACATTACTTGATGTTCCAGTATTTGTAACAATAGCGTTTGTTCCTGCTGCACCTGTAGTTACTGGGCTAGCAATAGTAATTGTTGCTGCTGCATCACCTTTTGGACCAGTTGCTCCAGTTGCTCCAGTTGCTCCAGTTGCTCCTACTGGTATAACAAAATTTATTGTTTGTGATGGAGATGTCCCAGTAATAGAAACTTGTGGTTGTGTTCCTGGGGCTCCAGCGGTTACTGTTCCAGGAGTTAATACATTAGCTGGGCCTGGGCCACCTAAAACTCCATCAGCACCTCTTGGGATATTAAAAGTTAAATGTTGCGTTGGCGCTGCACCACTAATATACACAGAAGCTTGCTCTCCCGCAGAAATCGTATTAGTTGCAATTACATCCAAGGCATTAGCAGGACCTGAAGGCCCTTGTGGGCCTGGATGTGCAGCAATATATGCAGCAATATCATTTCCAAGAATACCAAGATCTCTAGGAACGTCGGGTGAGTCCGTGTAAGTTGGAAAGTGCCATCCATTAACGCCTGTAGTTGCCATTTTTTAATTATACCATCTTACTTTTTATATACTGAAATTGGAGACATAAACCTGGAACCACTTTTAATATTAGATACTCCATGTTTATAGGGTTCTACTGAAGGGAACATTATAAGGCTGCCAGCTTTTGGCTTTAAGTCTATTCCATGTCCAGGAAAATATATTTCTCCACCTTCATAATCATCATTTAGATATGTAACAATAGAAAATGAAAGTCCTTTATGTCCGTCTTGATTATCACAATGTGGTCCCATACCTTCACCAATATTCCATTTTCTAATTGGAATCATATTAAGGTCTAGATCGTAATCGTCTTTATTTAATCCATGACCATCCATATATTTTACAAAACACATTTCTGTAGCCATAATAAAGCTATTTGATATATATTTAATTTTTTGATCTAGTCTTTCATCACCAGATGTTTGTGATAGATTTGAAGTTTTTATAATTTTACTTGATCCATAAATATGATCGTTTTTATTACTGGATATCCAGTCTTCCCATTTAGTTATTGATCCATGAGATTTTTCTAATAAATCAACCTCATTAATAAAATTAAGAAGCTCTTCTGGATAACTTAAAACATTTTCAAAATACCAAATATTATTTTCTAAAACCGTTAAATCAAACATGTGATACATTTTTTGTGCCATTTCATCTTGGCTACTAATCATTTTTTTTAACCTCTTTTACTGGAATTTTTTCTCCAGTTGGAGTTAGAACTAAACCTTTTTCTCTAACCTCTTCCCAAACTTTTTGTTCTTCTTTTTGATAAGCTCTTACTCCTGCAAGTTCTTTTGCCCACTGGTCTCTAATCTCTTGTGGATAATCAGACTCTTCTCTATCATCCCAAAATGATCCCAAAGTATATCTTTCTTTTTCTTTTACAACTGTAACTTCGTGCATATTTTTATGTCCACCATGAAATATTAAAAATGATCCTGATTTTGGAGTAATTTCCATTGGGTCTTTACCGTCTTGAAAGTAAAACTTTAAAGTGCCACCTTCAAAATCATCATTTAAATACAAAAATCCTGCGTATCTACTTCTAGTAAATGCTCCCATTTTGCCTTCGTTATCGCTATTGTCAGAATGCTTTGGAGCAAATGCTCCTGGTAACCACCTTTGACTATGAAAACTTATTTTTGACATTTTTTCTACAGGCTGACCTGCAACTTCAGCGGCAGCTTTTTTAAATCTTTCTTGAGTGTCTGTAAACCAAGTTGAGCTTAAGCCTACTTCTGATAATATAGGATCGTTGTCTGGTGGGTACATAGCTGAGTATGATTCATAAAAAGAAATGCCTTTCCAGTAACCAGGATCAGCTTCTTCAAATTTTTTAAAAATTTTAATTACTGCATCACATTCTTCTTTTGTAATAAAATTATCATATTGAAAAATGTCTTCTGTTAGCTTAGTAAGTTTCATTTTTGTTCTTTTCTTTTGATAAAATTTCTTTATATTCTTCATATTCTACTGGCTTGCCATCTTTTAAATAACGCATATTTCTTGGATCATCATAATCAATTCTTTCTGATTCCATCTTTGCCCATCTATATGCTCCCCATTTTAATTGATTGTCTAGCCATTCTTTTGTTCCAGGAAAAGTGTGCATAATAAAATTTCTTACAAAAAACTTTTCTCCATTATGAATTGTCTTTACACCGTGATAATATGGCTCTATTGATGGGAAAACAACAATATCTCCTGCTTCTGGCTTATGATTTGTAAGAACTCCATCTACATAAAATTCAATATCTCCGCCATCATAATCATCATTTATATACATTGTGCATGTTATAAAAAACTTTTCTCCTGGAGCATCTTTTTGTGATGTGATGTGATCTGTGTGATACTGCATTGTCATGTTATTGCTTAATACATCAACCTGATCAAAATATTTTGAAAAAGAACATCCACTAAATCTCCATCCTTCTGGCAATTCAACATTTGTTTTTTCAACATAATCCATGATTACTGCATTGTAGGCTTCTTGAATTTCATCATAAAAAGCTTTTTCTTTTATATACATATCTTGAGATTTATCAATTTGCTCAGTCTCTCTATCGTCTTTTATTTGACTGTAAGTTCCAAAGTGTGCCCACTGGTCCCATTTTTTTAAAAAATATTTTCCTTCAGAAGTTTTTTCAGACTCTTTCATAACTTCATAAAGATTTTTTACATCTTTTAAAACATTTTTGTAAACAAAAACTTTAGGGTAGATTTCATTATATTCTAAATTATTCATGGTTGTTTTTCTCCTGTGTGCTTCATTATTGTCCAAAAAAATGGTGATGTAAATCTATTTCCAGATCTTACTGGTCTTACCCCGTGAGTGTAAAATCTATCCCCTGGGAAAAAATAAGCTGCGCCAGCTTTTGGTTTAAACTCTATTCCATGTTGTGGAAAATAAAGCTCCCCACCTTCATAGTCATCGTTAAAATAAAAAAGTCCTGCTATGTCGTAGTGTGGGAAATCGTTTGGCCTACCTTTTTCAATTCCAGTATGAAATTCTTTGTCGGCATGTGGTTCTTGTCTTGCTCCAACAGGCCATCTAACAATTGCTGGACCAGTCTCTCTAACATCAACATTAAAAAATTTATCAACTTCTATTTTTAATCTTGCAATCATATTGTTAATTAAATCTAATATTGTTGGATCCGACGCCATAAGAGATTTATATGTGCAGACTCTGTCTTTCCAAACATCTGCATCGTATAAAACTAATCCGTCTTCATCTACATGAGTCTCTGTTTTGTCCCATATTTTATTATTTAAAGCAAAATCCATTAATCTTTTTCTTTCATCAATACTAAGAAAATTTTCTAGCTCAACAATATTTTCTGAGGATGATCCAAAAAAACCCGAAGGAGTCATTGATTTGGGTATGTGCATATGTAAATCTTTATTAACTATTTCCATTTTTTCTCTTTTCGGTATTGTGTTTTGCTTTTGGTATACTTAATTTTACCATATAATTAATTAATTTCCTGTATTTCAAATTTAAAGCTATTAATCTCATGTTTTCCTATTTTATTTCCTTCGTGATCTATTGCTTTTTTGTACCAATCTGAGGTTCTAGAATTAATCCTGCCATACTCTGTCATTGCCTCTACATAATCAAACCCGTGTATTACATCCGTAGGAGGAGTATCATTAATAATTGCCGTTGAGTTATTAATTTGAGATAAAGATATTGGAACAATTGCTGCAACTGGTGTGCCAGCTTTTATTGTTATAACTTTATTTGGAGATGTCACTTTCCAAACAATATGTAAAGCACCAGTATAAAATGAAGTAGAAATTATTGATGTAAAACATTGTGCTCCATCTACAAATTGATTTGGAACTGGAATAGATAGGAGGCTAAGATTTTCATTTGTTTTAAAAACTAAATTTGTTGGAAAGCCTATAACTCCTCCGCCTCTTTCAAAATAACAATGTTCTTTTCCAGACAAAACTTCAATATCTCCATCATGGCCTTCTGTTGATTTGCCTTTCCAAATAAAAGAAATATCAACTGGAAAGGATATACCAAAACCCATTTTATTTGGAAGTGTTATTGGAAAACAGTTATATGCATATTTATTTTCATGCATCCATTCTCTATTGGATTCAAGTGGTGACAGTATTGTTTTTGGACCTTCTGTTTTATAAACATAAACTTTATTCATTATTTTTGTTTACCTTAAGCCTTATAGCCTTAACTTGATGCTTTCCTATAGAGTTGCCTAGATGATCTAATGCATCTCTATAAAAATTTGTCCACTTGCCAGTTCTGTTTATTTCATATACAAAATTTGCATATTCATTTGAATTAAAAGATTTTGGCGGCAAAGAACTAATTTCTTCAAAATTTATTTTTGAGTCTTGAAGATCTTCTAAATTAATAGGCAAAATAGAAAAAATTGGAGTGTTTGCTTTAATTGTTATTTCAATATTTGGCCTTGTAATTCTTAATGCACAGGGAAGCTCTCCTCTAAAAAAAGAAGAGCTAATCAAAGTAGTAAATGGCTGAATTCCGTCTCTTAAATAATTTGGAACAGGCATAGTCAAAATGCTATAATTGCTTTCAGTTTTAAACATTATTCCTGTATTAAAGCTTACGGTTGAATTTCCTCTTTCTGCATAAGCATATTTTTCTCCTGCAAGTATTTTAACATGCTCAGCACTGGAATCTGAAATTCCATCCCATATAAATGTTATATCTTCTGGAAAAGATATGCCCCACCCAAGTTGATTTGTTAAACTTATTGGAAAACATTTATAAGCATGTGCTTCCCAGGTTTCATCCATCCAATCTCTTTTAGCTGAAAGCTGTGATATGTCTGCATAACCTTCTCTTATTTGATAAGCTTTAATTTCTGGCATTTCTTCTTTCAACCATACTTCTATATTCATCATTATGAGCATTATCATTATAGTCAAGCATTGTAACAATAGAATACTTTGTTCCTTCTTTGACAGGCATAGCTATATGAGAATAAATATATGTAGATGGAAAAATATAAAGATCTCCAGCTTTTGGCTTAACTGTAATATTTAATTTTGGAAACGCTAGTTCTCCTCCCAAATATTCTTCATTTGGATAAGCCACTAAAGAAACTGTTGAACTATAAGAAAACCCATGATCAGCATGTTCTTGAAAATGTTGTCCTGGACCATATGAAATAAAATTCATTACTTCCCAAAAATCCATCCTTACATTATGTGCAGCGCAATAATCTTCAGCTGCTGGGCCCTGTACTTTTTTTGCCAACTTCCATATTTCATTTAATTCATAATCATATTCATTTTGAGGATATTCTATGGGGCCTAATTTTATATCTTTGCAATCTCTATAGTCTAATTTTTTTTCATTGTATCCAACAGTAGCATCTCTCCATGAATAGCCACCATTGCTTTTGTCAATTAAATTAACTAGGCGTTCCATTAAATTTAGTTCTGGTTTTACAACATCTCTATACACCCAAAGTCCTGGAAATATTATTTCTTTTGTAGTCCACGTTTGTTCCATTTTTTCTCTTTCTCTTATTTATATTCTAGCATATCATTTGGCAATATGTCAATAATTATATGTACTCTATCAAAATCAGTTGGGTTAGAAACAGAATGAAGCATTTGATTGTTTATTTCGTACCATCCGCCTTCTTCCATATGTATAGTATTGTCCATTACAGTAAAAGTTATTAATTTTTTTGTAATTATAGGAATATGTACTCTTCTTGAATAATGAAGTAGGGCTCCACCATCAACGTGTTTTCTTATATAAGATTTAGATTTTAATTTAACAAACTCACATCTTATTATTTTGCCAGAATAATAGTTTTCTAAATCATTAAAAATTTTTTTAAGTTCTTTATTTGATAATTCATTTTTAAGAGAATTAACATAATTAGTTTTAATTGGATCACCAACAGCCCATTCATAATCTGTTTCACAAATTCTAAACATTTCCGTGTCTGTGTGCGTGTATCCTTTTTTTTGTCTACTTTGATCTAAAAGCCATTCTTCAGAAAATTTTTCAATTTCATTTTTTATTTCTTTGACTTCAAATTCTCCTAATTTTAAAATTGACCATTCAGTATTCTTTTTTAATCTTTTGTACATAATCGTACATCTCCATATCTAATGAATTTAACTCTTTGATTTTGTCTATGTGTTTTTTATTAAATTTAATTCCTACATCATAAGAAGAATTTGCTTTATCCGAATGCTTAAACGTCATAAAACCAAACTCTTTTAATAAACTTTTATTTAAATCTATTTTAAATTGATCAAGCTCATCTAACGTATAAGCTTTCATTTTTTTAATATTTAAAATTACATCTTTTATATTTAATTTATATTCTTCTAAATACCAAGCACTATTTACTGTATTTTGAAATTGTAAGACATCTTCATTAAATTTTTCTATATTTAATTTACCAGTTAAAAATTTTGATTGTAAATTAGATTGCATTGTAGACTCTTCTCCATAAAGCCATCTATCTAATTTTTCTTCAGCTTCTTTTCCTGTTCTTTTTGGCCCTGTTGTATATTTAAAGTAGCTTATAAATCTTTCTACTGGGTCCCTAACTATTGTAAAAATTTCTGGGTTTTCCATATATTCTAATGGCATCAATCCAAAATGACCACCTACAAATTTACTTTTTTTAATTTTTTCTGTGTCTATTTTAGTTCTATTTGATATAAAATGTTCTACCCCATTTGATATCAAATGGGGTATTACATTATTTTTTATGTATATGCCAGATGTTCTTGGAATATGCAAATGATATATTGACACTAAAACCCTTTACGGTTGTGTACTATCAGGTCTCCTGCAATTAAAATATCGTTTGGAGAAGCATCAAATTCATAAACGGTTCTTTCTTCATTTATAATTTTTGTTGATTCTACCATTACCTCTTCAAAAATATTTTCATTATTTTTTACAAATATAGAATCTCCTGGTTCAATAATTCCTGTTGTACTAAAGAAATATGTGCCTTTCTTTTTTGTAAGAATGGTTTGTTCTAGTGAGAATCTCTTAGAGTAATCATCATTAATAATCATGGTTGCATCTTTTATAGAAGATTTTATTGTTTTAATTTCAGATTTTACTAAATGAATATTATTAATTGATTCTGATGACCATGTGTATGGATCTATTGCAAACTCGTCCATCTGACCATCCCATGTAGCTGACCATATTTGATCTCCGATTTGCATTTCTTTTGCTTTTTTAAATCCTATCAGATCTCCTGGTGTAACTACCATTATTAGTGTGTCTTCATCAATACACCAGAAGCTTGGTGGTGAGAAGAAGCTTGGTGGTGAGAAGAAGGTTGGTGGTGAAAAGAATCCTGGTGGTGAAAAGAATGTTGGTGGGAAGAACGGTGGTGAGAAGAAGCTTGGTGGTGAGAAGAAGCTTGGTGGGAAGAACGGTGGTGAGAAGAAGCTTGGTGGTGAGAAGAAGCTTGGTGGGAAGAACGGTGGTGAGAAGAAGCTTGGTGGGAAGAACGGTGGGAAAAACGGTGGGAAGAACGGTGCAAGTGTTGTAACCTGATTAGAGCCAGCAGACTCTAATGAAACCCCATTTGCATTTGTAGCTTTCACATAATATGTTTGCGATGTATTAGCAGTTTCAGCAACAGTATATGATGTTGATCCTGTTGAATATGTTGGGCCATCGCTTGATCTTAGTGTGTAAGTTGTTATTCCCTTTCCGCCATCTGCAGGAGCAGACCAAGAAACATAGTCTTGATTTACCTGGGCTGTTGCAGATGGAGCGGAAGGGGTTGCTGGAACTGTAGTTGATGTTATAGCAGTAGATGCTGAAGAATCAGGTGATGTTCCATAAGAATTTGTTGCTGTTATTGTAAATGTATAAGAAGTGGCAGAAGCCAATCCTTCTACTACTATAGGGGATGAGCTTCCTGTTGCTGTTTGACCACCAGAAGAAGTGACTGTAAATGATGTTGCTGGATAAGTTCCGTCTGGAGTAAATGATACAGTAGCTGCACCATTATTGTATGCCCGATTTGTTCCTATATCTGTTGCAGATACATTTGTTGGAGCAAATGGAGCTAGGAAATTATCCTGTCCTGATGATTTAATACCAAATTTTTTGTTAGCCATTTTTTTCCCCTATTTCTTTTATTTTATTAAGCTGTTAGGTCTCCAAGAAGTACCCATGTATTTGCTGCTCTTTTTACAAGAGTTGCAGATGACCATTGTGCACGAAGCTTGTTTCCTGGTGTGTAATTTAATGTTACGCCAGCTGCAGGTGACACTGTTAATGCTCCAGCTCCTACTCTCAGAATATCCAAAGATGTTCCTACTGGATAGTTTGTTGATGAATCTGCTGGAATTGTTAATGTTGTAGCTCCTGCTGCATTTATTTCAATTAATGAATCACGTTCTGAAAGATTTGAAAGAGTATAGTCTGTTGTTTTTGAAATAATTGTTGTTCGTGATGGAACACCTTCTTTTGTTTGTGTTCCGTCTGTAAATGCTACACCTGAAGCAGAAGCGGTAATTAGTGCTGTTGCTGTAATTGCTGGGGCTGTAACTGTACCAGTAAATGTTGGTGAGGCAAGCGGAGCTTTAGTTGCAATTGAGTTTGTAATTGTTGTTGAGAATGATGCGTCATTTCCAAGAGCAGTTGCAAGTTCATTAAGAGTATCAAGTGCTGCTGGTGCTGATGCTACAAGTGCTGAAACTGCTGTTCCTACAAATGCTGTAGTTGCAACTTGTGTTGTAGATGTTCCAGCTGCTGCAGTTGGTGCAGTAGGCACACCAGTAAGTGCTGGTGAAGCAAGAGGAGCCTTGAGATCAAGAGCTGCTTGTGCTGCAGTTGAAATTGGCTTAGCTGAATCTGCTGTATTATCAGCATTTCCAAGCCCTACCATTGTCTTTGTAATACCAGATACTGTACCAGTAAATGTTGGTGAGGCAAGTGGTGCCTTTAATGCAAGACCTGAGTTAACAGTTGCAGTTAAAGCAAGAGCTGAAGTGTCTGCAATTCCATGTACATTTGTTGTACCTGAAGTATGTGTTGTAAGGGATGCAGATGATGCTTTTGTATTAATTTGTGTTTGAAGGTTGTCTGCGTTTGTATTAATTGCAGTGACATTAGATTTAATTGTATCTATATCAGATGTATGTGTTGCTATATTTGTTGTAGCTGTACCAACTGAAGTATTTATAGTATTAATTTGTGTTTGTATTGAAGATGTTACTCCATCTAGTGTAGCAATTTCTAACTGAGAAACACCACCAATGGAAGTTGTACTTGGTAAAACAACTGTTCCCGTAAATGTTGGGTTAGCAATTGGCGCTTTTGTAGATCCAAGAGCTGTTGCGTCTGCTTGTAAAGTTGTTATATTTGAAGAATTTGTTGAAAGAGTTGAATTTATTGCAGAAAGGTCTGATACAAGACTTGCAATTTTGCTTTGTGCAATTGCTGCTGATGCATTAATATCTGCGTTAAGAATTGTTCCATCTGCAATCATTGAAGAAGTAATTGTTCCTGTAGGAAGAGTTACTGTTCCAGTAAATGTTGGGGAAATTTTTGCAGCGTATGTTGATTGTGCATCAGATATGCTAAGCTTTGAATCTAATTGTGTTTGAATTGGGCTTGTAACACCATGAACTCTTTGTATTTCAGCATTAGTTGTATCACCAATTTTTGCTGCATCTGCAAACAATCCTCCAACTTCAAGAGCATCTTTTGTATATGTTGTAAAATCAACAACCGTGGTAGGCTCTGCTGTTACTCCAGAGAATAGTTTCCATATGCCATCTGAAGCATCTCTTACAATACCTGAGTGCTGATATGTTCCATTATTAAATGCTGCTACAACACCAAGGTCTAAAGCATTTGATTGATTGTTATCGCCAATGTAGATCATTGGGTCATCAATTGAAACATTTGTTGAATTTACAGTTGTAGTTGTTCCATTAACTGTTAAGTTTCCAGAAATTGTTATATTTTGTGTATTAACATCTGTTGCTGAGACTGTTTGAACCTCAACTAATGGAGCAGTAAATTTTGTTGATGCATTAATTACTGCAGGAAGTGAAAGTGTTATTCCTGTTCCACTTGAATCATTTGTTTTAACAATTCCTGAACCTGCTGTTATATTTTCAGATAATGTAAATGTATTTGCAGAATCGTTGTAAGTTGTGGATATTCCACGTCCAGCAACAATTGTAGAAGCAAGTACGTCTTCAACTCTTTCATCAATATTTAGCTGTGCTGTTGGAACAAATCCTGAGCTGTCTAGTGATGCAACTCCATTAGCAACTCCACGATCTGAAACAGGTATGTAGTCTGTGTCAACTGTATTTGCAAGTCCTGAAATTTGATTATCTACATATGTTTTATTTGCAATTACAGATGTATCAACAGCAACTGTTAGTGTATTTGCTGCATCATCATATACTTTAGTAATACCTGTTCCAGCTGTTAAGGCTGAGTTAACTGCATCTTGTGCTAGTTCGTTGAAATATGAAGCATCTACTGCAATGGTAATTGTATTTGCACCATCGTTATATGTCTTTGTAAGACCACTACCCATTGTAAGGGCTGAATTAATTGCGTCTTGGGATATTTCACCAATCGCTACGTCTGAATTATTTGCATATGCAAGGGCAGTCCATGTAGAAGAACCATTACCGAATTTAAATAGGTTAGTGTCTGACTCTACACCCATTTCTCCTGCTGCCAAAATTGGATTTACTGAGGTCCACTGTGAAGCTGTTCCTCTTCTTACTTGAATTCTTACTGTTGACATATTTGCCACCCCTTATTTAGACTTATTTGGTAATTATAGCATCACAATAATTCCAAAACAATTAGTTAATTATTCCAGAATCAAATGTCATGCTATATGTATCTGTTGAGTAATCTCCACCATCCGCAAATTTTGTGGCTGTTGTATTTACTCCATTTGCATAAACTGTATAGATTGGCTGACCATTATAATCTATAGCCAATCCAATATCCATAAATGTTAAAGCACTTGTATCTTCTGCCGCATCAGTAAGAAGGGCAATTTCCTTCCAAACACCATTAATCTGAATTTTTAATCTTCCAGTTGATGAGTCGAAGGCAAGGGGGGTTGAATTTAAGACTAAGTTGTCTACATTTACTGCTGCATCAAATGTTGCAGGTCCTGCTACGTTAAGGCCATTTTTAACCTTGAAGTTTTTATTTACTATTGCCATTTAAGTTCACATATCCCCTAATTGTTTTAATGGGGTTTTGGAAGGACCCCATACCTTTTATTAATTATTTAATTAGTGTTGCATAAACCATTACATCTGTTGATGCGTAGGTTGTTGTTACTGATATCGAAACGCTACCTGAAGCATATGCTGCTGATATTGTTCCTAGGTCGGTTCCAGTTGTAATTGAACCAAATTCTGTTATTGCTACGTTATTGCTTGTATCAAGTGTTAAGAGAACTTCAGAAACCTGAGTGTTTACTCCATTTTTAAACTTAACAAGTGCCTTTGCTGTACGGTAGTCAGATCCTGACCATGTTAGAGCATTTACAGTTCCAGCTGAAGAAACTGTTGTGGTTGCTGCCCGTACTGCTGCTACATCATTTACATTAACTACTGTAAATGGTGTTGTGCCATTTAATTGAGCAGCATTTGCTGCTGCTTGTGTGGCGCTAGCTGAAGCAATTGCCTCAGATTTAGCAGTTGCAATTGCTGAGTTACGGTCTGTAACTTCACCTGAAATTGCTGTTGAAATTGCTGAATTACGAGCCGTAGCTTCTGCTGCAACTTTAGATGTGGCGTCTGCTGCTGCTGTAGCCTCTGCTGCTGCTTTGGCATCGTTGGCTTTAGTTGTAGCATCTGTTGCTGCTGCAGACTGTGCTGCATTAGCCTTTGTAGTTGCATCTGCTGCTGCAGTTGTAACTGCTGATGCAATGTCTGTTGCAACTTGTGTAGAATTAGCTTTTGTTGCTAATGCTGTTGTAATAGTTGTTGTGTAATTAGCATCATCATTAATTGCTGCTGCTAATTCATTTAAAGTATCTAATAACGCTGGTGCGCCATCTACAACTGCTGAAACTGCTGTTGAAATTGCTGTGTTACGATTTGAAACTTCTGTTGAGATTGCTGCGGTAAGTGCTGCTGCTGCAGTTGCTTCCGCTGCTGACCTTGCTGCATTAGCCTTTGTAGTTGCATCTGCTGCTGCAGTTGCTTCTGCTGCTGACCTTGCTGCATTAGCTTTTGTAGTTGCATCAGTGGCTGCTGCTGACTGTGCTGCATTAGCCTTTGTAGTTGCATCTGCTGCTGCAGTTGCTTCTGCTGCTGTTTTAGCAGTTGCAATTGCAGTGTTTCTGTCAGAAACTTCTGTAGCAATTGCTGATGCAATTGCTGAGTTACGAGCAGTTGCTTCAGCGGCTACTTTTGATGTAGCATCTGTTGCTGCATTTGCCTGTGCGCTTGATGCTGCACCTGCTGCATCGTATGCTGCTGCTGTTGCAGCTAATGCACGAGCATTTGTGAAATATAGATTTGATCCTTCTGCAAGATCGGCAGTATTATGGTTTGAAAGGCTTGAAACTGTTCCTGTTACGTTACCAGTTAAGTTACCAACAATGTTTGCTGTAATTGTGCCTGCTGCAAAGTTTCCTGAGCCGTCACGCTTTACTACAGTATTAGGAGTATTGGCTGTGTCCGCTGATCCGCCAACTGTGCTGATGATGAAGGCTGTTGATGCCTCTGTTAATACGTTATAGCCATTTACCGTTGCGACGGAACCGTCGACGATAAGACCATTTTTTACTCTAAAGTTCTTATTTACTATTGCCATAATTTATGACTCCTCTTACTGCTTTATTTTAACGCTGTTCTAAAATATCTTACAGTTACTTCTCCTGATACTGGGGTTACTGTTAGATTAATTATACCATTCACGGATTCAAAAGCCGTGGTTGCAATTGCTGTATTTGCATTTGTTACTATGTTAGATTCTGAAACATAAATATCAGAAGATCCTCTTAGTGCTGTTAGATTAGAAAAATATGACTCACCAGTTGATGTTTTTACAATTTGCAACGCATATGATGCCGTCCGATAATCTGCTGAGGCGTATGAGTCTATAGTTGTTTTGTTTTGAATTCCTGCGATTGTTAGATCGTTATTTCCTTCTAGACCCATCAAAGTTTCAATATTTGTTGAAGTGTTAGAAAGATTTGTAACTGATGCTGAAAGCTGATTGACCTTGTAAGTCAAAGAATCTGAATCTGAAGAGTTTGTTACACCCACTACATTTTCTAATGCTTCAATTGCGTCATTTGCGTTAGCATGTTGTGCTGCATGTCCAGATAACTCATCCGTAGATGCTGGATTTGTGAGATTGTCTTTGCTTACTGGAAAGCTTGTTGCCATGTTTCCTCCTGGCGGTGTTGCATAAACTAATTATACCTTAAATATAATTATAATTTAAGCAAGGACCGCTAAAATTTGACTTTGCTTTTCTGCAATTGATGCTGTTAATGCTGCAACAATTTCTGCATTTGGAGATGTTTTTGCGTTTTCTGCAATCTTCTCTACTTCAAAAGAATACATCTGATATTCTAATGAACGTACTGCTGATTGTTTTACTGCCGCTTTTTCATCTTCTGTTAAGTGTGCGTATGTCATTTTGTTCTCCTTATAGTTCAGCTAAAAGCTGACTGTATGTATTTCTTTCAGATATATGATTATCTAAAATTGATTGATTTGAAGGTTTGCCTTCTGGGGCTTCTTCTTTAAACGGCTCAATTTCAGAAATTAAAAAGTTTAATCTCTCTATTTTACCATTTAAAATTTCTATTTTCTTATCTATATTTAACATTTTATGCCCATCCTGTGGAAACTGTAGTGGATGTTCCAGCGCTATTTGAGGCAGATATGCTTACCCAACGTGCCCATGTTGCTGTAGAATCATTTCTTGTTACTGTTACAGATCCGCCTGCTGGTATTGACCCACCTGAGCCAGAAGTAGATGCTGTAACTGTACCTCCATTTGATCTAGAGAATTGAACTCCCCAACTATATGATGTTGCGGCTGAAGATGAATTGTTTGTTATTGTTAAAGTCCATTGATATTTTCCACCAATATATCCATCATAATTATTTGAAACAGATAGTGATGGTACAACTGTTGGTGGTGGTGCAGTAGTAAATGTAGCAGATGCAGATGATGATGATGAAGATCCTACACTATTGCTAGCATAAACAGAAATAAACATTGATCCTGCTGCACGAACTTGAACTGAAGTTCCTGTTGTAGATCCGCTTGTATAATATCCACCATTTTGATATACAGTATAGTAATAAGTTATTGTTCCTCCACCAGTCGCTGTTGATGCAGTCCAATAAAAAGTTCCTCCTGTTGGACTTAAATTATCAGAGCCATAAACTCCTGATGGATCGGTTGGAGCGGTTGCTTTTGATGTAAATGAAGCGCTTCCGCTTCCTGCTTGAGATGTAAATATACCATCTGATGCAGTTACTGATATTGAAAATGATCCTGAAGCTGATACCTGGACGCTTGTTCCAGAAGTTGACCCAGATGTATAATAAGATCCATTTTGATATATAGTATAAGAATATCCTGTTATTGATCTTCCTATTGGAGAAGTTGATGCAGTCCAATAAAAAGTTCCTCCTGTTGGATTAACATCATCAGAGCCATAAATATTAGAAGGTGCAGTTGGATACGGTTCATATAAATTTGATGATGCGCTTGCTGATGTGCCAGTTTTATTAGACGTAAATACAGTTGTTTGAATTCCATATCCTTGAATTCCTGCTGGTGATCTTGGATACACTGAAATATAATTATTTGGATTATCATCTGCAAGGTTCCAAGTATAATTTGTTTGTGACGAAGGTAGATTTATTGTTGTTTGTGTATTATTTCCATATCTTACAACATCATAAGATGCTGCGCCTGGTGCTGCTGTCCATGTCATATAAACTTGTTTATTAGAATTGACTGGAGTTGCATATACTGTAATTGAACCAGCATTTCCAGTTCCAGTATAATTACCAGATTGTCCAGAAGAATCAGGATAAATTGATCCATTTGTTGAAGTTACTGAAACTGATGTAGCATTGCTTGATGACCAAGATCCAGAATAAGATAATCCATTTATAGATAAATTAATTGATGCAGTTGGAGTAATTGTTGAATCATAAGCTGTAAGACTTGCTACTGTGGGTAAAACAGTTGCTCCATATGAATTAGTTACTGGTGTACTTCCTCTTCCATTAGTAGCTGTAATTTGTACAGATATTATTTTATCTATATCTGTTGTAGTTGTTAAATATGTTTGTGAAGTTGCTCCAGAAATTTCAGATCCACTTCTATACCATTTATAAGTATAAGAAGTTGGTGCATAAGCAGGATTCATATTCCATGTTGCATTTGCTGTATATGTTGTTCCTACTGTTGGGTATGGTGTACCAGAAATTGAAAGAGTTGGACCGCTAATTATTTGAGGATAGTTGGGATAAGCAATTTGCCATCCATTATTATATACCCACCCTTTTAAAGCAGAAGCCCAGCTTGAACCAGTATATATTTTAACTGATTTATTATCTTGCCAGTCTGTACCATCATATATTTTCATTTATGTCCTAGTATTGTATATAAATATCCCCAGCAACCATTCCTGTAACAGGTAATGTGCCAGTATTATTATAAAATGTTTTTGCGCCACCAGATATTGTTGTAGTTCCTCCGAGTGCTACTGACGTACCGTTGATTGTTATAGATGAATTTGCTAATTTATTATTTGCTATTGATCCAGCAAGCATTGTATTTGTTACAGTTGCAGAATCTAAAAGTGTAACTGCTGTTCCAGATATTTTAGATTTATCAATTGCTGCTGAAGCATTAATATCTGCGTTAACAATAGTTCCATCAGCAATCATAGCTGATGTAATAGTGCCTGATGGGGCAGAAAAAGTACCAGTAAATGATGCATTATTAATTGGTGCATAGGCTGCTAAATTAAGATTTGCCCAAGATGATGATGTACCATCAGTTGTTAAATATTTTCCTGCATTATTTAATTGTGCTGGTAGTGCTGAAATACCAGTTACCGTTGCACCCGAAAAATCTACTGTTCCAGTAAATACTGGTGAGGCTTTTGTTGCATAGGTTGATGATGCAATCGACGTAGCTAATTTAGCATCTAAAGCTGTTTGAGTTGCACTAGATATTGGCTTTAATGCATCTGTTGTGTTGTCAACATTTCCTAAGCCAACCATTGATTTTGTAATACCAGCAACCGTGCCAGTAAATGTAGGGGAAGCAATTGGTGCATAGGTTGATGCAGCTGTTGCTGAAGACAGCTTGGTTCCAACTAATGTAGTTAATGAAGATGCAGCTGTTTGATCTGCTGCAATATAATCTGAAATTTCCTTTAGTGTGTCAAATGTTGCAGGAGCTCCATTAACAACAGTTGCTATTTGCGCTGCAATGTCAGAAGTTCTTGCAATTGTATTAGGGATAACAGAATCTAAAATTGTACCGCTTACTACTCCAAGCTTTGCATAGCCTCCTGGCAGATTTGCTTCTGCTTCAATTACATAACCATCTAATGTATTTGCCAGTGTGGTATTGTTAGTAAAATTAGTATTTACATATGTAAGCATTGATTCAGATGCTTGATTGACATTTACATAAACGTCTGTGAAACGTGAAAGGTTTGCAATCTGCGCTCTTTCATTTGTAAAGTAAAGGTTTGTTGTTCCTTCTGTTACGTTATCAGAGTTTCCGCTAAAACTAGACCCGCTAGTTCCTGCTGCGCCTTGTGGAATTGTAAAATTAAGAATTGCGGCAGAAGTTGTGCCCGCATTTGTAACAATAGCTGAAGAGCCTGGCGCACCTGTTGTAACAGTTCCTATTGCTACTGTTGCTGAAGATCCATTTGTGCCATTTGTACCAGCAGGTCCTGTAAGACCTGTGTCTCCTTTTAATCCCTGCGGACCAGCTGCGCCAGTTGCGCCAGTTGCGCCAGTTGCGCCAGTGTCGCCCTTTAATCCCTGCGGACCCACATCTCCACGAGGAATTGTAAAATTAAATAATGCCGCAGTTGGTGTTCCAGTATTTGTAATAGAAACAGATGTTCCTGGGTTTCCAGTTGAAACTGTTCCAAGCGTAATTGTAGACGATGCTCCACCTGAAGATAATCCAGAAACAGCTGCATTAATTGCAGTATTTCTATTTGTAATTTCAGTTGAGATTGCAGTATTTATTGCAGTATTTCTATTTGAAACTTCTGTTGTAATTTTATTATCTGTGTATGTATTTGCAGTAGAGATAGCAGATGCAGCTGAAATAATATCTTTGGTGTCAGATGCAGCTGCTGCTGTTAAAATTGCTGCAGCTTGAGCTGCATTTGCTTTATTTGTAGCATCGCTTGACGCTGTATTAATTGCTTCAGTTTTTGCTGTGGATATAGCTGTATTCCTATTTGAAATTTCTGTTGAAATTGCGCTAACTATGGAGGCAGAAACCGCATCTATAGCTCTTTGGTTTGTAAAATATTTATTTGTTGTACCTTCTGATATGGAGTTAGTTGTTAATGTAGCAATTGCAGCATTTAAATCAACTCCTGCTGAAATAGAATCTGGAAGTTGTGAGGTAGGTATTTTGCCAGCTGAGTTAAGTGTAGCGATTCCATTGGCTTCGCCAACTTTTAATGCATAAGAGGTTGTGGCATTCCATCTTGAACCATTACCAATTTTAAATTTAAGGGTATCTGTTTCAATACCAAGTTCACCTTGTAATAAGATTGGATTGTTAGAAACCCAATTTGCTGCAGTGTCTCTTCTAAGTTGTATTCTTAATGATGCCATTTTATGAACCTCCTGCATCAACAATTATACCATCGTTGTCTGCAGAACTTCCTCCTTCTAGAACTTCGTCTTGTACTACTGTAACGCTGCCTTCTGGGTTTCCGCCATCAAGCAATGTTTGGTTTTCAAATGTTCCGCCTTGGTTTGATGTTGAAGGACTTTGTCCGTCGTATCCAATTACAAATGGTAATACTAGATCGGGAGAATCTGAAGTATTTGTTTCATTAAATGTAATCTTATTCTGAACATCAATTGTATGAACATTTCCATCAAATGTGTGAGTATGCATATAAAATGGTGTTGGGTCTGTGCTTGGCGGGGTAAGCTCTACCCAAACCATACCATTGTATATTCTTAAATTCTTACTTATTACATTGAAGTATATATCTCCAACAGTGGCTATGTCGGGGTTCTCCATAGAAGTAAGAAGATTAAGTGCAACCTTCATTTGTCTGGACATTTTATTATCCTACAACTACTACTTTATATTCTCCAGCTGACGGGGCTATTGCAAAGTCTACTGTTACTGTATTTGAGCTAGTTCTTTTTACATCAGCTTCAACTTGTGCAAATGGTGATGCTGCTTCAAATATTTGAACAGTAACATCTGTTGTACCTAGGTTGTGAGTTATTGTATAAGAAGTAGCAGATGCACCAAGTGTTTCTGCATATTTTCTAGCAATTGCATGATAATTTGTTCCATTATTTGTTAATGTCCATTTATCATTAGTTTCATTCCATAAAATTTCAACATCAGTTTCTAAACCACGTTCTACAACAATTCCTGCATCTGTTGTTGGAGTTCCAGAAAATGTGCTATTAAGCTTTACTTTATTATCTTCAATATTAATCTGTGTTGTATTTACAGAATTAACGGTTCCAATAACATTTAAGTTTCCGCCAACTTGCAAGTTTCCAGTAATTTCTACGTTGTCTGGGAGTCCTACAGTTACAGCTGCGTTATGTCCGCTATTTGGAGAAACAGTAATTTCATTTGCTGTTCCAATAATAGTTGCTACATAATCTCCTGTTGTTTGTGAATCTAAATTAATATCTTTTACAGATACTACTCCTGCATTTACATTAAAGTCTGCTGCGTCAAAAGAAGCAACACCTTTATTTGTTGTAGATGCATCTTCACCAGAAATTGTAATTGCATTATTTGTTACTGCAACATCAATTCCTTCTCCACCATTTACAGCTAATCCTTCTGTTAGAAGTGATATTGCTGTTGTTCCAGTGTCTCCAGTTATTGAAAGTTCGGTTGCAACATCAACTTGACCAGCTGCTGTTAATCTACCTTGCTGATCTACTGTGAATGTTGGTATTTTTGTTTGTGAACCATATGAACCACTGGTTACTGCTGTATCATTTAATTTAATTGATAATGTATTTGCTGGGTCATTATATGTTGCTGTTAAACCTGTGCCACCAGATATTAAATTACCAACAATGTCTTGTACAACTTCTCCAGATGCAGACATTGGCATCCATGGGCCATTAGGTGAACTAAGTCCATTGTAATAGTACATAACATTGTCGCCACTGTTATAGTAAACTTGACCGATGACTGGATTGGATGGGGCTGTGCCCAAATTTTGAATTCTAGCATTTAAGAGCTCATTTTTATTGAGGTCAATGCTAACTAAAAACTTTTTTGCCATTTTCTTTCTCCCTTATGACAGATATGCTGTCCCTGAAAACGGTTGTGCCATAGTCAGTGTTAATATGTTTATACTATTATAGTCTATTCCAGTTTCTAATATATCCCCAGCACTTGACTTAACAGTCACATTGGGGTGGAACCCAAGGTTATGTGTTATTGGCAACGAGTAAATTCCATTTACTGGACCAACTATCTGTGCTAGTTCCCAAGAATGAGTCAGTGATATCTGCTTATCTAAAATGAAACTTTGTGCTATATTCCACGTATTTGTTTGTGTGTCTTTTGGACCCCAAAATCTTGTTGTATTTGTATCAAAATAAAAATCTCCAGGGACTCCGAGAGCATTATTTGGGTTTCCTTCTCCGCTAATAATTGTGCGGCCTGGTGCACCTGTAGATCTTACAACTACAAGTGGGTTATTTTCGGTTACTATTAAACGTGTTGCCATTATACCGTTACCGACCTATTGAGGGTCATGTACCCTTCCAATAATCTTGTTTTGTTAACACTTGGGTCAATTATAACTAGATCATATGCAGATTTTGGATAAAACATTTTATTAGTTCTGTCTGATGATATTGAAATTTTTAATTTTCCTTCAGTCGGACTAATATGTATTCCATCTTGTTCTGTTAATGTAAATGCTAATTTTTTACCACCTTGGGTGTCTCTAACTTGAAGTTTGGCGGTGTGAAAGTTTAATTGAATTGGGGTTTGGTCTTCGTCTAAATACTGAACTTCAAACGTAAAAGTTGTATTTTGATCTACTTCAAAATTTTTTTGCGCTGCCACATTTACCCCTAAATTAGAAAAGCCCTTATGCCAATTTTAGCATAAGGGCGTTCCCAATCAACTATAAGTTAGGCTTTGTTAACAAATCCAAAACTCTTGTCATTTGGATTTAATGCCTTTAAAATTACGGGTGCTACTGCTGCGACTCCGCCAAGTAATAAATCTCTAGGATTTGTATTACCTGTCATGTATAAGGCTAGTGCTGCTGAAAGAAATGCTCTTCCATAGCTTGCTAGCGCTGATAGGATCTGTTCTTGCATTGTGACCTTTCCATCTTTGTTTAAATCTGCTTTTGCAAATTTAGCCATTTTATTATCTCCTTGTTGGGCAATTTGCCCCTGGAATTTTCGGCTTTAGCCGAATACTATAATTCTACCACTATGCTGAAATATCTACAAGCTCGCAATTACCGTCTGAGCTACAAGCAAGCGTGGCATTTATGGAAGTACCATCTTCTGTCTCATAAAAAGACAAATCTTCCCAACGAATACTTTTAGGCATTTTTGCCGCTAAGTCCTCGTACTCTTTTTCTGAAATTTCTTGATATGGTGCTTGTTTATATGTATGCTCTGAATGAGGAAGGAATGATATGCCAGACACTTCATCAAAGTTTTTGTAAACCCAAGCCCCTACTTCCATCCATTCGTCTTCTTTAACTGATACGGTAATGGATGGCTTATGTTCACACCATGCACGTTGATATACCAGCCAAATATTTAAATGATCAATAGCTGTTAAATCATTTCTAACAATTGCGCCCTCTGGCGCTTTAATTGGGAATGAGAATACATATGTATCGTTTGGCTTCATAACATCATCTTCTACTGGAATTCCAACTTCCTTTAAAAATGTAGAGATTGGATCTCCCTTTGCTCCACGAACTGTACGAATGTAATATGGAGAATGCCAAGCATGCATTCCTGAAGATACCCCAACCAATTGAGATACTGTTCCTGACGGCTTTACACATGTAATAGCAGCAGACTCAGGAATCCCAATTTTACCAGCCTCATCTTTATTTTTTGCTCTTGCTAATTCTCTAAGCGTCATCAAAAAAGCTTCTAATGAAACAAGGTCTTCTTTACCTGACATAAATTTGTGTCCAAATTGTCCAGTTAGAGAAACACCTAATAGGCGCTCTTCTTCTGTATTGTCTTTCCATATCTTGCGAAGATATTTAAAGTCTGTAAGAGTTGACTGCCACGTCCCAAGGATAGTTGCAAGTTCAACCTTACGTTCAATTTCTTTCTTTGTATCATTCTCACGTAGTACCACTTCTGAAAGGTTACAAAACTGATAAGGACGTAGGATAATTTCTGAGCACGGGTTAGTTCCATAGTGTATATCTGGATCTCTTCTTCCATACTTGGCTGCTTGGGCTTGAGCTGCGGCCACATTATATATGCCTCGTTCTCCTGATTTTGAATCATATAAAGATTTCCATTCTGCAATAAATTGCTCCATCTCTGGCTTGCGTGAGTAAGCAACAGAGTTATTAGACAAAGCACGTTGCGTATTAGCTTCCCACCAGTTACCTGATTTAGCTTGTGCCATTTCAATATCGTTAATGTTAGAAAGAGAAATCATTGCTGATCGGCGAACTCCGCCTACAACAACTACCTCACCAATCTTGCACATAATATCGTGGCATTCAATTGGTTTAAGGTTTCTTCCTGTGGCGCTTTTGAACTTTGCAATTGTAAAATCAAATAGATTAACAAGTGGTTGTGGACCTGATGATCTTCCACCCATTGTTTTAAGTCTTGCACCTGCTGGCCTTACCTTAGAAACATCAATTGCTGGAATCTGTCCAGACCAAAGTAATGCTAGCAACTCACGGTATGCTTTAGCCCAACCTTGTTTAGAATCTTCTACTGTAATTACTGTGGTTGATTTCTCCAGTAACTCTGGGACGGCAGGAAGTTTATTAATGTACTTGTACTCAACAGAAAATCCAACGCCAGTGCCACACATGAGAATATACATTGTCTCGTCAAATGAACGTGGTGAATCAACTGGAAGAAAAGCACAATTGTATCCTGCTACATTATCTCTTTCTAATGCTGGTCCTGAAGTCATTACTGATCTCATAGATGGCATTACATTTCGTTCAAAAACAAACTCTTTTAATTCCGCAACAAGCTTTTCATTTGGAATATAATTATGATTTGTTTTTAAATGATTAGTCATAAAAGAAAAATATCTATTTACTGTTTCTCCCCATGTTTCTCTACGACTTTCTGCTTCTACCCATTTTGCATATCTAGATAAAGCTATAAAGTTTTCGTAAGGGTTTGCAATAGTTTGTGACATTTATTATACGACCTTTTCTCCGCCTTGCGGTGTTAATTTTGAATGAAGTCCTAGTGTATCAAACTTTTATTTAGTGGTCTAGGGGTTAAAAATATTTTTTAATATCTCATTATATAAGATAATGTTTTAGTCAACTAACTTGACAGTTATTCATAATCAATGCTATTCTTAGAGTTCGTTATCTCTATAGGAGGAAATGCCAATGGAGAATATAAAACAACAGTTTAGCGATTTGGTTCGTGACTGGACGATAATAGCAGTAACAATGTTATTTTTGTTTGGTAACTCAGCAAACGCTTTAACCGTAGTAAAACCTTTAGTGAAAACTGAAGCCCAATTAAAGCAAGAAGTCTTAGAAAAGTTCAGTAATGCAAATTACAGTTCATCTGAGATGCTTACAGATCAAGAGTTGTTAACACTTCTTAAGACTGTAGGATTCGAAGGAGCGGGCCTTAAAAAAGCTTGGTCCATAGCAAAGCGTGAATCTAATGGAAGACCGCTTGCATATAACGGGAATAGGAAAACAGGAGATAGTTCTTACGGATTATTTCAGATAAACATGATTGGAAATCTTGGTCTAGAAAGACTTGAGAAATTTGATCTACAGAGTAACAAAGAGTTATTCGACCCAGTAACAAACGCAGAGATAACGTATCATATGACCAATGGCGGCAATGATTGGTCAAGCTGGAAGGGTATGACCCCAAGAGCTAAGGAATTTTTATTAAAATTTCCGACAAAGTAAAGGAGATGGGATGAAGGTACAATATGTATCAACCTACATCTCCATGTCAGAAGAAGGATTGGTTGAAAAGCTTTTATGCCCAGTAGACCAATCCTTTCTTTTTTCTAATCAAACTCTTTTAGATGAGGTATACTTATATTGCTTGGAGTGCAATTATAAAAAAACTCTAGGGGCAGCAAGCTATCAAAAGATAGTTGATGAGGTAAATAAACACAAAAATGTGTAAAGAAAATTGTATTTGTAATTTAGAAAATGAATCAGTTTCAATGCAAGTAACTGATGCTATGGGAAGAGAAATTTGGTGGCAAGATGCAGGAAGACCTGAATAAAGAATCTAATGACCTAGAAGATAATCTTCCAATGGTTACGTATATTATGCTACATAGAATTTATGATCTACTTTCTTTAATATCAAATAAAGTTGTTGGCGGAGATGACACTCAAAAAGTTATTGAATATCATTCAGAAGGTTATTTATTAGGACCAATGCCTTCTTTTAAACCTGGAGAAGAAAATGATTGATGAATTAAAAAAAAGAAATATATTAAAAGATATGCATGAAGTATTTAATACTGTTAATTTAGAATTAGCTCAAAAAAATGGGTTTTCTATTGAAGAAGCAACAATTTATGTAGATAACTCAAAAGATTCAACATTTTGGATATTGTCTAAAGTTCTTGAATCAATGGTAAAAAAAGATTATATAAAATTTGATTGACTGCTTTAAGCAAATAATGTATACTTAATATTCAGGTTGAGTTATGCTCCCTGTAAGCCCCTAGTTGGATCCGCCTCCGACTAGGGGTTTTAATATATTTATTGTGATACAATAATAGTATTGTTACTATGGAGGAAAAAATGTATTTTTATGACCGACCAGAATGTATAAGATTATCTGACTATACAGACGCTTATGGAACTCCAAGCGGCATTTTTTTGTTTAAAAAATTTATTCCAGAAGAGCTTATGCTAGACATGGAAAAAGAGTTAGAGCAAAAGAAAAATGAAGATTTTAAATACAAAGGAACTTTAATAAGTTGGTATACAGATAAAGTTAGCCCTCGTCCAACTAGACTTCATGAACTTTGGGAAATGATAAGTGAGTTGTTATATCCTCAATATGTCATTCATCCTTCTCAAAGTGTTCTTACAATTAGACCTGGCGATGGAGGCATGTTTTGTCACTCAGACAGTCCTGGAAAAGGACAATGCCATTTACTTTCGCAAGATGATAAGTATGACACTTGCTGTGTAATTGATTACGGTCTTGTTGCATATTTTGGAAATTTTGAAGGCGGATCTATATATTACCCAAGTATTGGAAAAGATGCTAAGCCAAAAGAATCTAATTTTAATGATGAATGTTTTGAGTACACACCAAAAAGAGGTGATTTGATAATTCACAGCGCTTTTGATCCTTATGGTCATGGAGTAAGAGAAGTTGAATCTGGAATAAGGTATGCATTTTCAAATTTTGTTTTAAAAGCAGAAGACAACCCAGGAACTTTTTACAATTATAAAACTGAAGAGTACTACAAACAAATTGGCAATAAAACTCCAGAAGAACAAGACAAATGGATGATTCCTTTAAAATCAAATCCTATGTTTACAAAAGAAAGAATTAAAATGATGCAGGAGTCTGGATTAGAAGGTCAAGAGCTTGCAAAAGCTTTTAATGCTAACTTTAAAAAAGAAAAATAAAATGCCTAGAGATCATTTTTCAAAAATGTTTTTTTCTCCATATTTTCAAACAGATTATTATAAAAAAGAAACACCTGGTGGAAGAATGGAACAAAAAATAAATTATCTTTACAACAAATTAAAAGATAAAGTGTTTAAGAATCGTTGTAACAGCTAAACAACACCAAATTATATTAAATATAATAATTGTTGGTAAAGTTTTTTTTGTTGATGTCCAAACAAGAGATGTGCTGGAAAGTAATGCAAATATATAAAGCCACCACCATTGTTTTTCAAAAAGAAGTCCTGGAACAATAATAATAACTTTAATCATAAATGATATAAACTCTATAAAATTAACTTTATTCCAGTAAAATCTAGAAAACATCTGCGATAAAACATACTTAATGTTATTCATTAAATCCTCCGTTTAATTTTAAAAATTTATAATGACTTATCATTTTTTTTGCAAAATCTTTTTTTAAATTTAAATTATAATTTATATCATTTAAATTATTTTTAATATTTTTATTATAAAAATCAATTAAACCATTTTTATTAAGTATACCATTACCTTGAGCTACAACATAGTAACTAAAATCTGGCCATAGGTTATCATTTACATCTAATGGTTTAAATTTGTTTATTAAATTTAAAATTGAAGATAAAGAAGAGGGCATTTCGTTATTTTTTGTAAAATTTTTCCAAAAATTTGTATTTGTTTTATTTGTAATGTAATGCAAATATATAAAATCTCTTATTGAATCTGAGTCATCATAAGTTTTTTTATTAATTAAATCTACAAAACCTCCTGGATTGAATACGTCAACATTTTTAGCAAAAATTCTATCAAGTGTGGATGCTGTTTGCTGTAGTGAAGTTGCTTCTAAGGGCTCAACAAAACCTGCAGAAAGACCGACTGCTACACAATTACCAACCCAAATTTTTTCAAAATGCCCTGGGTCAAAATGAAACTCTTTAATAAATTCAACTTCTCCATATTTATCAATTATTTCTTTTCTTACAGATTCATTTGAAACAAATCTTGAATCATAAACATAACCGCATCCATATCTATGCTGTAATGGTATCTTCCATATCCAACCAAAATCTGTTGCTGTTGATTCTGTATATGGCTCTATATTTTCAGGATCTGACATTTTTAAAAAAAATGCTTGAGCTGAATTAGCTGGCAATGATTTTGAATAACTTATCCAATTTTGATTTAAAGTTTTTCCTATAAAATATCTAGAAAAACCAGTGGCATCAATTATAAAATCTGTGTTTAAAATTTCATTATTTTCAAGGTATATTGTTTTTACAGTATTAAAATCTAAATCTGAATTAATAACTTTTGAATCTATATAAACAATTTCTCTTTCTAAAGCTTTCTTTTTTAAAAATTTTGCAAGTTCTCTAGCATCAAAATGTACAGCATGAGAGCTATAGTTTTCAAAAATATCATTTTCATGAGTAAAAGGAACAAGATTACTTTCTGACATCATTGTTGAAAAACAGTGATGTATGTCTTTTATATCTTTTGAATAAGAAAAAAGTTTTATATATGGAAAACTTTTAATTTCAAAATTATTTGGCTTTAAACCTGGTATCGATTTTTTTGCTCCGCTTAAATCAAATCCGTGATAATAGTAGTCTCCATCATTTGACCAGTTAACAAATTTAATTCCATTTTTTATTGTTGATTTTGTATTTGATATTAATTCTTTTAATGATATATCAATATTTTCAAATAAATCAAGAACCATTGGAACTGTACCTTCTCCAGCGCCAATTATTCCTAGCTTTACGCTTTCAATAACTACAACATTATCGTTTGGGTATCTTTTTTTAGCAAATAGTGCAGATAGCCAACCTGCAGTGCCTCCGCCTACAACAACAATGTTACGTTTATTCATTATTAAATTGTATCATGTATACATATTGGACAAATAGTGCGAAAGTGAAAAAATTGAAGTGCGGCGGCGGTAGAAGAACATATTTTAAAATTTAGCATCATACAAAGGATCTCCACTATATTTGTATATTAGATTCATTAACAATAAACACTTTGTATGGCTTTCTAAGTACCATATGTCACATACCCCTGAACTTGCATTCAAACATTGCTCTAATCGGCTCTTAAGGCTTTCTATGACCCATTCTAGCGAAGACCTAGCCATAAGATTGTTAGCTTCAAAGTAATTATTTTCTCTATATCTAACATCGGCTAAATATTTCGCTAGTTTGTCCGATTCGTCCTTATTTACCAAAATAGACCAATTGTTATATATAGACCTATAAATACTAAGCTGAAGATCTGTATGGCTTTATAGACTGAAGAGTTCATTGTCAATATCTTCATTTAGGTCAAAATCAAAGATTTCTTTTTGTCCCGCCCATTTTAAAAATTTAGACAATGCAACTCCTGAAAGGATTGTTATCGCAATTGTACTTACTAATGCCCATATCTTTTTCATATAACTCCTAGTTGACTGAGATTAATAGTGCTACTATTATAATAATTAATGTTATTCCAAGAAATTTAATTTTTTTATGTTTTGGCCATTCATCAGGTACTATTACATTATTCATTTAAATCTCATATCCAAACGTTTCAAATTCCCATGCCCACTCTTCAGCAATCATTTTCATCTGCTCTGGAGAGAATACGTCTTTTGGAGTAACATTTTTTGGTCTATGAGCTTTTTGATATACATTTAAGTCTAAATGTAATCCTTTAGGATTTAGTATCTTATTGAGTCCTGGTTCAATTCCATCTTCATATTTAATAACATGTTTTACTTGAATTTCTCCATCTTTAGAATATATATCTCTGGTGCTTCTTAACCAACCTCGCCAATTTTCTCTTAAAGTATTATCAAAATATTTATTTACAAAATCATTTTTATTTCCTGTTAAATAATTTTGCATATTATTTGTATACTCTAATTGCAGAAAAAAATCTGATAGAACTGAGTCATATGGATTTCTAACAACAACACATGTATCTACATTTTCTAAATCAATATTTTCAGACACTTCTGAATAAAGTGAATGATTGTAAAAACCATCAAAATTTCTTGGATTATGTTTTTCATCTATTGGATTTACTGGAGTTACAATTGCATTATCATCCATTATTTGAGATAAACAAATTTCAGTTGAAGATCCACCAACTTTTTTATTTTTAAAATACATAAAATTATATTTTTTTGAATATATCATTTAATCCTCCAGTAGGGATACTGGGATTTGAACCCAGAATCTATTGTATATAAGACAAGTGCTTTAACCAGATTAAGCTATATCCCCTTGGGACTAGCGTATTCGGTTTCCCGCCACTAATTTTTCTATGCAATTTGTGCAAAAACTTTCAAGTATGCCTTTAGCGTTAATACGCTCTACATACTTTGGGTTTTCGCAAAAGTCACATTTCATAAATCTATTATATCATATTTTTAGTTGAGTGCAATATTTCTAAATACAACTCACAAGCTTCTTTGTATAATGTTTCTTTTTCTATCAAGTTTTCTATAAATATTCTATTTTTTGTTTTTTTACTAGGTACACGATTTTTATTGTCAAATTGCATCATTTTTTTTAATATAAAATCTTCATTGCTAGAAAAACTTATATCTTCATGTAATGTTAAATTAAATTTATTTACAATTTTATTTAAAGATTCTTTTTGATTATTAAAAAAATAATCAAATGAAATAATGTATAAATTTGATTTTGATTTACTTTTTTTTAAAAAATCAATATAAAAATTAATATAGATAGAAATTAATCCTTTAATTGCATTAATATCAAAATCATTAAAAACAAGATTTTCTGGAATTGAGTCACTTCTTTTTTCTTTTGAATATCTAAAAACAGCAGAAGAAATACAATCTTTTGGATTTCTTAGTATAAATATATGATTTTGATTTTCTAATACATCTTCTATATTATGAGAGTATACAGTTACATAATCATAAACATTTTCTGTTAAAAATTCTTTCATATAGCTATTACCAGAACCTTGTGGAGAACTTATATATACTTTTTTCATTTATAGATTATTTAATATTTCATAAGATTTTAACATAAACAAATTATATACTTTTCCCATATATTCTCTTTTTAATGTGTCTGTCGGATGTAATCTATCTGTAGGAACATAATCATTTGTAAATTCTTCTATGCCAATTGCATTTTTTATTTCTTGTTGAATTATTGGTTTATTAATATTTTTTTCTTTAGCATACTTGTTTAACGTTTCACAAAATATAAAATTTTGTTTTGATCTTTCTTTATAAGAATATGGTTCAATTTGATTTTTATATTTTTCATTTAATTCAACAAATTGTGGTAAAGGCTCAATTATTTGAATAATTGAATTTGGAAAATATTCTATTAAAGAATCAATATATTTTTTTGCACATTCTTCTGCATTATTATATTTTGATAGATATTGTCTTGAGTCTACATATCCTAGCCAAGCTAGTATAAGACCATCATCTTTTATATCTCTCCACTTTGTAATAAGTTTATCTTTTACATGTATTGCTGGTAGTTCTACACCTGATGATTTTTGATTTAAAATTTTTAATTCTTTTGGATTAAAATTCCAAGCATTTTCCCCAGCTTTTCCCCAAAATTTTATTTCAAAATTACAATTATTTGGATCCCAATGTTCTGAAATTCTTGAAGTATGACAATCGCCAATCATATATACAGGTTTCATATTTATATTATACTATTCATTTGATCTTAGGTCTTAGGTCTTATATATAATATATTTAAATATTATTGATTTACTGACCCCCCGACCCCCCTAAAAAAAGTATACTATTTTTATTTTCAATGTCAAGGCTTGTTGTAAAAATTTTTATTATTTACTTCTTCCGCTAACATATAATGTTTATCTAGATGAGATCTAAATGCAAGCCCACCACGTACTGAAAGAGATTTTGCTTCATGCCATACCCTACATTTCATGTACAAAAGATCTCCTGGGCCAAGCACAATTGTTTCTTCAGTACCATCAAATACAGGTTTTTCTTCTTGATGATTGAACTCTAAAAACTTCCATTCAGTTTCTCCAAAACAGTTCCAGTGCACAACATCTGTTCCGTCATTATGTATTGGAGATTTTCCTAGCTCTTGACCATATGAAACAACATTTGAAAAATGTTCTGGATTGCCGCCATAAACTTCTTCTATTAAATCATATACAATATTTTCCCAATTATTAAAATAATGATAATTTTCCCTTAAAACAAAAGGCATTGCAGCATGACCTTGTTTTGGAAAATCTTGAAAATATTTTTTAAAAACTTCAGCAGTAGGGGCTCCAGGTACATTTTTTAATACAGCCCAAGATTTCCCTTGTAGCTTAGAATTTAAAACATGATCATTTACTATTTTCATAATTAATCATATCTTCTGTTTCATTTTTATAAAAAGTATCTGTAAAAGATCTAAAAATTAAACTTCCTCTTTTTGTTAAAGGAGTTGTTTCATGCAACGTCATTCCTTTAATGTATATAACTTGATTTGGTTCAAGGGTTACTTCAAATACTTTATCTTTATATTCTTCTCTTGTTTCGTTATGTGAAGCTTTAAGTTTCCATTTAACATATCCAAAACAATTATAATGAATTACATCTGGCCTGTCATCATGTAGTTTAGCAGCAACACCAGAAATTATCTCTTCCCCTAAATTGTGTATAAGTGTGCACATTACATCTGGGTTATTGCCATAAAATTTTATTAATTCTGAAACAGTCGTTCCCCATGTAGAAAAATATTTATAGTCATCCATAGAAAGCGTCATTCTAAAATGTCTTTGATTAACTTCATTTAAATATTTTTTAAAATTATTTTCGTTTGGTGGTGTGTCAAATGCTTTGTCTAATACGGAAAATGGCAAATCTTTGCTTTTTGCATCTATAACATGAGCAACAATTTTATCCATAAAACAATTATACCAGTTAACATTTTTGATCAACTAGAATTTCAAATTTAAAAAAATGTTAATATATTTTTTTCTTGTACGATACACACCTAAAAACAAAACGGACATTTAGGATAGACCGCCCATGTTAAGCGTAAATGTGATGTATCTCACACAGATTTAGAAAGATTTATTTCGACACGCCCGAGAATAAGGGTCTAAATGTCAGTCCCCCCTGCTATGATTAAAGTATAAAGAAAGTAAGAAACTCTTACTAAAGAAAGGAGTCAGATAATGACTCAACTAACTGAAACACTATACAGCACTATTGTGCACGATTTCCACAATGGTGGAGTAAAGTCCTCTTATGGACTAGATACTTATACACGCAAGGCTCTACTTCGTGCCTTGCTATCCTCTAAGGGTTGTGAGTGTATTAACTGCCTGTGAGGTATCTCACACGCTAACCCTCCACCTCTACGGCGTGTCGTGTTGATAATGTCAGCCCGATACGCTACAATTTCAACTATAACAAACTAACGAAAGAAGAAACAAATGTCATACGCATACAATACACGCACTAACACTAAGTCTAAGTGGGATACTATCCAAGAAGATGTAGCAGACGCATACGCATACCTAGATGAAGAGGTAGATGTAGAAGATGAAGAACTAGAAGATGTAGAACTAACAGATGAGCAAGTAGACGCACTACTAGCAGAAATGGAAGAGGTGGCGTAATGACTATCACATACTCACTGTGGGACGGCGCTCAACTACTAGGCGTTGATTTCAAGGCTACTAGCGCCGATGAAATGAATAAGACAGTAACCGAATTACAAAAGGTTTCTAAAAATGTAGTAGCACACCTACGAAAGGTTGAAATGTAATGACACTAGAACTAAATGGATACGGAATAGAACTAGATACTAACTGGTGCTATGTAGCACTAAACTGGAAATTACTAATTATAGGTTGGTCTATTGCGTTAGGTGTTATTATTTATAAGAGAAAGAAGCGTAAGTAAATGGATACAATGCGTCAATGGGAGCCGTCACTAACTAAAGAAGAATGCAATAATAAAGAATTGGGAAAGTGTTATTGTGGGGAGTGTGAGTAATGACTACTAATCGCCTACTAACTACCGCCGTTCAATTATTACTAGCAGGCGTGTCTATTGTGTGTATCCGCCTTATGTGGTATGATTTTAAGCAAGACCTAAAGAATAGAGGCTAAATAATGGAAATACTAGTAAACTGGGTATCTGCAACACTAACTATTGCCGTGTTGATTTGGGCTTGGAAGAAATCGAGTAAAGGCTAATGAAATTACTAATAACGCTTATACTAATTAGCGCACTAGTTACAACACTAGTAGCGTATAGCAATAGCAAGCCAAGCAATACAACAGTAACAAATGAAACAGTTTATTTAGAAAGAGAACACCCAAGCGATTACCGCAATACACCGCCTAACGATTTTCCAAAGGACATACAATGAAATCACAATTTGAAAAAGATTTAGAAATAAAAGAAAGCTTTATAGATTTACTAAATGATACTTATCCTAATGTAAAAATCGGCTACTCTACATTTACACCCGCCGAAATACTAGAGTGCTGTGATCCAGTAGCGTTTGCTATTGGGCTAGTAGAGCATGAGGATTATCTAACGGAATTAAAAGAAGAATAACGGCGTGTCGGCTTGACAAAGTCAAGCTGGCCCGCAAAGGCACGGGGTCGGGCGTGTCGTTACGATACTGTTATAAAAGCCCTGAACTTTCGGGCGTGTCGTGTGAGATTTATCACATAGCCCGTGTGATGTTTATCACATAGCTCACGCTCCACATAATGAGACAACCCCTTGCATAAATTGAAAATGTCAGTCCGTTCGTGTATAATTCCAAATATAACAACAACGAAAGGCGGACACCATGTCAGCAAATGTTTATACAATAGAAAGTCTCCTAGTGGGAAAAACTTATTATTCTCGTTCCGTAACTGGCGAAATAATTTCAGCCGAAAAAGATAATTCAGTTTGGTATTCTGATTCAGATACTTATCTAGTGGAAATCTCTCCACGCAATTTCGGAAAAAATACTTACCGCTATTTAGCCGTAAAGACTGGAGAATAAATAAATGGGATACATTGAAATTTTTAGAATAAATGAAGAAGGTGCTGGTTGGGTAGATTTATCCGAAGCAACACCCGATGAATTATTTCAAATCGAAATCGGATTATTAAACGAAGGAGCGTTCGAATGAACTTAGACGAATTCAAACAACACGTTATCGCACAACGTGAGGCAAGCAAGGCGCAAGCCTTGTCAGTCCTATCTGCTACAATTACAAATCAAACAAACGAAAGGGAAAACCTAAAATGAGCAAAATGAAAGAATACATAGAAATAATCGCAGCAAATTGCGATGAATGCGGTGGCGCAGGATTTGTTTTTTTCGGAGACGAAAATAATTATGATGTCGAGCCTTGCGATTGTGTAAATGACGGCTCACTATTTTTGAATGGAGAAAATGACTAATGAATAAATACACATTTGGCGTTTGGTTAGACATTGACGCAGAAGATGAAGATCAAGCGTTATCACTTTTTGATAATGTAATTAAAAACAATTTTATTTCAGACTCTTATTGTTTTGAATGGAAAGAGGTTGCTAATGTATAAAATAACTTTATCCTATGACGGAAATCCGCCACATTGGCAGGGCGACTACTATGATGAAATGGAAGCGTGGTCAGCGTTTTTCAAATTTACCGACTGGGGATTTGCTGATGAATTTTCAACTGTAAATATTTACACTCCCGAATTGAAATGCTATACAAAAAACTTTTATCGTAGCGGAATGGTGGTAGCAAAATGATGACTCGCAAACACTTTGAGGCTATTGCTGAAATTCTTAAATATAATTCTAACAAAACGCACCCCGCTGTTTTTTCTAAAATGGTTTTAGATTTTGCGGAATTATGTGCAAAAGAAAATGAAAACTTTAATGTGCAAAAATTTCATGAAGCAAGTGGATATCATGTTCCTAACTTCTCTTCAAGATAAAGTTAAACGCATTCAGGAATTGCGTCGCAGTAATGCGGCGCAACCTGTTCGCAATAAAAAAACTTACACACGCAAGATCAAACATAAAAATAAATATTCAGAGTAACGCATAAATATGCAGCTCGCCCGCATATGTGCGGGGTCGGGCGTGTCGGTACGATGTGATATTAATCACCCTGGAATTTTGGGCGGGTTGCAGAAAATGTCAGTGGCTTAGGCTATAATTCCAATATCAACTAACGAAAGGCTCTCTTATGGGAAACTTAATTGAAAGTATCTGCCAACGTTGTATTGGCGAAACAAATACTTCAACACGCATAAATGAATTGTGTGAAGAACACTATTTTGAATGGGTAGAAATAAAAGGATTTAATGCACTTTCAATGGATGAGGAGTATTTTCACCTTGTCTAAATTAAAACGTTCTAATGATAGAAAGGTGGCTAACCTTGTTACAAAAAATGGAAAGCAAGCCGCAATTGCGAACACGTTCGGTCTTCCTGCAGGAAAAGATTTTTCATGTCCTGGTGCAACGTCTATCTGTGAGACTGTTTGCTACGCAGGCAAATTGGAAAAACTCTTCAAGGGAGTAAAAATTAATCTGCTACACAATTGGGAATTGTTACGCAATGCAGACAATGACACAATGGTGGCCCTATTGGATGAAATGATTGTTGATTTTATTGCAGACTGTAATAAGAAAGACGCCCCTAAATTATTCCGTATCCACTGGGACGGAGATTTTTTCAATGATACTTACACCTATGCTTGGAAGACTGTTATCGAAAAGCATTCCAATGTTCAATTTTGGGTTTATACACGAGTAAAGTCTGCAGCGCTTATTCTAAAGGATGTATCTAATCTATCTCTTTACTATTCCACCGACGATGAGAATAAAGAAATAGCATTCGATTTAAAAACTAATTCTAAAGTTCGCCTTGCTTATCTAGGTAAAACATTCGCTGCAACAGAAGACACGATGAAAGAATTAACGGGTAAGCCTGGCGCTAAATGTCCTGAGAATTTAAAAGCAATTCCCCTTATTAGCAATGCAGGGTCCGCATGTGTATCATGTGGCCTATGTGTCTACGGTAAAGCAGACATTCGATTTTCTGCGAGTAAAAAATAATGTATGACGTAATTGGATCTTTGATCGGAATTTTGCTAATTGCATTCTTGTGCTCACCAATTGTGTTAGCAATATATATGTGGACGCATGCAAAATCAGATATAGATAATGATGGAAAAGAAGATTTGCCTAATCGTTGGGATAGGTAACGGCGTGTCGGCTTGACAAAGTCAAGCTGGCCCGCATATGTGAGGGGTTATCCACAGGCTTACGGCAGTTATCCACAACCCCTAGAAATGTGAGAAAATTCACAAAAGCTGCGACACGCCGAGAATGGATTAGGTAATGTCAGACCCTTACGCTATAATACTCTTATACCAACAACGAAAGGTAATAAATGGGATACAACACAGCGTTAGATTTTGCAGAATTAGATTTAGAACAAGGTATTGCTATGCACTTACAAGGTAATCATTACCCGCCCGTTCCACTATCTATGGTGCAACCTTGCATAGAGGCTATTAACGCATACTATGAAGACAACAAAAGCGAAAAACTAATTGCAATGCCTGAAGGCGTATTTTATCGTGGAAAAAAGTTTGCGCCCGCTTGGGCTATCATAGAACAACACCACCTAGACGCTTGGCTACCTGAAAGCGATTACTGAGATCAAAACTAGGCGTGTGAGTTATCTCACACGCTTGATGTCTCGGATAATGAGATTGGGGTTGATAGATGTCAGTCCCTAATGCTACAATACTACCTAACAAGAAAGGAAGCAAAATGACAGTAAATGGATACACTTACAAGGTTGGCGATTTATTCACCACCCTAAAGTCAAAAAAGACAGGAGTAATCAAAGAGATTATTCCTAACTCATCTGGCTCGGTGAGAGTGTTGCTAGAAATGCCAACAAAGGAAACTCGTTGGACAACAGTTAGCAACGCAAGCCTAGTCTAATCAACTAGCGAAACAGGGGCAGTTTGAGAGAGTGTTCTCGCCCAATGTCGTAAGTAAGAACTCTCTCCCTTCGGGGAAATGTCAGACCCATCTGATACAATACTCAAACAAACAAACCAACGAAAGGAAACAAATGAGTAGAGCAATAACAGTAAAGGTGGCAACACCAAAGGTAATCAAAGCACTAGAGGCTCGCCTTGCTGAGTTAGAAACTAACTACGCAACACAAGAAGCAAAAGAAGCAAAGCACACCAAAGCGGTAGAAGCGTGGAAAAAGGAAATTGGCAAGTGGGCTATTGCTAATTTCTCAAAGGCTGAGAACCTTCGCACAAACTATCGTTCTTGGAACAACACTCTCAATGTTGATTTTGACATCATCACAAAGGAAGGCACTTTCCCTACTGAACCTGAAAAAGATTTTGAGACAATTCATCAGCACTCTTATCGTGAGATGAAAGAGGACATCACAAATGCTCTCACAATTCTCAAGATGACAGATGAGGAAACAGTAAATGCTTCTACAATGAAGCAAATTGCTAAGTATCTCTAATTAGAGATTTGGTGCTGGGTATCACCTAAGAGTAAAACTGCCCACCCTTCGGGGTAACTACTAACAAAGGTAATACAATGGCAAATCGTTTTAGAATAGAAATCTATGACGCAAATAAAGCAAATGACATCACGATTTATTCGGATCAAGGTGTTGATAAAGAATATTTAACTGAATTAGTATTTAGTAACATCAGAAACTTTAGCGGAAAAATAAATGCTTATGTTTTTGATAACGTAAAGAAAAAGAAAACAACTGCTATGTTTCTTGATGAAGATACAGTACAGTTTAATAAAAACTTAATTAACAATGCGACAAAGGTAGAGTTAGGGAGTTAATCCCTAGCTCCGCCCCCGCTTTTGAGGGGTTATCCACAATGTTACGACAACCTGTGGAAAACCCTGAAATTTTGTGAGATTACTCACATGGATCAAATCGGACAAATGACTAACTAATCTAGACAATGTCAGTGGCGCCTGTTATACTTACATCAACAACTAAACGAAAGGAAATAAATATGGCTCATAATCTAGAAATGGAAAATGGCGAAGTTGCTTTTGCTCTTCGTGGTGCTCCTGCTTGGCATAATCTTGCCAATCGCATCTTCACAAAAGATGAGGAAGTTACAACTGCAACAATGCTTGAAGAGGCAAAGTTAGCAAATTGGAATGTTCGCTTATCACCAATTACCGAACACATTCCAGAATCTTGGAATGATGTATCTACCGCATCTCTTGTCATTCGTGACAATCCATTCAATCAAGGAACTGATGTTCTCGCAACTGTTGGCAAGCGTTACAAGCCTGTGCAAAATGAAGAACTATTTGCATTTGCTGATGCAATTCACGATGCCAATGCTGATTGCCGTTGGGAATCTGCTGGCTCATTAAAAAAGGGTAAAGTAGTATTTGGAACTGTGGACATTCCACGCACAATGGTTCTTGACCCACAAGGTGCTAACGATGAGACAAAACTTTATCTTATCGTATGGACATCACACGACGGTTCTGTTGCTGTTCAAGCAGCAGTTACACCTGTTCGTGTTGTATGCCAAAATACACTAAACCTTGCAATGAAAAATGCTAAGCAATCTTTCAAGATTCGCCACACGCAATCTGTTGAAGGTCGCATTCAAGTTGCTCGTGAAACTCTTGGGCTTGCTCTTGGATACTTTGATGAATTCGAAGTTGAAGCAAAAGCAATGTTTGCACAAGCAATTACTGATGCTGAATTCTCTAAGTTGATTCAGACAATCTATCCAAAGCCTGAAAAAGATGCTAAGGGTGCAATCAAGAAGTGGGAAAATAAGGTTGTTCTAATTGATGACCTTTATCATAACTCACCAACCAATGCTAACATCAAGGGAACAAAGTGGGGTGCATTCAATGCACTAACTGAACGCCTTGATTATTATCGTTCTGGTCGTGGTAATGGTGAAACTCTTATGGCGGGTGCATCTGGTTTTGACCCAGTGCTAACTGCTGAGAAAAACAAAATCAAGAAATTGGTTTCTGCTTTCTAAATAAATAAATCCTGAGCAAGATTTAAAACTGCTCGCAAGATTCCATAGATCAATTGGTTAGATCGCTACCCTGTCACGGTAGAGG